GAAACAACCTCCAGCAATTCTTCTTTTGATAGTTCGTCTAAATCCCTTGCAGTTGTTCCATCGCGAAACGTACACGCAAATTCTTCACCAGCCGGATCGTTATCGCCTACGCAAACAAAACGTAAACCAAGTAATCTCAATTGCTGATAAAGTTGTGCGTTCACTTTACTGCCGAGAACCGACCACGCATTTAAACCAACGTTGTGCAATGCTGCCGCTTTGAAAACGGACTCAGTTAAAAATACGGTCTGTCCGTTTAGGTATAATTTCCGTTCCCCACACCAACTGTTTGCCACCGAATGCCCGTGTGAAATAGCGACACTCTTTTGGATTGGGATGTTTCTTTGGCGCGTCCGGAGTGTAAACCTGCACACCGCGTAACGCACGATCAAAACTAAACAGCGGTACTGTCAGGCTCGTCGGAGAAAGCCACATGAAATGCTTCTCTTGTCGCAAGCCTCTGTTGTTCAGATGCTCTAAGAGCGTTGTTTCTTGCATAGTATGTTCCTTCTGAAAATTCAGAAAATTGAGACAGGAACACAGACTCTGCGATCACCCAAGTTTCAAACGCTGGATAATCTTTTGTAGGCACGACGTTTTCATATACGATCATTGCCTGCGAACAGTCCTGTCCATGCCTTGCAATTTCCTTTACGCGAAATGGTAATCCGGTTGGAGATTGATAGTAATGGTTTACGCTAATGTCGCTAATCATAAATGACCGCCTGTAGAAAGGGCGACCTGCGCCGCCCTTGTGATTTAAATATCCGCATCAACGCCGTTGTGTCGCGGCTTGTACGAACCTTTGTCTACCTTTTTCTTTTCCCGTTTTTCAGGAATGCTTTTGCTTGTGCTAGGCACAGAAAAGTGTGGCGGCTCCACAAACCAGCGGCAAATATTTCCACCGTTATCTTCACAACGAAAGCGAAGGTCAGCGATTTTACGCGAACGAATCAACGAGCGAAGTTCAGATCCAAGTTTGTTTGTTGGTGCCGACAATAACTGTCGATCTAAATCAAACACTGAAAAGAAATTGCTTCCTGCTTTCACGATAGAAAACATTCCACGGTCAACCATTGTGACACGTTTCATGTGAAGCAACTTAACAGCCCATTCCATGCCGTGCCGATGAATAGCACACGCAACATAAATAGGCGGCAAATGAGCGATGTATCCGATCTCAATTGCGTTCAGGTTACTAAAACCAAAGCGGCCTACCTGAGTCCAGCAGAACGTGAAAAAGTTCACGCTTTCGGAATCAAGTTTCGTATCCAGATTTGAAAGCATACGAGTTTTGCCGTGCGAAAGAATCTCTTCGATATATTCTTCCGAGGGTTTTGCATAGCTCGACAAGTCCATTCCAGAGAGTAGTTTAAGAATTTGCTTTTTATCAAACATTGTAATTATTCCACCACCGCAACAAATTGGTTGCGATGAAAAGAGACTGATTTTAATCCTAGCGTAAGCAACTTAATGTTGTTTCCGTACGCAGGAACCAAAAACCGGAAAGGACAAAAATATTGAACTTGATAAATACCTTCCGACGACTGCGCGAAAAAGCGTTCGTTCTTTTGGAGTGCTTCGATAACATTCGCAGCATTAGCACGAAAGCCAATGGTTACGAAACCAAGTTCGGTATCCCAAGAAACAGATTCAATCAACTCCTGTTCAGTTTCAGATTCGTTTCCAAATGCTATAAATTCCAAGTTTCGGATCATAACATTTCCTCAGTTGTGAGAACCGCGAACAAAGCCAGTGTTGTAGTTTTCAGGAAGGTACGCCAGAATATTGATACCGTGTTTTTCGCACACTGCATCTAAAACTGTTTGTACTGCTTCCCACTCAACACCGCCCAAGCCTCCATAGAAACGTTGAACAGCAATCTGTCGATCCGGATTGATATTCCTTTTTCGGAGTTCTTCAATCAGTGCATCGAACGAGCTACTCAAAAACTTTTCACTAAAACGGTTAACTGGATTCTGGCCCCGATTTGAACCAGAGCGACCTAGACCGTAGCCGGATGAGATAAACATGTTAGCAATTATGCCGTGACCTTTTCCTTGAAAATGAACGTCGGTCAAATGCACAGTGCCTAACAGTGATCGATCCTGCTTGCTGAGAATTTTGTCCTCCTTCAATTTTGGAAAGATAGATTTGAGTCGCGTCTGGAGAGGACTACTGTAAGATCCTCTCGCGTTGCACTCAACAGCTAAAATTCGAAATTGCTTTTTGGTAAAATCTCCAAGCAGCGATTTGCCGTGTACTGGTATTACACGAAAGTCTTTTGGCGTGTACCCAATAGATGAAAGATCCATGTTTCAATTCCTGATTTAGAATTCAAAAAGTTTCTTGAAGTTGAGACGCTTTTTAATGTCCTTGATTGCCTTTACGTCCGGCTCACCAATTTGGAAAGCAGAGAGATTCTTAGGCAGTGTTGGAACATTGCGATCTATCGTTACAAGTTCTTTTTGAAGATCCATGTCCATCCACGGAATAGCGCCAACCAATGCTTTTTTCCATTTTGCATTTGATTTTATTGTTGGTGCCATCTTGATCAGGTTGTCGAGACTTCCATACTCGTTTAAAAGTTTTAATGCGGTTCCATCGCGAACACCCGGCAGGCCGGGAACGTTGTCACTGGTATCACCACACATCGCAAGATAATCAACAATACGATTGTGAGGAACACCAAAATGATCGGGAACATTCTTTTTAACGAAACGCTTTTCAACTGCGTTTGACTGCGCCGCCATAATCAACTGTGTGCGAGGATTGTCTACTAGCTGCAAGCAGTCTTTATCACGCGTGTAAATATCCACGTAACAAGTTTTGCTGAACCGCGTTGAAAGTGTTCCGAGAATGTCATCGGCTTCGTACGGAGATTTGAAACGCGCCCAAATGCCATACGCTTGCAGAATTTCTTGAGCCAGTGCCATCTGCACAGGAAGATCCGGCGTCTTTGTTCTGTCTCTGTTTCCTTTATAGTTTTCACTTTTGGGAAACACATCAGAAACAGCAGCGGGATTTTCTTTCGCCCATTGCACCATAGCGCGATGCCGCCACGTTCCTTTTGAACGTCCGTCAAAACACATCGCCATGTAAGCGCCTTTAGGATCTTTTCGAAGTTGCTGCACCATCGCCTCAACCATATTCAAAAAGATATAAACGCCGCCTGTTGGTGTACCGTCTGGCGCGGTTAAACGCTTCGGGTTATTCTGCGCAACAAAATAAGCACGACACATCCAGTTGCTTGCGTCGAACGCATGTAAAGTCGGAAGTTTGCGAAACGCTACTTTGGGCGTTAACGCATTTATTTTTGGAACCGAAACATTGTCATCTGAAACGGAGTTAAAAGATCTACTCACTGTTCCTCCAAAACTACAACTGACTCCTTTATTCGCAATCTATCTTTTAATGCTTCGTGAAAGTTTAAACCGCCAACATACAAATCAACAACAGTTCCCTGCGACTGACTTATCTCATGCAAACAGCTTGCGCCACGAAAGAACAACGGCGATAAAGGAACGGATGATTTCTTCCGGACGAATAAATGAAACACGCGTCCAGTAAAATAAAGATCGTTTGAGTATTCTAACGATAGATTGATCAGTCGAAAGTTTTTCCGGAAAAGCATAGGGAGAAGTTTGGCGTAGCGTGTGCTGTGGCTTCCAACCGTCACGATCTGACAGGAAGGCGGCGCAACAGAAAGAAGCAACTTTAACATTCCCTTTTTATCGAGATCTACCAAAGCGCTGTCGAAAGGCGGTACACTTTTCGGCAGACTGTAATAAAGTCGATGCCTTACACTATCGGAATTCGTCATGATTCCTCCAAAAGAAACGGGGCGCACGGCCCCGAATCTATTTACTCAAAATCGTCTTCGTCGAGTTCTTCTTCCTCTTCATCCTCGTCTTCAACATCACCGAGAGAAGCAGAAACAACAACCAGATCACCGACAACGATCACGCTGGAGATAATCAAACATTCCACAAGTGGGAAGTTGTATTTCTCAAGCAGAGTAATTGCGTCGGCGTAGACCATATCAACTTCTTCGCCGTTCTTCGCATCTTTCGGAGTCATACCCGTATCAGATTCTGCTTCGAATTTTTCGTTCAGAATCTTTTCAGCTTGTGCCGCGCCGTCAACCAGAATTTCGCTTTCTTCATCTTCCGGAATAACTACGAACACAAAGCCTTTTGATTTCGCTGCAAGTACGCGATGCGGAAACAAATCACTCATTTTTAATCCCCGTTATAAACAACTTTGTTTGCGGAAAGATTTTCCACGTCTACACTCTTACCATTTACAGTATTTTGAATACTCTGAATGATATTGAAAGCCCACAAGATCACATCAACAGGCGCTGAGAAATCATTTACGATTTCGAGTTTGGAACGTGATTCGATTTCACCATAAACAAGAGCCAGTGTAACGTCTTCACGTTCCGGGCCAACAGTAACTGCCAGCCCGTAGTTTTTGAAAACCGCGTGTTGAAAGCAAATGTGAGTTTGAGTTCCGAGACATTTAACATCGAAACGAAAACGCATATTACGCCAACCCTCCACGACGCATAGCTCGCATTTCATAAGGCGTAGGATTGCGAGAAACTGCGCCAGTATCCAGTGGCATAGTTTTGTTTTTCTCGTAATTCTGAACCGCTTTATAAATTGCATCGTTAGCTTTTGAGTTGGCTTTGGCCTGACGGAAAACGTGTTTCTTTTTCCCGGTTTTGCCGATCTCAAAGATTTCAGACTGCTCACCAAAATCGCGGTTGAGTAATCCCGGACGACGCATCGGGCCAAGCACGGCGCTTTGACTTCCCATTACGTTTGGCGCACTGCGGCGTTTTCTTCCTGACGAAACAGAAGAGAAACTATCACCGCCGCCTGCATCATCGGCTAACGAATATTGCTTGTCGATTTCTTGCTGGCGCTTTTTGTATGAAAGAAGTTTGTGACGCAATGCTAAGTCTTCATCCTGATCCATCAACAACTGATCAAAGTTGAAACCACCAGCAGCCGCAATACTACGCAACGGAACCGGAACACCAAGTTCAGTCATAGCACGTAAGTTTTCCATCATTGCGCTGTCAATGTCCGGACGCAACTGCTTAGACCAATGCACGTTAGGAACAAACAGCTTACTGCCATCGTTCAAGCGGTACATGATTTCGTGCAGGCTTCCATCCATCAGGCCCGACTTTTTCATAATCTTGCCGTTCTTACCAACAGCGAAACCGTTCATCAAACTGATAAGCGGGAAAACTTTTTCGTAATAAACTTTACGCGTTACGTGATCGCGATAGGCGCGAAGTGATTCGATGAAAACAGTTAAGCCAGTTGCCGCACTGTCATAGTTCGCTTCACCACTCAACAGAGCTTCGGAGATTCCCAGCGTACGCATTTTGAATGGCGCTGTCTGATCCCAAATGTCTGTGATCTTCCAGAAGTCGCCGCCCTGACGAAACTCACTAATGTTTACGCCGAGACGCGTTGTGATAATACTACCGATTGGATCGCTGTCAGCGTTTAACAGCAGGTCGGTAATAAAATCCATTTCTTCCTGCGACGGTTCCCACTGATCGCCATCGCCTAACTGAGCGTGAAGAATACCGCGCTGGCGGCGTCCACTTTCAATCAGAGTTCCACGATAAAGGTTTTTCTCAATCAACCAAATCGGAAGCATTCGACGGAATGCACTGACGCCTTCGCCAAACGTGAACGACTTACGCGGAATATAAATTGTGCCAACCGGATCAAGTTCAACCTGATTTTCGTTCAGCATTTTATCAATGAATCCAGCGCCAAGTTCTTTGCGTAAAGCATCAACGCGACGGCTGTCTTTTGAGAATGCGCGTTTAACTTCCTGCGGCACTTTCAATTCAAAGATAGGGTCTTGCGACATAAGCGGGAACGGCGTTGCTTCGATGTTATCGTAGCGGTGCGTCATCATGTCGATAAACTTTTTGCGCTCTTTGTTGTACAGCATACTGCCGCAAAACGCGCCCGTTACCATCAGGTCGGTTGTAATGTTCGGCATACTGCTCGAAAGATTTAAGCGCTCGTTCACTTCATAGTAAAGATCCAGAACACTATCTTTGGCACCGCTGAAACTTACATCCGAGAAAGGCAACGTACTGAACAAATCAACGTAGCTTCCACCAATGGGATCAAAGAAATACATATCGCGGTACACATTAAAAAGCTGTCGATCATCAGCTTCGTAATCCATACCCTCCAGCATTGGCGACAAGTCAATATCAAGCGGAACACTACCCACTTGCATACTACCGCCACTTGTTCCACCGCCGCTAGACGTTGAGAGAACTTTGCTGGACTTTGAAACGGACTGAACTTTTTCAACACGTTCCTGCGATTTCGATCCTAATGGGCGTAGAGATTTTTTCTCGCCGGAAGTAGTGCCTTTTGATAGCAAAGGCGCTTTCACTTCGCGGCCAATTTTGATTCCCATAACTACCCCGTTATTCTGGAAGTGCCATACTCACTCTGCAATTTGTGCAGAAGCGCACAGACTCACCACTTAAAAGTTTTGACTCAACTGTTGCGCTGTCACATTTAGGACACACAGAAGGATCGGTGATACTGAAAGCTGAAACAGATTTCACCTCTTGATCCTTTACAGATGAAGTAGACAAAACTTTTTCACTGCGTAGAGGATTAAAGAAACGTTCGTTGCTCATTTGAAACTTCTCCTTTTAGAATAGGACTGCGGGAGAAATTCCCCCGCCTTGTAATATAAATTACTTTATTTTTGCCCTATCCTTCTAGTCCTGACGCTACCAATAGCGGAACCAGTTGAGGATAACATTGTTGACGCTGCACTGCCTGTATTGCGTCGGCCTTTCGTCATACCTAATCTGTTCGGATCGCGGTTGTGAACTACCTCTTCACGTACCTTCAATTCCTCTTCATACTCGCCCGATTCGAAACCGTAGACCATAAGCGCCATAGCTCGCCAGCTATCATCCGTTGCGCCCATGTTTTTAATTACTGCACGTCCGGTATCTTGAACCGTTTGAATCTGCATGATCAAGTGTTCAGTTGGCTTGTTCTCAAAGCAGTACGGATAGTTTTCACCATCGTACATCAACGTGTCACCAATTTTCTCTGCGTGTTGCATACGAGGTAAACTAATGCGAGGCACTTCACTTTCCAGCATTGTTTTGACTGTCCACAAGTCTTGATATTTCAGACTGTATTTATCAGCCATTTCGATGCCGCCTTTAAGTTTGGCGTCCTGCAAAAGTTTGATACTGTTCCATTGGTCAGCCAGCAAAACTTTTACGTTTCGTTTCTGACAAAGCGGAATCAATATCTCATCGAAAATCAGTGTGTAGTTTAACGGAATGCCCGGTAACGGAATAATCTCAGCAATACAATCGACGCTGATAACACCTGCACTGTTTCGACTCCCAACCACCATCGCAAAGCTGTTGTTACTAAAGCCTGCGTCGATTGCCATAATGCTAGGCGTGGTTGTTGATGCCGCTTTGATTAATGTTCCGTAACGCTGGCGTGAACCATCTTTGTGACGAATAACTTTGTGAGCATAGACGCACATATTGCGGCCTTTCTCACGAATCGCTTTCGAAACAAAAACAGGCTGCGTGATAAATGGATTTGCAGATAGTGGCGCTTCTGCTCCGTAGTCTCGCGCTGCGCCAACTGGATCACGTCGAAACGCTTCTTCCAAAAAGGCACTGTTGCGTGGCATTGTTGGGTTCATCTTCCATGTTGGTGCGTGAACACCTAACAGCTTTGTACTGCCAACACTACTGCGCATCAGTTCGTTGATTTTGTCACGCGCATGAACAGGACTACTCACGTTAAACATGTATCCCGTAAATGCGCGATCATATCCTGCGGCGATCAATTTATTCTCCGCTGCACGAACAGTTGCAAGACTTCGGTCAAGTGCGCCGTAAACCATTCCCGCACTGACTTTTACTTTCTTGCTGTCGGCGTCGTTATCAAAGTATGCAATCTCATCGAGTGCTCCAAAGATACGTGTACGACCACGCAAGATACGACCATCCGGCCCGGCAGGATAAACGATCAAGTTACGGTGTCCGTATAACACAAACGTGTCACGGATTTTCATCACTTCGATGCCGTACTTTCTTTCTTGCCTTCGGATCACTTCATGATATTTCTGAAACCACGGACTATCAGAAATCATGTTAAAGTACGGTGTCCATAAAGTATCTTTCGCTTGTGATTGCGTCAGTGCTACAAACGTTCCGTGAAGAATGGTTGTGTTACTGATTCCAAGAATACCGGTAGGAGACTGCGACTTTAAGATGATATGTGTGAGATACGTGGAACACATTGCAACAACGATACTCTTACCGCTGTTGTGGTTCAGAAGGCCACCAGCAACAAACTGAGGCATACCTTCCATCACCAAATCATAAGTGACTTGATCTTCGAGATCTGTTATCGCATCAATCTTTAGGAACAGATTTTTTGCGATAGGTTCAGCATCCAGATCATATAAAACAGAAAACTCATCCCCATTATTTCGAACAACAGGGTAATAGCCAGCATTAAGCAAAATGCTCCAAGCCATTTGAGCTTTCGCTGAGGTAGACGTATAAACCAGTTTATCATTTTCAAGAGGAAGCGAATTACGTTTGAGAAATTCAAGTGCAGCATCGCGGGTTGAAAGGCCAGCTTCTTCTATCGTAACAGGAGAAGTAACTTTTTTGCCCCACACATTTGTTCCCAAACAAATCTGAACATAATCGTCGGTTGTGAGTTTCTTTACTTGCCTGAAACCTTTTTCAGTTCGCAATGGGTGATCCGGAGTCGCGTCAATGTGAATGCCATTGCTCAAAGTAACGCGCTTTGTTGTTCCGGTATCGCTCACGTAAAGTTGTTTTACGCGTTCCATCTTTGAACCGGTATTTGCTTTCATCTTTAAACGAGGCAGATGAAAACCCGGCGTGTCGTGTCCAATAAACATATGGCTGATAGGCAGTAAACCGCGCTCAGTAACTACCGGAGTGCTTGCGCCTACGCATCGCTGTCCTGCGTTAACAGCCAACTCATTATAGAAATTGATTTCCTTATTGTGCATCAACTCACTACGTGTTGCTTTGCACTTTGGACAAGCGCCATGCTCCAGTATTGTGAGATTCTTTTTGATGCCTGCTAATCCTTCCTGCGGCTCATGCGCTTCTGTTGGCACCCAATCCATGTTACTGCAACGAGGACAGATTTCACCAAACAAACGCAAGCCGATCAGTGCCTGCTCCAGATACGGCGTCTGCTTTAAGTAGTGCGCAGAAGTAACCCACTCCAAAAAGTTTTTCGCTTGAGGGCAAGCACTGTCATCAAATTTTAAATCGCGGGGAACAAGCGACTTGTCTTTCAAAGCCGTGTCCACCAGATCGACAATGTTTACTTCCCCTTCTTGCAGGAAAGAAACATCGCCAGTTTTCTTGTCTTCTACAAACGACAAATCCTCGCTTTCTTCTGGCCCATCAATTTCATCCAGAAAGTCGAAAGCTAATATGCGTTTCGGTTTCAATTGAACCGATGCGACTTTAGGTTTCTTTGAAGCCATTGCGATCTGATAATCCTCGTGAGGTTCCGATCATCGGCGCACCATTGGCTTTCATGTTGTCATACTCAGATTTCATCCTGCGCAGCAAACTACTTTTGTTTGCTCTACTCTTCTCGTTACTTTTCTCAGTGCGTACGCCGTCGAATGATTTAATCAACCAATCTTTGAGCACGTCAGAGCGAACCGATTCGGGAATGTTTTCACAGGATTTTAATGTTTCGGCAAGCATATCCGCTATCGAAACACGACCAATATATTCAACCAACTCATCGTCAATTTCAATATCAGTTTTGAGAATGTCACGCACTACAGCTTCTGATTCACCCGCCGCAATATCGTAGCCCAAAAGAAGTGGCACAGTGCGTTTCAAAAGTAAATTTCTGAAACCATCAGCTTTGCCTTCTACCGAGTCGAGGATAGTTGTGATCTGTTCGTCTGAAACATCAATTACGTTATCCGCACCAATATCATTTGCTTTGGCGCGGCTTCGGAGTCTTTTAAGTTCAGGTCTGATAAGGAGACGCGACTCAGTTTTTTGGATTGCGTCTGCGCTTTCGTCGAGATCGATTTCTTCGTCGTTTCCATAATCAAACTCATGTTGGTGAATCTTGTGGATTTCGCGCACCATGCGCACAGGCGATACGGCGTTACTCATATCGCCAAGCATCCAACTTTCTTCCACTTCCGAGATCGTGCCGTCGCAAGGGAATGACCAGCTAGGAACCATTTTTTCAGATTCCATTACGCCGTACGGGGATTCGAATTTACTCAAGGGCAGCTTTCCGCTTTTTCTTCTTCGACTTTTTAGACGAACCGGAATCACCGTCATCGTAAGCAGCATCAACAATCATGCTTGCACGGCGATTAGGTTTCAAATCTGCCAGTTCAGTTGGCTCACGCTTTTTAGACTTGCCGCCCGTTCTAAACTGAGATTTGTTTTCGTCCGGAGTAAGTTCTTTAACTTCGCCATCGCCGTCAAGTACCTGCATTTTCTCAAACACTTCTTTGAGAGGCATTTCAAACAATTCGCCATCACGAACTTTGATAACCTGAATCGGCAGAACTTTAGTTTCACGAATTTCCGGATCAGAATAGTTCCACGTCCACACAACGTCGGCGTGTTCTTTCATTGCTTGCGAGTAACGAATCTTACCTGTCTCGCCATCAATCTGAACCAGAATAATAATCAGCTTGTTACTTTCTTTGGAATGCACTTTAGCGCGACGAACAACACTGCCTAAGTTTTTCCATTGATCGCCATCGTCCACACCTTCCAGCAGACCGACATAATCCAGCACTGTGATTTCTGCGTTGTAGGCTGTTGCCATATACAACACGTCATCGATCGTCATGCCACGATCAGGAGAAACGAAACTGTTACGTGCGCCTTTCTTACGAAGTTGTTTGTCGTAAACCTTCGCCGCTTCCATAACCTTTTTCTTTTCTTTCTTTGACAGGTTATGTTGTTTAATCTTCCAGAAATCAACGCCGCTGATCATTGCCAGCATACGGTTCATTTCCTGTTCCGCTGTCATTTCAAGAGTGATCTTGAGACAGTGGATACCGTTTGCCAGCGCGATACGGTTTGCCAAGTTCATACTGAAAACAGATTTACCGCCGGATGTACTCGCACCAAGAATGAAAACGCCGGACGTTGGTAAGCCTGCGTTTTTATCGTCGTATGCTTTGTATCCCGTTTTATATAAACGTTCCTGCGGGTTGTCCAAAGTTTTCTGCGCGAACTTTAATGCGTTCGATTTGTTTCCACCAAACGAATAAACCTTTTCCGTTTGCTGTCCACCTTTTGCCTGATTCAGTCGGTCAGCGATTTCGAGAAGATATTGGTCTTCATCAAAGTCTTCTTCACTGCCTTCTAAGTCTTTCGCAATGGTACGGCCTACCGTCATGATAGTGCGGCGCTTGCGGTACTTTTGCAGTGGCTCCAGCACACGCTCAAAGCCTTTCATGCCCTTTGCAGGTTGTTCTTCTGCGTCGCGTAACTCATCGCGGAAATCAACGTTCAGGTTTGGGTCTTCTAACAGATCTTCCCAATCCAGAATCATCGAACGAGTCTCAACAAGTTTTGAGATTCGCTTGTATGCTTTCTTTGTTACCTCTGAACTAAACAGATCAGGAGACAGGCGACCGAGCATACTGATTCGGTGCGCCTTCTTAATGTCTGGCGACGTTACCGTGCGCAGAGCTTTGATTTCCAGTGGGAGAGAATAAAGTTCCATGCGATTCCTACATCATGCGGGTTACGTGCGGATACATCTTTTCGACTTCTTCGATCCACGCTAAGATATTGCTTTCGCGTGTTGCACGAACCAAACGGTTTTTACGATCACGATCCATAAACAGATCAACGGCGCGAAACGCATACGGACTTTTAAGTACGCTCAGTGCGGCTTTAATATCTTCGCGGCTATACGCATACTTTGCATGAATGTCATGCACAAGTCTTCCGACCTGCGCGACGTTTGATTTTTTAACGTGCTGATAAACTACATAGCACAGCGCACGTTTGTATTCGAGATCAACAGTGCGCGGAAATAAAGTAAAAGCTGATTTTTCAAGTTCGGAATTGAGACAGCTATACATACTAACCTCATAAAATCTGTAATGCGTTTTTGAGAGTATTCAAACCGCATTCGACGGCTTCAACAGAAACGCCTAACCATTTGGCTAACTCTTTGCGTACAGTGCCAATTGGTTTTGCAACAAGCCACTCAGTGCCGTTGCTTAAACGTTTCCCCAGCATTTTGTGTTCTGCCAGATAGTCAGAGAAGCCGTGGTCTTCACGTCCGAGAACTACGCTGTACAATTTGTTGCGTTTACTATCTCCGCTTTTGCTAAGCAGACGTTCAATCGCAATGTTTGTTTCCAGCAGTTCGACAGGAGTTGAAGAAGGTTCTGCGAGATCTTCGTAACTAAATTCTTGATCAGAATCGCCCATACCGATGCCCCGGTTAAGCTGATTGTCTGACATAACGACTAACTGAAAACCATCACCGTTCTTTTGCATACGGCGGCGCTTATCTGCGCTGTAATAGTTATTCAGGTTGTTGATAATGTTTTCCAGCGAACGACGCAGATAGTTTAACTGGTGCTGAAAACTATACGCGTTTGGAAGACTCGCATAATAACTAACGATTAGTTTGCAGGTAACTTCGCATACCAGATCCTGAATCGTCATGTTGTGTGCAGTCATAACCCAGCGCAGTTGTTTCTTTGTACGCGACACAATGTTTTTGTGCAGCACTGCGCTGAGTTCGTTTGTTTGGGCCAAGCGCTTTTCTAATTCGTAATGATTAACCTGCGCAGCACACAGCGTTTTGTGTTTGTGCTTTGCATCTTTCAACAGCATTTTGCGGCAGCGAATATCTGCCAACATCAGCTTCCAAATCAGGATAGCTTCGGCGCGATACACGCCAAACTTTTTGTAGGACAGTACAGTGCTTTTTATGTCTTCTTTTTTAGCAAGGCAAATCGACAGAGAATAAAAACGAATGTTCGTGACAAAACGACAGACCGCACTAACCTCTAAACGAAAGTCAGCGGCTGAGAATTCAAACTGTTTAAAGTCAACATACTTTTGCAATACGCTGTGATACTCTGCAATTGACTTGTACCCACAAGACAGGTAACGAACAGTCGCAGCAAACACAACACGAAAGGCAGCAGAGTTTCTTTTTAGCAGAAGTCTGTTCTCAATGTATTTCGACAATGAATTACGTTTCACTAATATGGACTCCAGATTGGCAACGAATAAAGATCTGATTAAAGTCAGGCAATGGTTTGGTGTTGTTTTAATAAGTCGAGCAATATTGTTTTATTGTTTTTAAATGTCGCCCATTTCGACCGGGCCTTTCATGCGCTTGCGTGGTTTGATTTTGGCTTTCAACTTCGATTTAGATTTCACTTTAGCTTTCGGTTTACGATCTGCATCTTCGTTCAGATACACATCTTCGCCTAACTCTAACGCGCCGTCTTCGTCATCAGCAAATGCGCCAAGCAAACTACCGCTGTCAATCATTCCCATCAGATCCACAAGCGTATTTGTCTTCTTGCCTTTCTTACCTTTCTTGCCTTTAACCACGTCGTCCATATTTGGTACAGAGAAGCCATCAAGAATAGTTGGAACTTTAAACTTAACGTCTTCGTCCGGCAGATATTTTTTAACTGTTTTGATTTCCTGCTCAGGATCAATCAGTTTGTCTTCTGCCTTCATTTTCTTCATCAGCGGTTTGAATTCTGATTTAGAATAAACTGAGGGGCCAGCTAATCCTGTGTTTGGATACGTCAGCACAATGTTGCCTTCTTCACTGATCAGACGAATCTCTTTGTCGTCAATGTCGAGCACACGCGCCGCCATAAAGTTGTTCATGTAGTTGCGAGACTCACGCCCACGGTAACGAACAAATACAGGTTGCCCCATCTTCACGCCATGCTTACGAGTGTTTGCTTCACGTAAAAGCATCATCGAAATAATGCGCAGATCTTTTTCTTCCATCGAACCAAACAACTGGAACAAAGCAACTAATCCGTCGCCGCCTTCTTGCATAAGGTTTTGCAGATCGTACGTGTTAGTGCGGAAGTGCTTGCACATCGTACTGTCTTCCATTTTACCCAAACTTTCGCAAGGCTTTGTTGCGGCAGGAATCAGAACATCACGATTCAATCCACGGCAGTCACCACAAGTTACGGTTGTTTTTACCAGTTCTTTGAGATCTGCGGTGCGAAGTGTTTTCTTGCTCATCGTGTTTTAAGCCTTTATTTTTAAGTGTTAGGTCAATGCAGAAACGTAAGACTTGCGACATTGAAGTAATTCCCGGCAAGTCACGCTTCAACAATTCAAGGGCCATTCTTGTTTCCGTGTCTACTGTGATCGACGGAAGCAAAATTGTTTTCATAGATGGATCAACAGGCGGCGATAACATTGCATCAACCAGAATCCGTAGCCACACTTCGGCGGCACGTTCTACCTGCGGATCATCCCAATACTCACCAACGGGTTGTTTTCTCTTTCCGCTCATCCTGCTTACAACAGCGCTTGCTTTCGCATGTAACACTGTGTGGCAGTTTCCGTCTAGCGGAATCTGGAGACTGTCCTTGCCTCCGAGTGATTGCGGGATCGTGTGGTGCCAGTGAATTGCTTTTGTGAACGTTCCACAAATACAGCAACGAACCAGACCGTTACGTTCCTCTGCAATTAATTTATTTTCAGCGGCCATTAGACCACGGAAGGAACCACGTTTCCAATTTGGTATCACCGTTAGTAAGTTTGAGCAACATCTTGATCATGGGTTTCGGCATCAGCCAAACTGCGTACACATCGCTGTCGCGCATTGTGCCTGCAAGCGGTTTGGTTGTGAACATCGCATAGTCAGTTGATGATTTCGCATTCAAGCTGTCAACGATTGGATTAACGAAATTCATAATGCTGATTTCCGTTGTGTTGTTCATTTGCCGATTCACACGCGCTGTTGAATTGTGCTGCTTAACACTTTCATTAAGAGCTTCAATTTTTGCCGTCAAAGTTTCAATCGCTTCTTCGGTTTTCTTCATGCGCTTTGTTAACATGTCACGCAGACGAGGGCTTTTGGTATTCTCTACCGTCTTCTGTTGTTCGCGTAACAGTCGGCGTTCTGCGTTGCGTTCGCTTTGCAGTTCGCTGCGTTGTTTATTCACACCTCCGGATTTGAATCGTTTAGCGGTTGCTTCTGAATTCTCAAGCGCGTCACTCAACCGGAAAAACATAACCAGTTGATGTTCCAACACCATGCCGAGATCTGAACTAGGAGCGCTGTGCAGACCTGCGTTGTGAACCGTAAAGCCGAGACGAGCCAAGTTATCCGGATTCATCGCAAACGATCCGAACCGCGCCATCAATGGCAGATTAACAAGATGCAGAGCACCAGTTAATTTCTTCGGAACTTTGTGCGCATAGCGCGAGTGCATTTGATCTAACAGTCGGGAAGTTTTTGACGATGCGGCGGCTTCACGCGCTTCACGTCGAGAGATTGCTCTTTCTTCTGGATCATCTTGCGCGTTATCTTCGGGCAGATACTGCAACGTCTTTGCAACGTCAGCATTAATCGCTTTCAGATTTTCGAGTACCGAACCAATCTTTTTCAAGAAGGTTGGACGCTGAATCTTTTTCTCTTTCAGCATACCCGCAAGGGAAACACAAGTTGTAAGTGCGGCAGTGAATCCGCTTTTACATTCGAGCACATCAGGATAGGATTTATAGACGCTACTGCGTACGCCCTTGATCGCTTTAACCGAGTCAGAGTCTGCTTCGTGTAACGTAGCAACAATATCGGAACGTTTCAAAAGAGCACCGGTTTTGATAAAAGTTAATGCTTCGATAACTTCATCAATACGGTTGCGCAGTGCAACAACTGGAGAATTCATTTCATAACCTCTTAACGAGAGTGAGAGCCGTCATTGACTCTAAGCGTAACATGTACGCAAGGAAAAAGGAACCTGCATAAGTCCTAATTACTATTATTTACAGTATTAGGATTATTCCTATACAGATTCCAATTATCATTTACAACTTGCCGTAACCCAATTTTGGTTTATTGGCATCAGGCTTTTTCAGGTAGGCTTCAACGCGGCGCAACGTATCTTTGGCAGCATACTTGCCCGGCGCTTTCAATCCTTTGTTCCACGTTGCAATGTCAGCTTTCAGCACTTTGATTTTCGAAACCAAATCTGCTTTTTCTAACGTCGCAAGTTTGCGCACCTGACGATCAAGAATAATCTTCGCATCAGCAACAGGCATCTTGATCGCTTTTGCTAACTCTGCATCCGGTTCCTTTGAAGCCAGAACTTTCGGCAGCGCTTTAAGAAGTTTGTCTTTGTTCTCTACTGCGTACAAATAAACTTCCTGCAAATGCAATTCTTTTTCGGCGCGTTCGATCAACCAATCCAGCATTCGGATTTCGAGCTTTTTGCGATAAGTGATCCACGCTTTAAAGAACGAAAGGTAATCGAGATACTTAAAGCTGTTTGGCTTATCAGCATGACGAACAGTTACGCCGAGAATATACGAAACCGATTTGGTTACGATCTTCTGAACTTCCTGTGCAATCTCATAGAAACGATCTTCGTCAACGCCGCGACCAATTACAACTTCAACCGCACAACCATACGTGCCTGCATCCGGATTACGTTCACCGCCATTTGAGTGTGACATTGCCACGCCCTGAATTTCAGCAAACTTCGCCAGAGATTTCTCAACGCCTTCAAGCGAAGCAAAACCGAGTGGCACAAACGTTTGAACAATGATCAGCTTGCGTTTGTAATCGAGCTTCATTTGCGGTTCGTAAGTTACCTTGCCGCGCCCGGTACGCATCAACGAAAGCATTTCTGCATCGCTGGTAATATTCTTACAACCAAACTCATGCTGAATTTGCAGAGTCTTCGCCAGACGTTTGTGATCGTACTCTTCACCGTTCAGCATATCGATCACGACACGCGACACACTACCGAAAGTGAACGTTGGGTTGCCGCACTTCACGCCGTACGCTGGCGCAGGAACCGTACCAGCAAACAACATGAACGGCAGCAGCGCCGGAAGATACAGCGGAAGTTTAAGATCGTTTGAGAAGTTATCGACCATCGGAACAACTTGCAGATAATCTTTATCCAACATAAATTGTTGCGTGAATCGACTCATACGCGCTTCGGTATAACGCATCGCTGCATGGCTATCGGTTGGAGTTCCCCAATTGCCTTCACCGTCTACCGCAGGCGGCACCGTGTTAGCAACTGTCACCATCGCATCATAGCAAGCTGTGTCGCCGTGTGGATGATATTTACCAAGCGCATCACCAACAACACGCGCACTCTTTTTAAAACCGCCAGACGGAGCCAGATTAAGATCTGACATAGCCCAAATGATTGAGCGATGCACTGGCTTTAATCCGTCGCGGAAATCCGGAATCGCACGTTCTTCAACAACGTAAGATCCGTACGTGCTCAATGCGCGGCGGGTATGACTTGCTAAGCCTTCATCCTTCACGTTGCTCATATCCTGATTACGCAAAGGATATTTACTTGTTACCGGATTCGCCAGTTCAGAATGCTCTTTTGTTTTAAGAGCTTTCTTTTTCTTCTTCTCGATTTTCACATCAGCAAGTTCAACGCCGGAAGATTTCTTTTTCTTCACAGCAACCGCTTTTGTTTTTGGAGTAGCTTTTACTTTCGGTTCAGCTTTTGGCTTTTTAACTTTTGCTTTGATCATTCTTCGGCTTCTCCGTTAACTTCCTCAAGGCCAAGCAGACGGCGACGATAAACTGCGTCCTCTGCAACTACACCACGGAAGAAACGTTCCTGTTCCACGTTCTCAAACGGGTTGATACGAATCAAACGGCGCGTTGATGGATCGAATGCAATCGCACGTAACACATCCGGGCTAACTTCTCCCCATCCTTTTGCGCGAGTGATTTCGCTGTTCTTAACAGCAGCAGGAGCTTTAGCGCGACACTCTTCGAATGTCATACCGCCATAGTGCTTGCCTTTGTGCATCACGTTATAAAGCGGCGAGTCAACTACCCACACGCGGCCTTCACGCATCAGATCCGGAAGCAGTCGATAAATCACAGCAAGGAAAAGCGTAACGATATGGCTACCATCTGGATCGGCATCCATCAGGAACAGCACGTTACCAACGCGAAGTTTTTCAGTGCTAAGAATTGGATTCTCTGCTTTTGGATCAAGAGTTTTTAAATCCGCACCGATACTGATTAGCAAACCCTGAACTTGTTTATGTGTCAGAACTTTTGCAAGTGCTGCTTTCAAACCGTTAAGAGGTTTACCGCCTGCTTTCATGATTTCCTGATATTCAGGATCACGCGCATTCTTACCAGTACCACCAGCGGAGTCACCTTCCACCACAACCAATTCACGCTCATGCGGTTTGCATCGTGGTGCGGCTTCTAAGAATGGCGGCAGCGAGTTACCTGCAACTTTCTTTTTCGTGTCTGCCATTGATTTAATAACTGCGCTCAGTTCGTCGCGGCCTTTCATCAACAGTTCAGCACGTTTGATAATCTTTTTCGCGAACGATTTATTTTTCGCAAAGAAATCAGTCAGAGGCTTTTCGATAATCTCCTGCACTTCTTTTTCAACACGACTCGCAAGTTTATCTTTAACCTGTGAGGTGTATTGAGCGCCGTGCATACGCCAATCGAACATGCCAATCGCGCCTACCAGCAAATCGCTTGCGGTAAACGTTTTACCTTTGCTTCCTTTCTTTGCAGGAAGATAAGGTTTCAATGCAGCTTCCAGAGCGTTACGGAATCCGGTTACGTGCCAGCCGTGATCGATAGTTGGCGACGTGTTCACAAACGTAGTAAACAGATCCGTATCCGGATGATCGGCCCAGCTAATAGCCAGACTGACATAATCTGTTTTGAGTTCGAAAGGTTTTCCGTCAAGCGTTAACTCGCGTTCGTCTGCGATACGTTTGATAACGTCACCCATTGTTTTCTTGTTCAGGAAAACAGTGCGCTTACCTTTCTTGTTCAGAATGTGCGTGAAACGAATTTCCAAGCCGGGATTAAGATCCGACATTGATTGCAGCCAATCACGCGTACGCTGCACGTTCAGTTTTGCGTGAACGTAACCTTTCGGCAATTTCTTTCCGCGCTTTGCATCAACGCTAACAACTGTTTGGTCAAGCGACCACGCAACAACTGTTCCGTATTTCTTCGAAGGATCTTGAAGCGCTTTAGCAACATCGGAATCCACTTCCCAATTCTTAATCGGCGTAACGCATTCGCCTTTAGAATATTCCATGCCCTTTGTTTTCTTTTCGAAGTTTGACCAAACGCGAATACGTTCGGAAACTGCGTTCACCGCTGTAACACCAACGCCGTGAGTACCAGCAGAAGTTTTATATGCGTCGTTATCAAACTTACCGCCAGCGTGAACACGCGTAAATGCGGAAGTCATGATCGCTTCTGTTGTACCGTCATAAACTTTCTTAACGGTTGTTGGAATACCACCAGCGCCATCAGCAACGATATAAATATCTTTGTCTTCGTTATACACGACTTCGATTAATTTATTTCGTCCTGCTACTGCTTCATCGTATGCGTTGTCTACAACTTCTTTAACGCTGCGATATGCCATATCTTCGCCGGGTTCACCGAGATACATACCAGCGTTTTTGCGCAGACCGTCAATCGCAGACAGCGCAGTAAATCCGTCTTGTGCGTTTTTCTTGTTTGCGCCTTTTGCCACTGCTTTAGCGACAGGCGTTGTTTTAAGAACTTTTGCTTTAGGTTTGGCAGCAATTTTAGCCATTTGTTATTTCTCCGGCGCGTTCTCCACACGCATAAACAAGCAGGGCTATCCCCTGTCCTTAGTATATAGGAATTGTCCTAGAATAGCCACCGCCGTTTTGGACACAGATTTGCAGAGTTGGTCAAACATCAACCACTTACAACGGCATCCATTAACGTGCGATAACTTGCGTTATGCTCAGCATTGATCGGGATAGGGAATTGGCCAGGCGATTCGGCAGAGCACCATTCAGCGATTGCTTTGCAAAATTCGCCGTATGCGATCATTTCGTCGCCGTCCATATCCGAAAGAAGTTTGATTTCGTGTGCAGTGCGGGAATCAATTACGCTAGTGTGCATTGATTGTTCCGGACGGTCATAAAAACAGATCGCGAATTTGGTAGGAGAGATTCGAACGGCGCGGAAAACTTCTTTGGAGAGTTCTAACAATTCGTCGTTGAGTTTTTTGAAACGTGCGTGAAGATCCATGTTGAATCCTGAAATTGCAGTAGAAACGAAAAACGGGTTAGAGATTTCTCCCTAACCCGCATTGACTATTTAGTTTCGGGAACTATTAATCCAGTTCGAATTCGAAATCCGCGTCACCGCTTTTACCTTTTTTCTTGCCTTTGGCTTTTTTATCAGCCTTAGCTGGCTTTTCAGCTTTCGCTTTTTTGCCTTTAGCCGGTTTTTCTTCGGCAGCCGCTTTAGCTTTTTTACCAGCTTTAGCAGGCTTCTCTTCGGCCTTCACTTTTTTGCCTTTAGCTTTCGGCTCAGCAGCTTCTGCTTTAGCCTTTTTGCCTTTGGCTGGTTTTTCTTCGGCAGCAGCTTTCGCTTTTTTGCCTTTGGCTGGTTTCTCTTCGGCAGCAGCTTTGCCTTTGCCTTTTGCTTTTGGCTCAGCTTTAGCAGCTTTACCTTTGGCAGCTTTCGGCTCAGCTTTAGCAGCTTTGCCTTTTGCAGCAGGAGCAACAGCTTCACCAGACAGAGCGCCAACCTGCTCAGTCAGACCGTCTTTAGTAGCGGCCAGATTTTCGCGCTGCTTTTGCAGGTTTTCGATGGTCTTAACCAGAGCGGCGTCAGATTTGTCGATGTTTTTGATCTGCTTGTTCAGGCCAGTGATTACTTTCTTAGACATAATGAAACCCTTACTATAAATGTTCGTTGTGGAGTTGAAACAGAATTAGTTCTGTATGGAAGTACATTAGCATGTTCAACATACTTCCACAATTTTTCTTTAAAGTTTTTTAAAGAATTTTTAGCCCACGCTCATCATGCGACTTAGTGGGCTGCGCCGGATCAGGATGACTTATTCGTCGTCTTCGTCTTCGTCTTCGTCGTCGAAGTCTTCGTCTTCTTCGTCCTCTTCGTCTTCATCTTCGTCACCAGCGAAGTGAGCTTCCAGCGCTTCGCGCAGTTCTTCTTCGTCTTTCTTTTTAGCTTGCGCTTTGGTAAAGACGCCTTCTTCGATTGCTAAGGCGCGAAGTTCGTCTTCGTCGAGATCTTCGAGGTCGGTATCTTCGTCCTCGTCTTCATCTTCGTCTTCGTCGTCTTCTTCGTCCTCTTCATCTTCATCGTCGCCGTCTTCGTCGTCTTCGTCGTCTTCGGAATCATCTTCCTCGTCTTCGTCCTCGTCTTCGTCGTCGCCGTCTTCATCTTCCTCTTCTTCGTCGTCCTCGTCCTCTTCGTCTTCTTCTTCATCAGACGCGCCTAACGCTTCTTGCAGGAGTTCCAGCAGTTCCTCAAGGTCGAGGTTAGCCGCTTTCTTTTTGGTAGAGATTTTGGCTTTAACAACCGCTTCACGCAGAACTTCTTCGTCTACGCCGTCCAGATCAATCGACTCTTCTTCTTCGATTGCTTCCACGATAGCAGCGGCAGTTACTTTCGACTTCTTACCAGCTTTTGCTTTTGCTTTCGGCTCAGCTTTAGCAGCTTTACCTTTAGCGCCTTTCGCACCAGTTGCGACAGTCAGACCTGCGGCTTCCAGAATCGCAGCAACTTCAACATCAGCGCTTGCAGCTTCGGACAGCAGACCAGCCATTTTAGCCAGAGTTTCCATCGCGGTGTTTGAGGTTTTCTTAGCAGCTTTAGCCATTTTTAAAATTTCCTGTTGGACTTGTTCAGAGTAACGAACCGTATTGTTCAATTACTATTTACAGAATTAAAAGAAGTTTTGTTTGTGCCGCCGAAATTAATCAGCGGCTGTGACAGTCACTGTTTACAGTTTCTGTCTGGCAGAAAGAATTTATCATTTCTGCCTTACACGAATACTTTACAGATTCGGGCTGGAATTAAAAGTTTTCGTCAGAAGACTTTTTCTTTTTCTTACCAGCTTTATCTTTGCCAGCTTTGGCAGAGATTTTTTCAACGCCGCCCTTTTTCTTTTCGATAGCCAGTGGCATATCGTACTTACGAGCGGCAACGGCTTCATCAACCATAGCGCGAACATCGAAGCCCGGAATGTCAGTAGCGATGCGAGTAATTTCGCCCGTCTGAACATCGGTACAAATCAGGACGCCTTCTTTCGCTTTGATCGTTTGACCGCGCAGAATTGAAACAGGCATGTAAGCAGAAACCAGCAGTTGACCAGTATCACCAACTTCACCGATAAAGCTAATGATTTGGTTTTTGGTGAAGGTACTAACAACCTGCTTAGAACTACCAGCGCCTTTCTTGTGACGCAGAGTTACGCTACCATCAGCGCCAGCGTCGATAATAAAGCCTGAAACTTCGTGTGCGCCGTGCGCTGAAATTTCAATGTCGTGCGCCAGATCGGTTTGCTTTGATTTAACACGCGCAATCGCGCCTGCTTTCTTTGCGATACGGTCAATGCGCTTTGGAACTAATGAGGTGGACTTAGAAGGCTTAGCCATTTTATTTTGAACTCCGGTTCAACTTACTTCAATTGGTCAAGGATGAATTCGACAACCAGATTAACTGAATCGTCGAAATGCTTTTCGTGAGTCACCAGAGGAATCAGCTTGATAGAAAACGTATGGCAGACTTCGCTAAACTTCTTCCACGTAGATTCAGAGGCATTCATCGTAACGATAATGTCGTGAATCTTTGCAAACTCCCAATGATGCGCTAGTTCGTTTTGTACATACGAACGAATGTTTTCGCGAACCAACTGTTTTTCCTTTACAGTTAATTCGACAAATAAGTTAGGCCAGTGAGAAATAAAATCGGTACTGACATTTTCAAACCGCTTACCAGAGTTTGACTGACTGGTAATCAGCGACCGGGCTGCGAAATGCGCTACCACAGTATGCAGGCGAGACAGCGCCGCATTTAAAACAGTTTCCACTAGACGCTCAGCAGGCGTTTCGGGAACATCCTGAATAATCTTTTCAAGTTCCGCAATACGGCGCTCGAAAGTTTCAACGTCACTGGCGTGGGCGCTAATCAATTCCTGAATACGTTTTTCATATCCAAGTTTTTGTTCTTCGCCTCGCACTAAGACATTATTATATTCAGTGGTAATATTCGCTAAATTTTCTTTTGCGATTTCCAGACTGACTTTGGCATTTGCCAGTTCAGTCAGATTACCGTTTAAAACTTTTGAAACCGCCCTTTCCTTGACTACAACATTATCAAGTTCTTGCCGGGTATTGAACAAAGTGCGATTTAAAATTTCAGTCTGTGAATCGGACATTAAGGTATCCTTAAAATGGTGCAGAGCAAATCGCCCCACACCATTTATTTACAGATTACTCTTCGCTTTCGTCTTCTTCGTCAGATTCATCGGAATCCAAATCACTGACGCCAGACAGAAGCAGAACCAGATCACCGCCGTTAGCAAACGCAGCCTCAGCCACACCAGAACACAGCAGAGTCAGCGGCAGGTTTTCAGTGCCGATTGAATGTGCCGCTTCCAGAATGTCATCGCTTTCGTTGATACGTGCAATGTCGTTCGTGGAGTAGGAAGAAACTGAAATGTCATCGTTAGCCATATCAGCAATGGCCTTAACAACAGTGCGCAGAGTTTCGTTGCTTACCAGTGAACCGGAGTTCAGCGTAAAGCCAACATAAACTTTGGTATCAGTTTCGCCCAAGTGTGAAACCACACGGTTGTAAGCGCTGGCAATCAGTGCCACAACTTTCTTACGATCCAGACTCCAGATGCAAGGCATTGCGATGTTCAGCACTGCGGTATTCAGAACAGTGCTTTCGGTATCAACAGTTACCGGACGAACGCTAACATGCGCGTTGTACAGTGAAGCCATTGGAATGTGATCGCCCTGCATTTCGTTCAGGTAATCAGGCGACAGATTTTCATCTTCATCACCGAAATCATTTTCATCGTCGATGAAATCGCCCAGCACCAGACCGCTTTCATACGGATCTTGTCCAGCTTCCAAACGGCCTTCGTACAGCAGCGAATCGATCTGGCTGCGAATGGTGTTTGAAAGTTTTTCAGCATAGCTTTCAACATCGAAAGTTTTGCGGTCAGACATAAACGGCAGCGCAGAGCTTCCCGCCAGCACATCGCTAACAACAGTCAGCGGAAGATACATAGAACCTTCTGCATCTTCGGTCATGTTGATCGGTACGCGGTAGTCGATACCGTTCTGATCTTTCAGTTCGTCGGAAATAGCTTCGAACGTCTGGCGATCAGTCAGCGTAAAGTTAACCAGCAGCGTTTGCTCCTGACGAATGCGCAAGAACGTTCCGAGATTGCTGGTAGAGCTTTCAGCAATGAAAGCATCATCACCGTCTTCTTCATCAGCGCTTTCGCTACCGTAGTCTGCGTTGTCTTCGTCTTCGGATTCTTCGTCGTCGCCTTCTTCTTCATCAGAAGATTCTTCAACGTCAGAAGATTCAATTTCTTCTTCGTCGTCTTCGACGCCTTCCAGTTCTGAATCAAGTTCAGAATCGTCCTGCTCGAAATTGTTCAGACGAAATTCATCGAACGCTTTCAGCGCAGCAACGCGGCCCAGCCCTTCGGTTTCAACGCCGACAGAATCCAGCGCAGCAATACGCTGTTCGTGATCCAGTTGAGCGCCTTCGAACATAAACAGTTCAGAGTAATCAACCGGGTTGACTTCGTACTCTGCCCACTCAGGATACACGTCAGCAACAACAGGCAGTGCGCCCCAAGTTTGAATCATGTTTTCAAACTCTTCTGCGGTAGTACCCATCGACAGCACACCGATAATGCGCTCAGCAATATTTTCGGCAGTGTCGTTTTTGTAGGTTTTCTGATTCAGCGATTCGCTACGTGCGATAGTGCGCAGAACCGGACGCAGATCTTCGTCGATTTCGATTTCGCCGTCGCGAGTCAGCAGTTCAAGGAATTCAGTAGGAGCATCAAACTCCGCTTCTTCCTCGTCTTCTTCCTCTTCGGATTCTTCGGCGTCTTCGTCGTCGCCTTCTTCCTCTTCTTCGGTTTCAGAATCGTCTTCGGATTCTTCTTCCTCTTCCTCTTCTTCCGGCGCGTCGTCTTCCACCGCATCACTTTCTGCGTGGATGTAATCAGCGAAACCGCTCACGCCGCCAAGACGCTCGTTAGCTGCCATTACAAAACTCCAGTGTTCGCTGTAGTCCTGATCTTCGACCAGTTCCAGAATTTTGGTAGTCAGCGTTTCTTCGGTATCGCTACCGAAAACTTTGCCGCCCAGCATAAACACCAGCTTTTTCAGTTGAGCACGATCCAGTTTAGCGCCCAGCAAAATAACTGCGGTTGCTTCGGAAGCGTTAAACACTTCCGCTTCTTCGTCGTCGCCTTCTTCCAGATCCAGCGAATCGTTTTCTTCGTCGTCGCCTTCGTCAGAATCGTCAACAGAAACTGCTTCGCCTGCGCCGCTCAGGAAATCTTTACGTTCCTGTTCGTACGACACCGCGATTTCGTTATCAGGCATTGCGGTGAGGTCATAGCCGAGTGCTTCCAGCGCTGCCATTTTTTCGTCAACAGAAACTGAGGTTTGGTTGTCGCGTTTGAAAACGTCGAGAGGATTTGTCACTTTGTCACCCTTAATGGATTTAATCAGAAAGTTCACACGATTTACTTCGGAGCGAACTACAAAACTTAAAGCAGCACCAGCCAGAATGATTGAATCAGGACGCGCATCAGTCCAGTTCAGAACAGGCGCATTCATTTGGTCAACCGTAGCTTTCAGCACCGGAACAAAATTCGTTTCGTTGCTTTCAAACTTTTCCAGTTGCGCAGCCAGAGACTCAACAACACGAGCGCTGTTTGCTTCGGAAGTTACCGCGATAGCATGAACGCCGAAACGAGAAGCGTACGAGTCTAACGTAGTATTATCATTCGCAGCCAATTCTGCGACTTTTAAAAGCGATTCGCTCAGCATACCTGCGAGGCGCTTCGTACTCCCATTTACAGTATAACGGATGATTACCGATGCACTGTCTTTCAGTTTGCAGCGCTCATCAATGCCTGCGTTTGCGCCGCCAGTTGGCCCCAGCAGATTCAGAATCGGCTGATCCTTTCCCGCCATTGCCAACAGGTCAGTAATGCGGTTCATCGCTTTGCCTTGCGCCACGGTTTGAACAACGTTTCCGTTTGGCTCAGCGCGAAGAATCTGATTACCATTTACAGTAGGACAAAGAACTACAACAACCGTGCTCTTTTCAGTTGAGGAACCTTGCGCAATGTTTTGAGCATTAACAGTTGCAGCGTGTGGTGCGGTTCCAAAATTTTGAGTTGACGACATATTACTTTTTCTCCGTATCAATTTGCCAGCTACGACGTTTCAGATTTACGCCGTAGTAGATGCGTTGTGTTGGACAGCCGGAAACGATTTCGGTTTTGAAACCCCAAGACGCGAGAGAGACTTGAAGTTTTTTCGGTTCGATATTCACAAGAGAACGAATCTTGCGAGTAACGCCCATCGCGCCAATATCAAGCGGGAAGAAATTCGCAGATGCAACAGGGCCATCTTTCTTTAAAGCGCTAACAACTTTGCGCTCAAGACGTGCGAGTTTTTTCCACTGTTCTTGACGTTGTTCGAAATAAGCATTTGCATCTTTTATTTTGAGCAAATCCTTGCGCGATAAATCAGATTTGTATGCCAGAACTTCTACAGCATGTTTATGCGCAGCGTGTTCGTCTTTATCGTAAGTGCGGAACCTACGAGCGGCTACCATATCTTTCGAGCTATACTCATCAAACTGATCAACCAGAACTTCGTAATCGTCGGAATCTAAAAACTTCGCTTGATGAAAATTCTTTTCGTTTTCATCAGGCCAGTAAAGAATCCCGAACACCAAAATGTACTGCCCACTTTTACGCAAAGAGAAACTGTTAAAGTGGCGCGGCGCAGCGGTAAACTCACTCCGCAAAACAGTTGGTGAAATCGGAATAGGAAAATTCGTTTCCGAGAAAGCGTACCCATCCACCAAACTAAACTTAGCGTTGGCGTGATCCGTTAAGCTATAAAGCATAACAGCGGGAATACCTTTCGGAGCGGTCATTGCCTTTTTAGTTTCCGGTTTCAGCTTTGCCATAAATTTCTTCATGGTCATCAACTGTTCCGTATACGCAGCGCAGTACATATATTCATTTTGCGCACCCATCGACAATTTATATTGAGCAATGTAATGCTTAATAATCTTGCCGATGTATTTTATCGCGTCTGCCTGATCGTCTGCACTGTCCAACTGCGTGATAAACTCCGCAAGCTGTTTGTGCTTTGGAACACCTAAGCCAAGTTCAAACAGCGTTGAAAGCTGTTCAAGTAAAACACCACGTTGGCCCCGGCGCAAATCGCGATACATACGCAATACAGTTTGAGGACGAATGCGAGGGAAGAAATAATTCTGCACCTGCTCACGCGCACCAAACTTTGTACGCACGTAACGCACAAGCGCTACGCTCTTTGAAGTTTCCATATACTTAGGGGAGACTTCAATGATTTTCCAGCCATTCAGTTTTAGCAGCTTTTGACGATCTTCAAACGTCAGTAGTTGGCTTAAAAACATATTTATTCCTTAAATCGGCATCTGAAACTAAATCAGTATTACCATTTGCCGATACCATTTCGAACAGCCCGTCAACCATCTGGCGAGTTTCCGTTGTCTGCAAATGTTCCCACGGAAGAACAATCACAGTTTCGCCGTCAGTCTCACAACCCGCATTTGGAGGCAATGGAAGCAAAGAAAGAGGCTTACCATTAGCTTTACAGTATTCGTTGAGTTTCTTAACGAGCGTACGCAAAAGTTTCTTATTCTTTGGCGTCGGAGTTTCAGGATCGGTAACGCTGGTAATATGCCAATAGTTCGAAACGTTGAAAAACGTTAACTGCGTTATTGCAGTCATGCTGTTGCCTACAGACGAAAGATAGTAGGCAACAAGTTGTTCCATTTCAGCCGCTTCATTTGGCGGCACGATTTTAGAACGGGGAATTTTCTTTTCAAACTGCCGGACGCTTTTAACTTTCATGATCTTTGCCTTGCATGGAGTAGCTACTCCAAATTTCTTTCACAAGTTGCGGCCACTCATCTTTCGACAATTCAGAGCCGTAAATCTTGCGATAGGCAGACCAGAAGCCTGCACCCGGTTCCTTGCCGCCATCTTTGCGCGACAGGTAAAGCGCCGCTAAAGGTGGACGACCCGCTTTTGCATCAGTGCGCATCGTTTCCAGCAAAATATCCCAAATCAGATCCGATTGTTCTTTTTGCAAACGACAAAACTGCATACCGAAAACGGTAGGAGAAAGATCGTTGTAGAACACGAAAACATTTTGTGTTGCAGCAAGAATCAATCGACTATAGACCTGACCGAAAACAGCGCGAACAATTACGTCTGATTTTTCCATCAGAACTCACCTTTAGCTGGTTTGGGTTTTTTCATCACTTCCGGATCTGCCAGCTTAACCAGAAAATCCATCGAGTTGCTGAAATACTTTTTCACCACAGTAGGAAGTAACTGTTCCGGAACAGTTGGAGCCAGCGCTTTAACAACTGCTTCGGTTTGCTGCTTGTTCAGTTTCATTTCACCAGTTTTGATGAAATTTTTCAGAACGCGAGGCAATGATTGTTCAGCGCGAACTTCGTTGATGTGATCCGACAGAGCGCGTAACGCTTTCTGAGTTTTGTTCGGGCCAAACTTCTCAACAATCTCACGCGCAGAGATTGGAAGCATTTTGGATTCAATGCCAAGCGAAGCAGAAACAACGGTTTCAAATTCTTTCCACTGCTTGCGGTTGCTTCGTGCGTGGTGCATTACCATGCGCAGAGTTTCCTGCACGTCCAGACCAGCAGAATCGCGAGACACGGACGCACGTTTATCAGTTTTCTTTGGTGCAGGCTTCGCAGTGCGTTTTAGCGTGGTTGCCTTTTTGATAGACGGCTTGCGTTTGGTTTCAGCAAACGTTGATTCACCTGTTTGCGGCGCATCAGATTTTGGCTGCGCAGTTTTCAGTTTCTTAACTGCGACTTTGGTCAGCTTTGGCTTAACCTCTTTAACTTTTGCCGAGACAGGTTTCGGTGCCGCTTTTGGATCTACACGCTGCCAGTTTTCGAATACTGGAATATCCGGCATTTCACCTTTCTTGATAACGCGCATTTGATCGCGGTTGTAGATGTGAAGATAGCCGTCGATGATTTGATCGCCGCCTTTTGGAATCGCCTTAACTTTTTCTTCTTCGACGACTTGAAGGCGACGACCAACGCGCACCAGTTGCGACATTGGCGTTTGAGATTTTTCGCCAGCCAGACGATAGCCGTTTTTGCCGTAGCTTTCGATGTGAGTCAGTTTACCCGCCAGAGTACGAACAACAACGCCAACCAGATTTTTATTTGCAGTAGCCATGATATTTCAATTCCTAAATTTGAGAGAAGAGTAAAGCGCGGCAATTATTTACCGCGCACTTCGTTTATTTTATTTCAGCAGAGAGCGCAGTTTTTTCTCGCTCATTTTTTCTGCTTTTTTCAGCGACGCCAGATTTTTACGAACTACAACATCGCGAAGTTCGTCTTCGTCCATATCGTCGTAGTCTTCGTCATCGCCATCGAAATCTTCTTCGCCTTCTTCGTCTGATTCAGAAACGACAGGCGAGTATTCGCTCAGGCTTGCAATGTCGCTGTGATCGAATGCAACAACTTCTTTGCCACCTTCTTCAATAACCAGCAGATCAGAATCTTCGTCCAGACCGATAAAGATCATTGTGTCGTCGCCGTCTGTCAGTTTCAGACCGGGAACCAGAGCGGATTTTTCAACGCCCCAAGTGTCGCACAGCATTTCGATATGCTCAGCGGTCACATCTTTATCAAGATCGCGCAGTTGAGCTTTGGACAGGGAAGCGTATTCGTATTCAGTTTCGGAATCGTCGTCGGAATCGTCGTCAGAGTCAGTTTCGGAATCGTCTTCCTCTTCTTCCTCTTCTTCCTCTTCTTCCTCTTCTTCCTCTTCTTCCTCTTCTTCCTCTTCTTCCTCTTCTTCCTCTTCTTCCTCTTCTTCCTCTTCGTCTGCTACGATTTCGTAGTGAGAGAGGCCAGCGGCTGAAACGTTGCGGAATTTTTCGCTTTCCAGATTGTACAGAACAGCTTTGTCTTTATCTTCGACGTTCGGGCCACAGTAAACAAATTGACCGTCTTCACCTTCACGCACCAGCAGAGTTCCGGCAGTGAACATTTCAGGCTCAATGCTCAGATGTTCGCGAATCGCAGACGCCAGCTTTTTGCCAACGGTTTTGCCGACACGCGATTTGATTTTGCCAGCCAGTTCAGGACTGATTTCAAAACCGCCACTGACTTCTTCCGGCTCAGGCTGAACCAGCGCATATTTCAGATTCAGCGTTACGCGAATGTCGCCGCCTTCACGATCAAACTGAGTTGAGAAACCAACTTCGAACGCGTTATCAATTTTCGCGCCGTTCGGATCGAACTTCGCAATGTCTGAATCTTGCAGCGCTTTAACCAGACGTTCGGTTACAGCAGTTGAAAGAGTTTCGTCAACTTCGCTCAGCAGAACAGAAGGAACTTGTTTGCCGCGACGTTTAACACCTTTCGATTCGGTATCTGCGTCAACGTCATCAGCTTTTTTACGGCGCACTTTAGAAACAGGCGCAGTGTCTTCGACCGCTTTGCGAGATTTACGAACGCCAGTTGATTTTTCAGCGGCTGGAGCTTTAGCAGCTTTTTTGCCAGCAGACTTAGAAGGCTTTTCTACGAATGCGTCAGTGCCAACTTTTTTCTGCATCGCTTTGTCGGCAAATTCAACGTAACCTTCGCCAGTGTCGTTCAGATCGCGCAGAGACACGTTAGGAATTTCGTAATACACCGCGCCTTTTTTCGCAAGCTGTTTGCTGTTAACGCGAACAGTGCGATCAGCAACTTTATAGCCAGTTGCCATTGCGTCAGTGATTTTAGTTTTGGTGCCGTCCAGCAGAACAACAGATTTACCGATCAGTTTAGTTGAGGTTGCGATTGCCATGATTATTTCTCCAAAGAAATATTAGTAAGGGCTTATTAAGTTCGGCACTGCGCCGAGTGAGATTAAATAGTGCTGTATATTTGCGATATTATCAATCGCAATTTTGGACACCATTTTGCAGAGTTCCCGGAATCGGATACTTTGCAAAAAAGTGTAGGCTTCCTTGCCTACAAAAAGTTCCACGCACATTGTATTCGTTTGAGGCGTTGCCGCCCCGTCCTTAAAGTTTAGCAAAAAGGGCCAGCGATTTCCAGCGCTATTTTGGACACCTTTTTGCAGAGTTCGAAACTTCCCGGCCTGTTATTCTGAGGCCATATCCATATCGTCAGTATCGGCATGGATACGTTTCAGCATTGCGATATAAATTTCGCGGCGCTCAAGCGGCAACTGCTTATTCGTGATTGCGCCGTCATTGATAGCATCGCGAATCAGAACATCAAGCGCCGTGTTTTTGTATGCGTCACTCAACGCGTCGTAATCTGATTGGCTATAGCTAAACTCAGTTTCGTTAGCAGGTTTAATTTTGGTATGAGGTGAATCTGACATATTCGCGTCAGTAACTTTTTCCACTTCGTCCAAAACTTGCGGCGTGTATTCATTAAGCAGAGTTTTGAAATCATCCATAGGCAAGCCGATATGTTTGATTGTTTCATGCGTTGCAGATTTGCCGCCATCCTCAGTGTGGCGAGAAAGTGCTTCCAAAGTTCCAGCAAGTGCCAGCGCCAGCAATTTGATTTGAGTGTCTTTGCAAGTTTCGGTGAACTTCATTGTAGTCATCCTGTTTTGTTTGGGTGAGCTTTAATAGTGATAGAAACCGCCGGGAATATCCAGCGGTATTTTGGACAATGTTTTGCAGAGTTATTCTGCTATGGTTTAAATAATCAGATCAGTTTATCAAGTTCAGCGTCACGTTCGATTTGACGTTCACGTTCACCGCGCATACGCAGCCAGACAAATAATCCCCACAGCGGATAAGTGAACGGAAGCGGTAGAACAATCAAAAACCAAAACGGCAACACTGCGATAAAAACAAGCAGCGATCTAATCGACATGCTCCAGCTTAATTCAAACAGCTTTTGCCAAAGCGCTTTATAGCAAGTTGGAATTGCGTCGCAAACTAACGCAACACAATCTAAATAGTTTGGCTTGTAAGATCCTGCGCGAACCGTTCCATAAGGATTGTGGAAAAACTGATAGATTGTTGCGCGGCGTTGAATTTCTTCAATCGTGTTTTCGTTTTTCATTTGAAACCACCTGTATCACGCATATGGTTAACAACAGCAGCGCGGAGTTGTGAAAGATTAAGAGAAGTTGGCGACAATTTCGGAATATTGATCATCACATATTCTTCCAGTTCTTCCAACGCCCACGCATGAGGATTGTTTGCGTAAGCCAACGTAACATGCTCAATGCAAAGCAGGATCATTTTATCACGATCCACTGTGCTATCAGGAGCAACAAGTTTATTCGCCAAACAATAAGCATCCAGTTTGCTTGTGCTCCACGTCGCAGGATTACGTTCATCAAATGGCGCTGTTGTTCCGGTTTCGGCCAGGCGAACAATTTCTTCGTCGGACAGATTCAGGTCATCCAGAACACGGCTCAAACTTAAACGAGGCCAATTTTTGGTTGCTTTGGTTTGCAGAAATGCAAAGCTAGAATGATCGGGCTGAAATACAATATAACCACGCTGGCGCATTTCGTGCATAAATTCCAGCAGCGCATTGGGAGCAATAAATCCATCAGCGTAACCGAACGCCTCAGAAACATTTTTAACACTAATGAGGTGGCGAGATAAAGAATCTCTGCCTTTGGCTTCTTTAGCGTAACGTTCAAGATTCATAACGATGAGAGAAGCAACGGCAGCAGCAGAACGAATTTTCATAAAAATATCTCCGGAATGTAAAATGGGCGACCCGATTAAGGCCACCCAACTTTAAGCGTTAAATAACAGTTTCGAACTTAGCGATTACTTTTCGTTTTCGCCTTCTTCTTCCTCTGCGTATTCTTCGCCTTCTTCGCTTTCTTCATCAATGCCGTCGATCTCTTCTTCCTCTTCCTCAGAGAAAGTTGGCATTAACTGTTCAGACGACCAATCCAGATGATACTGCGCATCTACGCCGTTACGCTCTTTGATGATATTGAAGCGGAACACTTCTGTTTCATCTTTTGGCAGGCGATTGAAAACCCAAAACGGATAATCATGCTCCACCATAACCCACGAACCAAACCGCTCAGTAAGATCGATTGATTCACCCATCGTCTGATTAATTAGATCAAAGATGCGAGAGCGGCGCGTGTTTTTCATTCCCATCAAAGCAAGTTCGACTTGCTTACGATTGATTTTGATCACAGGCGTTTGCGCTATCGGGTTATTTGCTTCTTCCTGCGCTTTGAACGTTTCGAGAATCATTTCAACCAAGTTGAAAATACGATCCTCATCGCGGAGTTTAGGAACCGTGTCAGTTTTTGCCACAGTACCAACCGGACGAACAGAAGCGGGGCCACGCGATTGCTTACGCTTTTTGTCTTTACGCTTAGCAGCAGAAATCGCGTCAAGTTCACGCTGAACAGATTTAGGAGGCGTGGTCTTAGTTGGCTTTTTAGAAGTAGTCATTTGTTGTTTCCTTTGTGGGATTTAAGATGAAAGCGCATAAGGTGAAAACCCCGTAAATCCGTATACGCTTGTTTAGGGCAGAGCGCCCTAGAGACTTAATATTGCAAAATCTAGCGGCTAAAAACAACCGCTATTTTGGACACTGTTTTGCAGAGGTTATTCGCCGGATTCCTCTTCAATGTTCACGATAGAGATTTGCTTGTCGTCCAGCAGCACAGCTACGCTACCACTCATCAGGTCTTTGGCCTTATTCGCAAAGTCCGGATCGGCTTTTTCCAGAACATAGGTCACATCGCTGGTGCGGCCCAAACGCGCAAAGTCTTCAACGTCATGCGCAACATGAGCGCGGTAAATATACACGTTGCGGATCTTGTCACTGGCAACGATTGGTTCCCAAATCAGCGGAGGGCAAAACAGAATGTTCAGAAACTGCTTTGACTGTTCTTCGGTTCGCGCAAGTTCGCGATTCAAAGTTAACGTGTTCAGTTGGCTTGTACCAAAATGGAATTTAATCTCTTTCATAACATTTACTCCTTGTCGGTTGATGAGAACTTTTTATATCGCCTCGCAAAGAAATATAAAAAGTTGGCCTAATAACGATTCACGTTCCTTCGCAAAACTAATTATTAGGCCATGAGCAAATTGCCCTAAACGCACAAATCAAATTTGTTACTCGTCGTCTTCCTCTTCTTCCTCTTCCTCTTCGCGGTTAAAAGGAAGGTTGACTGTCTCTTCGATTGCGTCACCGTCAAATTCTTCGGTGAAGGTTTCTGCTTCACTTTCGAAATCAAAATCAGGCTCGTCATCATCGAACGACAAAGATTCATCAACGCGCTTTTTATTTTCCATGTAGAAAATCGCGTCACTTGCCATGTTGGTTAACGTGGCATCGTTTTTCATATCAAGTTCAGCTTCGATAAAGCGCTGTTCCCACGTACGGCGCGGAACTTCCATAATCTGATCCGCATGGTCTTCTACTTCTTCGCCGCCCTGAATAGGCAGGCCAAGAAACTTAACCAGCGCACGGACGGAACTAAGTTCCACGTCGCAGATCATTTCATACAGCGATTGCTTTTCGATTTCGTCGCGCTGCTCAAGCAGGAAGTTTTCCAGCTTCGTGCTGTCCTGAATTTCAACTTTAGTTACTGCGCGGTTGTCCGGTTTGACTACGCAACGCAGAGCGATGAGCGGAACTTCTGCAAAGGATTTGCCGATGTTCATCAAAATACACATATCAACAAAGCGCTCAGATTCGTGAACGGCATCACCTTGCACAACACAGCGCATCACAGCACGATCAAAAATCTCTTCGCCATTAGAGCAAGTGATTTTGATTGGCAGTGCATCGCCATACATTTTCGCAACGGCCTGAGAAAGCAAAAGCCCCGGCACATGCGCAGCAAGAAGTTTGCCGTCGCGCAGGAAAGAAAACGTGATACCACCAAAGCCAGTTTTACGTTGTACGGTTAACATGATTATCTCCAATTATTTAGACTGATTGATTAGGAATTCAAGCAAAGCTGCATCGGCATTGTTTCGAGCTTTCAAAGTTATGCCCATGTTTTCTGCCGCATCGACAACCGTTGGAAAATCCAGATACTCCAAGATCTCGTTTACGGCGTTTTGAACAGGGGCATCAACTTCACCAATGTTCAGAGTTTCAGCAAGTTCTTTAAGCGTGTCTATCGGCAACGAAAGCAGCAAGAATTTTAATTGCTGATATGTGCCAGAGGCTTCACGTCTTTCTTCCGGTGAAAGTTTTTCCGCTTTTACGCGGCGGCGCTTGTTGTCTAACAACGTTGCAGGCGCACGTTCTACAGCTTCATGCTGAACTTCTTCTTCCACTTGCTTTTTACTTTCTGTAGGTTTAACCACTTCCTTTTTATTCTTCGGTGGCGTTTCTTTTGCCTTCACAGGTTTTGCTACAATCGGTGCAGGCTTTTCTGTTTCACCAAAAGACTCGTCTCCGAGTTCAATCAAATTTCCCTTATACCCTTTTTCAGAAAAAGTAATTCCTACGATACTTGTTGCGCTATGAGGCAACTCAATCAAAGTAAAATCTGGAGCGTCGTGTTTTACCAGCGCCCAATCGCCGTGTATTGCGCGAAAGTTAAAATCGGCAAGAACGTTCTCAACTAACTTTGGCAGTTTGCGACGTGAAGTGTTTTCAATACTGCGGTGAAGATCAACAACAGAGATACGAATAAAGTTGTCGTTAAACAACTCACCCTTTTCGTAAAGTCTACGGCGAGTCACTTCGTTTTCTTCGAAGATGCTTACCAGTGCTGAACGTACCGCTTCAAAATCACTCTGACTATTTTCAGCAGACATAATTAGGATTCCATTATTTCAAGAAACGAAAGTACAGGACTTTCAGGAATGAAAACTAACGTCGGGCCAGTTGGCAGATCCTTTTTCAAGGTGACGTGAGTCTTTAAAAAATTGGTTCCATCTGCAACCATCCAGCCGCCATAGAAGTTATGGAACTTTGGATAGGCCAGCAGTTCGACGATAGTTCCGATCACCTCAAGATACGAATACTCTTGAATGGTGTGCGCACCGAAAGGATGATCATCAGGCAACTGCGATTGATAGCCATGAATTTGCTCAAGCGGAACACTGAAAGCAATAGTGCCACGATCCTGCATAAAATGATCGACGCGTCCAAAAATATCATCAAGCGCCAACGCACACACTGCTTTGCACACATTCTGATTTTGTTTGTTGCCGTTAAAAATCTGCATAAGGATTCCTTAGTGCGAAGTTTGTTTAACACGGTAACGAACAACCGTGCGCGATGTTGTTTCAATAACTGACTTAGAAAAATCAATGCCACGCATACGTGCAGCAAACTCGAAATCGTTTAAATCAATTCCCGTAGGAAACACAACCTTGCCAGCGGTCTGCAACTCAGCAAGTTTTTGTGCAATGCTCATTAACGTATGCCTTCTTAAACTTTGGGTTGAAGACGTGCCAAGCAAACTTGCGCACATAATAAAGAACAGAATGCGAAGCGCTGAACACATCAACACGGAAACTTTCTGGAGCCATGTTATATTTAACTTTGCCCCAAACGATAGCGCTCACAATGTCTTCCAACATCAGTTCAGTTGTGAACATCGGAAGAATGGAACGCTCTAAAAAGATTCGCGCCGGACGAGAAATGCCAGAAAGAATGTTTTCACCGTCATGCGTTAAACGAATTGCATCAGCGAAATTAAACTCACCCGGTACGAAAAAGGGAATCCACTTTCCGGTCATTGAGATTTTGAAAGGGGAAATAATTGTTTTCAGGAAACTGTCACTGTTGCGCAGATACTGACGCAAGAAATGCAGGCGCATGTTCTGTTCATCAATTCCCTGATAACCGTCAATCTCAACCGGAACTTTTACCATTGTCCACTTGTGCGAAAACAGATCCATATTCGAAGAGTAACCTTTCGAAATACGGAAATCTTTGCAGGTGCCTAACGCGACTTTCAGAACTTCGGATTGCAGAGCGATCAGGTTATTCAGGTCAACGGCGGTTTTGATAGCGAACATATAGAACTCCTTTGCAGTCTATATTTGGGTTAAGTTGGATACTGCCTTCCTGTTTAGTTTACCGAAAAGCAGTACCGAAAACCAGCGGTATTTTGGACACTTATTTGCAGAGATCGACCAGCTCCACAGTATAGAATCCGTCAACAGGTTCGTTTCTGCCGTCCTTGAATCGGGCAAAGAAAGGCAGCAGCTTGATTTCTTTGTTTAGCTGTTTTGCCAGCGCATCGGTAAACAACTTTTTACGTGCCAGCAGTTTTTGATACGCAACTTCGTCGCCTTTCTCTTTGAAGTTGTGCAGACCGCGCTCCAGATTTTCCATGTGATTTGTGAAAAGCGAATACTCTAAATATTCGTCTGCGTTAGTCAGTGCTTCACAGTCACCGCCAAACTTTTCATAGAGCGCAGTAAAGAAACTGATTTTGCGATCAGCGCTATCGTCCATCTGACCGTAACTTGCTTTCGGATATTGATTGTGCGCCTGAACACCATCACATTCGAAAATAAAACCATCGTACTTTTTATCGTTCTCGTCGCCGTAATCACACGCAACTTTGTGGTGCTCTTTGCAAACGGCTTCGATAAATTTCACATCCACAATATCGACCGAAAGATCCGTTGTTGGATAAGAATGTGCTTTTTCGAGCGGAGTATTGCGGCCTTCAAATTTAAACTGAAAAGCAAAGAACACATATTTTTTGTCGAGTTCAAAACGCATGATAAAGTTTCCTGTAAGAGAAGCGCCCCGAAAGGCGCATAAGATTATTTAGTCCAGTTGTAGTTTTGCAGTGCTGCGCGAATAACGCGGCTGCGAATGTCTGCCTGCGCTTTGCGTCCGTACGCTTTCCACAGCGAAGGCTTAACGGTTGTGTAATCCGTCATGCCGTCATTGAACAGTTGCATGTTTTCCTGCGCCTGACGAACCACCACAGCAACCAGACGCTTGATTGATTTGTTCAGCGTGGCTTTGATTTTCAGATTGCCTTTGTCGCTGGTACGAACCACAACACGCAAAAGCTGTTCGCTGCTTACAGGCAGAACAACCGGATAATCTTTCTCTTTCAAAGTCAGTTTAACTTTGGTTGTTTCCACGGACTGAGAAATATTCATCAAGCCGGTAATTGAGCGTTGCAGAAGAACATCATAAACAGATTTCTTACTCATAGTCGCCTTTAAACCTTTGTCACTTTCGGGTTAAGATTGAAATTCTTTTGAACATACAAAGCGCCTTTACCTGCGGCAACTTTGAATTCCAGTACCTGACCGGAATCTTCAAAAGGATGTACGCCCTGCGGAAGATCGGTAACGATGATAACTTTATCCGGGCCGTCACCTGTCAGAACTTCAACGCGTTTGATTCTCAGATTAAAGTTTTCCATCGTTAGTCCTCAAGTTCGATACTGACCAGACAGACAAAGAAATCATCACAAGGCAGCACAACAAAGTTGACGACGCTTAACATGCTGTCTGCGCCTGCTTTGAAACTTGCCACGTAACAATCAGTGTCTGAGGTATTTGTTTGCTGCATGAAAATTTCTTTCAACAGCATTTTGTATTCGGGATCTTTCGGCGTAAATTCCTCACGCGTGTAGCCAAGCATTTCCAGCAGGACGCGAGTCTTGACGCGATAGCCGCCTTTCGAAAGCGCATACACAAACTTGATCGGAAGATGCGTTTTGTTTGTGCCGTGAATTTCGTTGTAGCGCAAAACAAAACCGCTTTCTACCTGACGAAAGAAACGCTCAGTGCCGACCCACAGTTTATGTTGAAGCCTGACAGGACGTGTGCGCAACTCGTGTCCGTTGACTTGCATAGCGCCGGAATTAATATCGAGTTTCATTCGGTTCCCCTTTAGGCTGGATAGGCCAGCTTTTTCTGTTTCGTTTTGCCCGGAGAGTTTTGTACCACGCGCCCTCAATATGTCCTGAGAACTTTCCAACAGGTTCGTTTTCCATTTGGTGAAGCCCGATCAGAGAGGCACACAAATGGTTTGAATCAAACCCAACAAATCGACACGCTTTATCAATCATGGTGCGATAGTTGTCATTCAAACGAATGATAATGGTGCCTGACTTGAGATCAAGTTTCGAATAAAAAGGAGTAAGAGAATGCGAGTAGACCGGAACACAAAAAGGCAAAACGCCGCGCTGGTATTTACCAGTTGAAGTAACCACCATCTGCGAAAAGAAGTGCAGATGTTCAAAGTAGTTTTTCATCACGACGTTTTCAAAGTAGTTGCCGCCTTTGTTATGCACGTTAACTTTAATCAGGAACACGCGGTAATTCACCGGACGATGATTAAGCATATTGCGCTCAATTGCGAAACTACAAAGTTCGTTCTGCAATTTGGCGACTTGCTCAATGTCTTTCAGAGAATCAATTCGGAACATAATACCGTCCTTTGAGGTTTAGCGAATGCTATGGATGTAATCCAGCATTTCACTTTTATGCGAGATAATGTATCGATCAAAAAGTTTCTTTGCCTGCGGCGTATTGAATTGCAGCGCACGTAAGAAATCAATTCGGTCATACACAAAGTTAATCAGACTGTCACCTGACTTGTACTGCGGCATTTGCTTTATAAGTTCGCCCCGCAAACCCTCAACAATTGTCACAGCGCGGCCAGGCATAACGCCCCACAGAATATCAGAGTCACGCAGAACTTTTTCATAAACCGTTTCAGGCTTACGCTTTTCAGTATACGGATACTCAGTTATATAAATCAGCTTTTCAATTTCAGGAAGAAGCCGTTTAAAATCTGAATCCGGTTTCGAGGCCCACGTCCAATCGCGAAGTGCTGCAATCGCATTTTGAATGTTCACGTAATCTTCGTATTCGCCTAGTGTGTGATCCATATCATGAATCAACGCAGCAGCAAGCAAACAGAAAACTTCGTCACGGTTTTGTTGCGCCTCTTCTGGAAGCAGAGACATACACAGCAGCGCCACGCCATCCATGTGAAGATTGGAATGATAAAATGCGGTGCTGCGAACAACGTTGTTTTTCTGAATCCATTCGCGGTACTCAACTAAATTGTACTCGCTACAAAAACCGTTTAGTCTTGCCTCAAACTCTACACCTGTTAAGAGTTCCATTTTATTCTCCTAGCAGTGAGACTCTTTACTGCTCACCGCCGATCACTTTTTATGATCGAGACTGCTTGCCTTCCCTTGCCAGCCTTCCCACATTGCTTCGCGAATAACAAAGATCATTTCTTTGCCGAGTTTCTTTTCCATGTTTTCCGCGAACCATTTTTCAAATTCTTCCCGCTCTGTCATTTTAATCTCCTTATGCAGCAGTTGGAAAAATATAACGCCACATATTAACTACAATGTTTGCGTCAGATTTCTTTTTGCGATGAATTACAACAGGTGCATTTCCTGCAAAGAAGCCGCGCAAAATACCCGCGCTAACTTCTTCGATATGCAGGCGCTCATAAGCCTCTGGCGCACCGGAGCCGATTTCGTCCAACGTGCTTACATGCAGCGGAACACGTTTCAGATAATACTCCAGCACTTCCAGAAATTGCGGAGTAAGTGCAATGTTGCTTTCTCCACTTTCGAAAACGTAATCTCTGACTGTCTCTGTGTTTGAAACAGGAATGATCAGCGGAAGCGCATCAACAGGACGCGTATTCGCGTACTTGTCGTAAAGAGAAAATACATGCGGAAAACGATACTGAATTTCAGTACAGAAATCGACGACAGTTTCTTGCTCAATATCTTTCACGATTAACGACAGTAGTGCAAATTCTTGAGTCGGAGCGAAAGGCTTTAACAGTTCGATTTGCAAATCAAGTAAAGCGTTTACGTTCATAATTCAATTCCTTATTTTTTGTTGAGGATGCGTACAACTTCTCCCGCATGATTGCGAAGTTTGTTAAAGATTAAAGCGTGTTGTTCGCTTTTGGTTTTGTAGCAGTCGATCACTTCCATGATCTGATCACCCAATTCACGGGCAACTTTATAACGATGGTTCAGAATAGCCCGATACATCGCACAAGTTTTGTCGGCAACTAGCGAGATAATGTCGCAACTACAAGATCTTCTTTCGAGTTCAAGTTTAAACGCGATAAAGTCGAGAGCAAGTTTTCGCGCTAGTGCCTGAGTCCGTAAACTGTCCATCTTTGTATTCCCTATATCCGAGTTGAATGGTTGAGTGGCCTGACCTTTAGTTTATCTTAAAATTTGCGTTAATTCTACTGGTATTTTGGACACAAATTTGCAGAGATAAATGGAAAAGGGAACCTATAGTTTTCGTCCATAGATTCCCTTGAGCATGTTAAGTTGTGCGGCGATACTGCTTCATAACTTTTGCGTAATACTGCGGAGATCTTGCGCCGCGCTTGTATGCCGTTTTGCCTACGTTGTAAGAATGCACAATGCACCTAACATTGTTTCGGCAGCCAGCTTTCAAGTCGGCAACAATCTCTGCGGCCTTATCCACATTTTTGCGATAGTTCATCATCTGTGCGCGGGTAGTGCCGTGGTATTTTGGAACCACCTGACACATTCCAATCGCGCCACGATTGACGACACGTTTTCGGAAATGAGATTCGGTCACGCATAACGAAACCAGAAGTTTTTGATCAATGCCGTGGCGTTTTGCCGCCGAGTCGAACACTGCACCAAGATCATCTGGCTGCGGTAAATGCGAGTATAACTTTTGCAACCGACGAGTCGCCGTCTTTTTGACTGCCGGATGCGAAGAAGTTTTTTCTCCTTTGTACTGAGTTTCAGAAGAAACAGAAGCATCTACTGTGAAGGGAATAACGAGAGTTAGGATCAGTCCCATGCAAATCATATTGGCACGGGAAACTCTTTTGATCACCTCGAAAAAGTTAACGTTCATTGAAAGGAAATTTTCTCCTAGTTGTGTTGTCGCTAGGCCGTCATAATATCAGACCGTAAAGGTTTTTGAATTGTACTGTTCCCCTCCTATCTCTTACCAAACAATCATAGTTGTATGGATCGATCCAAATCACTTGCCATCGACCTGCTTGATAGAGATATAAGCGACCTAAGATAAATCTTTCACTGCGCATTTTACGCAATGCCTTTTCACAATGCAGACGAAAAAATTTCTCGTTCGCTTCGTACTCATTTCGCGCCAAATATAACAGAACAGCCCGAAGATTTTTAAGAGGCGTGTCTCGTTTCATAAAGCGACCCATACGTTAAAATTACTTGCTTATTTGTCAGTGCTTCCGAAACCACCCACACCGCGCACTGTTTCAGATAATTCCGAAACGATGTTTGGAGTCATGCGATTTGTGCGCACAAACAAAAGTTGACCCAGCGCAGTGCCGCGTTTAATTTCAAGTTCGGAAATTTTATAAACTTCCTGTTGCTTAAACTCATCGCCGTCCGGTGTTTTAATTTTAACGCCACGGATTTGATACTGAGTGACTTCATCGATCTTAGAACCGCCACCGTTCAACCATGCTGCCGCCATCCACGTTCCGCGATAGTCAGAATCGATCAGGCCAACAGTGTTAGCCAGCGCCAGACCAAACTTCGCGCCGCTGCCGCTACGAGGCAAAAGGATACACGCAAAGTCCGGATGAAACTCAGCGCGGAAACCGAGATCGATCATTTTGGTTTCGCGAGTGATAACCAGATCTTCCTGTGCGAAAACATCCAGCGCAGCACTGAACGGAGTGCCGTATGCAGGCACGATGAAATCAGGGTACTTATCCAGATCCGGACAAATGTTGAATGCTTTGATTTCGGTGCTCAGTTCAACTTGATTGGTCATGTTCTTTACCTTTGCTTTATTGATAATGAAAGTTCAAACGTGAATGTTTCCACGCTCTTGTTAATCATGCACTGGACAGTTTTGCCTAAGTGCAGTTTGAATACCATGCTGTTGCATCCACAACGCGCCGCATGTTCTGCTATCGCAACATTTACGTCGCCAATAGATTTGACGATGCCGATATAGAAAGGCAATCCGAAAGTAGAAAGGTACGCATAAAACTCTTCACCTTGCTTTAAGCGATCAAGGAAATTGTTTGAGTGCGGTTTATCCTTTGCGACAATCGTATTCATTTTGCGGGAAGCGGCACGAACGTTTGGCGCGGTCATGCGCGTTCAACGCTGTAATGGCATTCGGTTGCGTTGATGATCTTGCCTTCCAAGAAACCCTCATCAATACGAATCAAGGTAAGTGGGCCTCGATCAAAAATCACGGTGCCGCGTACAACACGGCGCAGATTGCCGTGGAAAAATACTTGCACTGTTTTTCCTTCGTAACAATGCTTGCTAGTCACAGGCCCAAGAAAATCATAATGTTCCGGATGGTTTTTAAAACTCAACGAATCCATGTAGTGCGTGGTGTTGTCGTTAAACTGATCATCATCCAGACGCACAATTTCACGATTCGGAGTTTCTGCATCGCTGCGAACGATCACGCCGCGCAGAGTTTTATCTGAACCGTCTGCCAGTTTGATAACGAAAGAAACTTGCTTATCCAGAGACTCAGGATTTTGAATTGGAAAGCGAATGAAGTTTACGGTAGAAACAGCGCCCATTATTTTACCCTCAGACAAAAACAAGAAAAGCGCAGCAGATGCCACGCTTAGTTTTGGTTTACAGATTCACGACACACGTTTCATCATGAATCGGAAATTCGTTTGCATCAAGTTCACCAGAAAGGCGAATCAAGTGCATGTACATTTCGCCGTTGCCTGCGCTGTTGATCATAACCGCGTTCGCAACAAAACTGTTGTCGATTTTCTGAATAATGATTCCTTTCGAATCAAGAATGCCAACCAAATCAGTTAACGAGTAAAGGCCGTTGGCATAAAGAGTGATTGCCTCAAGCGCAGGTTTTGGAATAATAAGTTCTTTCATTTCTTTCACCTTACATTGACTGCAAGAGTTTGAGATCTTCTTCGCTCATTAAATCGCGGAAAGAAGGTTGATTTGAATTTGCGGTACGTCCGATATGATGCAGACGAATTGCTGCACCAACAGCGTCGTCGATTGCGGTACGTGCATCAACGCCACTCATAATTTTTGCGATGATTTCTTCGCGGTGCGGAAACAAGGAAGTTGTGTTTAATCCTTCTGCCTGCAAACGAATCATTACTTCGGTTTGCATAACTGCGTGAGTTTTTACCATCACGTCCATTGCTTTCTTGCGATTCAATTTTGCCACAACTTAATTCCCCGCCATTACTTCGTCATGGATAGCCGTCAGTGTATCAAGCAGGCTTTTCTGAGAGTTGTAATTATCCATGATGTTTTTGTTAAACGCGCCGATCTCAAATGCGTTGTTGTCCGTGCTTACGAAATCGTAACGAATAGGTGACTTGTCTTTAAATGCAAAAACAATCGTTACGCCGTAGTCCGTGCTTTTAACGCTGACACGTTCGGCCTTTTCAGCAACAGAACAAATCAGAGGCCACATCGGGCGCGTTTCATAAAGCGAGGAACTTACGTTGAAGTCGATCTCAGCAGTTTGCAGGAAATCAAAACCTTTGAAGGTTTCCTGACAGTGCTTGTTGACCTGTTGAGTCAGTGCAAGATCTTTCATTACGATCTTTGGCTCAGAATAACTAGCATTTGATTGCTGTACCGATGCAAACAAAATTGCAGATAACACGATGCTAGAGATTTTCATTACAATATTTCCTTATTGATGTTGTTTGGTTGTGAACACGACGCGTTCAGAAAATTCGTTTAATACATTCCAATCAGTTTGCGATCCGCTTTTCATTTTAAGCAGACGTGCAACTTCAATTGCTTTTTCAGCAGTTGAGAAACTTGCAACCTGACCAGCCAATCCGATCTCATCCATGAATGGGCCGGAGTAACCTTCGCCTAAATAAACTACGTTAGCGTTTGCTACAGCATAGTGAGCCATGAGCGTTACCCTTCCTTTAAAATTGCTTGACGATAAATTTCGCTAAACGTTACTTTAGCGGAAGAAGCAGAATTTTGTTGAATCAGTTCTGCACGGCGTTTGTGCGACTCCTGTTCCTGATTCAACTGGTAAAACTTTACGGCCTCAACCGGAGTAACGCGCTGTGAGATTGTCATGTAAAGCTCCTTTCTGAAAACCTAAGTTTTAGGAAAGACGCCTCAGCAGCCCTTCCCGCCGGACAAGCCCAATTGCCTGCCCGTTGGTTTAGACTACCTGAACAATCGGGCCAAAACCAGCCCTATTTTAGACAGTTATTTGCAGACTTCCTTGTGTCGAATTTCGCAGTATGGATGATGGTATCAACCATGCAATGTACGGTATCGCCGCCCAACATGCCATAGCCGTACTTTTTGGAATCTTCCGGTGCCAGAGTCATTCCCCAGCCGCCTTGCGATTCGTGGTACTCGTCAAAATACAGCGGCGAGTAGTGAACATCGTAGCCTTTAAATTTATAGCGACGGGCTACTTCGCAAATACGAACATACTGCATGTGGTAGGAAACATCCTCCAGTTCGTAACTTCCTTTGTCGATAATACTCTGAACCCGAACTTGATCGGGAAATTCAAAGCGGCCTTTTTCAAAGTGTTCCATGATCGCGCACGTAATAAAATTGGCGCTCAGTTTAAAACTAGCCAGATACAAAATCAGCGGCGTTGGATTATTGTGGCGAGTAAGCGCACGAATGATTTTTGGATCAGGCAAATCTTTAGCAGGTATTGGTTTTTGAGGTTTGATTCCATTCGCAAGGAACGGAAGAAAGGATTTGGTATCCGGATAGGATTGCAGGCTTTCGAGAAGTTGTTTAACTTTCTCTGCGCGGGTTTTTGCTTCGGTATCGCAAAACACATTGTGAAGTGCCGAGATTTCTTTATCAGAAAATCCAGCCAGTTCTAAAATTTGTGCTTCCATCAAATTTTCACCCTTTAAAAGAAGTGGCCTGAATTAACAGGCCAGCTTTGTTATTTGTTTGCCATGCGCTCCATAGCGTTCATGAACATTTCAGCCAGACGCGGCGCACCGAGTTTCTTCAAACTGAGATCGCTGTATCCACGCGCTGCCAGTTCCTGAATCAGTTCCTGACGATTCAAAGCAGGAATCACATCACGAAAGTTTTCTTTCGTAACTTTCCCTTTAGCGGCAGGCGCAGGTTCAGGTTCAGGCTCAGATTCGTTTTCACGCTTAATTGCCATCAGTTCTGAATAGCTCATAGTCTGCGCACGGCTATAGCTAACCCACTTGTTTGATACCACAAGTTCGATCAGGCTGGCATGTTCCGTAGAGATAGTAACTTCATCGCTGTCATCTTCGTCACTTTCAACTACAGTAGTCTGTTCAGATTCTGGAACAAATTCAGATGCAGCAGAATCAGGATCGATTAACGGTAGAGTATACTGTTCAGCCGTGGCATTGATCTTATCAGCGTACTCATAGAACTTATAAGGCTCGTCTGCATCTTCCACGATACATTCGATTTCTTCAAGAAGCTCACTGATAGAATACGTGTGAAGGTTATCAATAGAGACTAACGATCCAAGCAAGGTGCGCAGAACAGAACGACGGAAAGCAGAACCTTTGTGAAGATTTTTCTCCTGCCACTCAATGAATTTAGTGCGCAGCGTATCAGCAGGATCAACATAATCATGGAAATCAATATCGGTCAGCTCGAAAAGTTTTTGCACAATTTCGTAGTGGCGAAGTTTTTTGATCTCGTCCATAGACACGATCTCACCGATGCCTTTCTGCAAAGTATAAAGCGCGTTGCCTAGTACCACGGTAGGCTGAAACTCAAGCTCCTTGAATACGTCAATACCGGCTCCGTCTTTAATGCGGCGCATAATTTTTTCTTCAATCTCAGCAACAGAAAAAATAGGGTGTTCGCCTTCTTCCTGTTCGTCCTCGTCTTCCTCTTCTTCTTCGGAATCGGATTCTTCATCGTCGTCTTCTTCCACAGAATCATCGTCCGATTCATCATCCCAATCGTCGTCTTCGTCGTCTTCCTTTTCGTCGTCTTCCTCTTCGTCGTCTTCCTCTTCCCCTTCAATCTGGAGATAGACGTGAGTTGCAAACTCATCAAACGCGACAGACTGATTAGAATTGTTGATCGCATTAACGTCAATCATTTCTTGAGGGTCGCCTTTGTGTGCAGAAATACATGCAGCAACAAAACAATCGAAAAATTCTTCGAAGTCGGTATCGTTAAAATCTACCCAACGATTAAACGATTCTGCGGTGATAAAGTATTTATCGCGCAGACGTTTCAGAATTTCCTGCGGCCCAAGCAAAGCAAGGTTAGTTGCTAGTGTCGGAATGCGGGTAACTGTTTCCAGACCAATAATGACAGCAAAGCGTTGAACCGTTTCAAAAGGGAAAACACTGCACAGGTGCCGGAATACGTCTTTCCCGATCTCACTGTTATCATCAACAATGGTTTCAGGACTAATGCGAGAGCGCAGAGAAATCCAGTTAGAAGATTCGCCTGCCGCATCGAATGCGTAGCGCTGCGTAAAGAATTCATTCAGGCCAGCACATACCGGAAACACGCGGTAGAAGTTTCTCAGGTCAGCAAACAGATGCGCCAAAAATGCGCGACGATCTTTGCGGTCAAATGGAATATGACACAAAGCGGCCAGGCGAGAAAGTTCGTTGTTGTTCTCCACGCTCAGAAGATCGTTAACATCAAAACGGCGAGTCAGTTGCAGCGTGTCAGTCACAACGCTTTCAATTGTCATCACGTTAAGATTTGCAAACTCTTCTGGCAACTCATCGCCATTGAAAACCATACCGAGGAAACCAGAACACTCAGACGGGTTAAGATGCTTCTGCATAAACGCCAGCAGGGTTTGTTCCGGCGTCTGGTCAGCAACAACGTTTTGCTGATAGCTAAGAAGATTGTCAAAAGCCGCTGCAATCTCTTTCAGTGCGGTAGCGCGACGTGCAGGATCTTTAGGCAGATTGATATAATCAAACATTGGCTTCTTCCTCTTCAACGATGTTTGCGCCCATCAGAAACTCGATGATCGCGCCGTGTTCTGTTTTTACGTCGCTGTGTTCATCAGCGCCAGCAAGATAAGTTTGATACTCTTCAAGGAAATTCATTTCCTGAATTTTCGCCAGCAGATGCTCACGATTCATATCCTCTTCTGCCGGAAACTCATCGTTGATTACATACAGGCTGTGTAGCTGATCAAACGTCAGTGCATCCAGCACGAAATCTTTGTGAACCTTCGGATCGATTTTTGGATCGTACGTGCGAGAAAGCAGACGTTCCTGAACCAGTGATTCGCAATCGCCAAAGTTAAACCACAGTTCAGACTTGTGCGGCTGAATGTTGTTTGGCTCCAGAAAGTTTTTGTTGAAGAAGTTGCGAAGCGTGTCGATGTGCTTGCCGCTATCAGCCAGACGGTTAGACAGCAGATAAACAACACGCGTACGATCAGAACAATCGACGTTTGTGATTTCCATCGCTTCTAAAACATCGGTAAGCTGCTTGTCGTTGAACAGCGCCAGTGCATACCACCATTCGCCTTCTTCCAACAAACGCGCAATAACCAGATCGCCATTAATTTGCTTGCTCATCTTTTTACCCTTAAACAAAATCGTCTTTTAAGTCGGCACGAAAACCAGCAGCCAGTTCCGGCGTGATCTTTTCGTACGTGTAAGTTAATGCTTCGAACACCGCAAGAGTTTCGTCTTTCGGTTTCCAGTTCGACCAATCAACCCATTCAGCATTCGCTTTGTATGTTTCAATGCCTTCATAGATCATATCGGTAACGCTTTCTGCAAGCAGCGAATCTTCGTAGTCTTCATCAAAAATGTCTATGCCGATAGAAGCCATCAAATCATCGCGCTGTGATTCTTTAAGCGCGTTGTTCAGGAAGTCCAAAATCTTTTGTTCCTGACGATGATAAACAACATAGTCCATCATCATTTTGAAAAGCTCAAGGCGCGTTTTATCTTCAAACACGCGAGGATCTTCTTCGGGCATCAGCGCGATAAGTTGCGGAACACTTAGCTTTGAAAGTTCCTCCGCACTATCCTGCATGTTTTCTTTATCGACCAGAACATCAGCCGCACGACACGCCGCCACCAACTCAGTTGGATGCTGTGTCATCAGATACGCCTGAATGCGTTCGTCCATAATAAAGTCAGCAGGACGCGCAAACATCGGATGCTGCGTTGCCATACGAATCAGAGCGCCAACCATGATATGAATTTCATCACTCACTTTTGACAGTTCAAAAATCCGCTGCGAATAGTGCTCCAGTTCTTTTGGGTGCTGGCTCAGTTCTGCTTTTTCCAGCAACTGATAAAACTCAGGAGTGAACTTGTGTGAACCTGAACGAGCAGCAGCATAGATAAAGCGCGTACCCGAAATTAATTCTGACAGACTTGCATGAGTTTTCATAGACGCCTCAGTTTTTAGGTATCAGCTTATCACACTGCTTGTTCAAGCGGCGCAAATGCCAACGGTTGATATAGGAACGAACAAAACGGGAAAACTTTTTAAAGGACACTTACCGCCTCCGAAGAAGATCCGCTACTGCGAGGTTTTTAGCTTTTGATTCGCACATAATGTCGAAGTCCTCAAAAGACAACGCCCACGCATTAACTAATGGGTTATGAAAATAATCCGAGTGAGCACGTAGTTTTGTTTTCGGAAAAGGAATCTTGTTCTGATCCGGAAACTCGTCAGACGGAACATACTCAGGACGTGAAACAGAATAGTGCATTGTTGGGCGAACACCGCGCCAGCTTTCAATAACACGCTTAACGCGTTTATCGTTTGGCTTGATGTATTCGTTTGTCATTACCCAATGATGATGAATATCAAGAACGACAGGAAGCAGATCGCTAAGCGTTAAACATTCTTCGACGCTGCTTGTCAGTTCGTCATTTTCAACAGTCAACATTCTGCGGCATTCAGGCGACAGCAATTTAAAGTTGCGTCTAAATTCGCTGGCTCCAAGTTTGCCGCTCAGGTGAATGTTGATTTTGAAGTCTTGAAACTTTTTGCCGTAACCCATCAACGTTGCAATCTCTGTGTGATACTCAAGATCACGCAAAGAGTTTTCTACAACGTGAGGCTTGTCACTCGCAAGCACGGTAAACTGACCGGGATGAAACGAAAGCCTAACGCGATGCAAACGCGCAAGCTCACCGAGATCTTCCAGCAGCGTAACCATATTAGGCAACACATACTTGCGACTGATCTCTCTGAAACTTTCATGCGTGAATAACGGTAGGAGTTCGCTTGTTATGCGCATCATGCGTTTCTGTTCCGGACGGATAGCCAACATTTTTGTCATAGCAATAACACTACGAATGTTTGACTGTCCAATCTCAACCAGCTTTGCAATTTGTTCACGCTTAGGCAAAAGAGATAAACGCGCAGCAGTAACAGTGCGCGAAGGGAAAGGCTGCTTGCCGTCAGCACTCATATATTTACAAGCGAATCCTACACGTTGCATTAATAGTCCTCAGAAAGAATCGTATTTCGGATCGGGCATTGTGTGGCTATCAGGAATGCCATTTTTAAGAGACTCTGGTATCTCTTTACAGATATTGGATTTTGAATCGCGCAGTGCTTTTGGCAGTTCGTGCGAATCGTGTACGCGGTTGCGCATCTTATCCGGAATGCGTTTACCTATATCAGAATTTTTCATTACTCAAATTCCTCTTTCGCTTTCAGATCCGCAATGCGCTGTTTCAGTTCTTTGCGCAGCTTAGGTAAAGCAAGATGCAAATTCACACCAGACTTGCGACCAAAAGAGACAACTTTTTTGCTTACGCGTGTCACTGACATGCCGAGACTGTTGCACCAATCAATTAATGGATCGATACCCATCAGATCGATTTCGCTGTCAGTTGGATATTCAATATCGTCCTGATCTTCGTCTTCCGGTTCGTCGTCCGTGTTCTGCAAAATCTTTTGCTGTTCCTTTGCAGTCTCCAGCGATTTGATAAGCGTTTGGCGATCAACTTTACGCGCCATTGCTTCGTGAGGCATAAGGCCGTATGTCACAACAGCCGTATGCAGTTCGCTGTCTGTCTTTGCGTTCGGCCAGAAGTCATCAGGAATGTCCGGATAAGTTTCAGGTTCGTAGACAGGTTCCAGCGAAGCCCAAACCATCGAACTACATGAGCGTTGATGAATGAATGTTGCTTCGCCCCAACCAACATCGATCAAGTTCTGGCGCAGTTCTTCAAACAGCGAAGGCGGCGCAACGCAATCAATCGGACAAACTTCGACGTGAATCAAACCCGGTTTCAGTTTGAATTTTTCAACAGCGTAATCGTCGTTGAGAAACTTAACGTAATCGGCAACGTCTTTCGGATATTCTTTGTGACGCCCGTAAAAAGGAGAAGGAGTTTCACCGCCAGCGATTTCAAGCAAGCAAGTATTGATGCGCTTGCCTGCTTCTGCCAGAAACTTTTCTTGCAGTTCGCGCTGTTCGTACCCAATATCACGAAATTGTTTTGGTGACATAACTTTGCTGCTTCTGGTTATTGAATTGTGCATTTTAGTTTCCCCGTCCTTCGCGTTCACGTTGGTAGTAACAGTTATGGCAGAGATCATCCCACTCGCCGTAAACTTCACCTTCTTCCAAATCTTCGCCGCAATCCATACAATGCGCGTACGGTTCGTTTTCGTTTTCCATTTTTACCTCAACTGAGAATCTTTACTGCCGCGACGGTTGTAATATGCGTGGTGCGTTCCGTCATGTTCGGCTTGATGTTCAATGCAGTATTTTGCGTTCGGCATAACTTTCAAACGCGCTTCTGGAATGCGGCAACCACACTCCAGACAGTGAGTAGATCCCTTACCTGATAATTGTGAACGAGCAAAATCAATTTCATTGTTGATGTTGCTTTCGATGGTATCGTTCACTCCGTCATCTTTAGTAAAGCCTACTGCCATAATTACCCCTTAAAGTTACAGCTACCGACCACCGTGGTAAAAGAACAACGTTTGTCGTCCGTATTCTTTTTGCGTTTGCGAACAGTTACTTTTGGTTTAGCTGATTTAACCACTTTCGGCATTTTGGTTTGTGATTTGACTGTGCGCGGCTTGCGTACTTTCTTTGGCTCCGGAACCGGATCATTACGCGACCAATCAAAATAAAGTTCGCCGTCCATGTGATACACCATTTCAGTGTATTCAGGTTCGACAGCGTTCGGTTCAAACGCGCTGGCTTTTAACCAAGCATACGAATGGTGCATTTCCGGACTGCGATGAGTAAAGCACGATGCGCAAGCGTCCGTGTAAAAATCTTTTTCACGGCGATGCGTAAACAGCATATCGTGTTTATCCAGTGTCGGAACATCGCAGAACACTTCGTCAAAGCAAAGAACAAGGAACGGTTTTTTCTGGATGCGCTTACGTGCTTCCTTTTCCTCTTTGATGCTGCCGCGAGTTGCATCACGCCACTTCAAAACATTTTGACCATACTCACGCAGTTCGTTGTTTTCTTTTTCGTTGGAGTAGTCCACACGAAACACAACGTCCACCCACGGATTTTCTACCATGAATTGATGCGCAAGATTCATTTCCTGTTCAATGCGCGGATAGTTTTCTTTGTTGATAACAAAGTTAATATGAAAACTAACTTTCTTACCGAGGCGATTACGAAAGCGAACCAGATCATCCAGTGTCCACGTATAGTTGACGCCCATGATCTTGTTTGCAACTTCGCGATCAAAGCTGTGCATACTGATATTCAAATGCGACAGCTTGCTTTCCAGTTCGTCGTTTGTGTTGAGATCCAGAAAGCCTAAAACGGAAGAAGTCTTTTCCAGAAAGAAACCGTTTGTTGTCAGGCCGACATTCTGAACAGGAGTTTCGCGCTGAATACGATCAATCGTCTCAAACAAAAACTTCATGCGCAGAGTAGGCTCACCGCCGCTAATCGAAACGTGATCGATAATGCCGCTGTGCTGCTTGATGTGTTTAATCAAACCGTCTTGCCACTCTTCCTGTTTGGCTTTGTGTTCCATTTCTTTCTCAGGACAGAAGTTGCACTTTGCATTACACGTTACAGGAAGAATTGCAGTGAAGTTACGCAGCATATCAGGCATTGCTAAAACGCGCTTACCTGATTTCTTTTCAGCGAGACTGATTTCCCACTTTTCAAGTAAGGCACTGCGGTTGTGCGAAACAAATTCCAGACAAGAAGCAGGATAGCTTTGTTCCTGTTCGCCGTGGTTTTCAAGGAACAGCTTAACACTGCCATCATCGTTACGTGCGATCACAATGCCGCTACCGCCGAGCAAAGTTTCTTGTCCTTTCTCTTGCGGGTTAGGAGTAGCGATAACCAGATCAGCCAAGCGATACGGATTCAATTTAAAAGTCATGGTTACGCCTTACCTGTAGAAAGTGGAATTTTTGAAGCCATGATGTTCTGATATTCAGCTTCGATAAACTCTGCAAACTCCGCGCTAGGATCAACGCCGTGCTGAGAAACAACATGAACATATTCACCAGACCAGAACCAGCCTTTGTAGTCATAGTCGCTAAACTCAACAGAGCGGCTGCAATAAGGGCAAGTGCAAAGACCACGAACACGCATATAAAAACCGCCGCGCTGTGCAATCTCACACACAACAGAAAACTTGCGTACGAACTCGCGACGTTCCTGCGTCATTTCGTTTGACTCAGGAAGTTGATCGTTTTCGTAATTGCGAAACAGAGAAAAGTAGCGGCCTTCGATTTTAGTGTTTTCGTTTGAATGATTCATCTTAGTACCCCATTGATTCGATTGCGTTACGCAGATCATATTCGTTACTTTCTGCGGTGATTGTTTCACACTTACGTGGAAGGTTTTGGCCCGATGCGATGAATTGAAGTTTCATCACAACAAAGATTGCATAAAGGCGAGTTGTTTCTCTGCCTTCGTATGCAACCGCGACCATTCGAAGAAGTTTCAAGTCGTCTTTGCTAACGACAGGTTTTACTTTCGGAGTGCTCATTCTGAGTCCTCATCGCCAACAATGTTTACGTCAACCACACCAACTTCATCAAACGCGTGTCGTGCAATAGCAACGATCATTTCTGCGCGTGTAATTTCGTTAGGGTTTGCTTGAAACTTTTCAATCGCTTCATCAATAGTTGAGCTAGTGATTAGCGCTTCAAGTTCAACATCGCATTGGATTTCGAAATCTTCTTCTCTCATTATTTTTCACCTAACTGTTTTGGGTTTTTGTTTGTGGCGAAAAACATTGCCAACCATTTCCACGCAATTTTAGCTTGCGAGAATCTTTGCTTTGTAAAAAGCCCTGCAATTCTTTCCGCTTCATTTTCGTCTAACTGTTGCATCAGTTCCAACTGCTTTTCTGTTTCATCGTGCGCGTCCAAAAGACCAACACGAACAGGAAGAGTTGTATGCAGAATTGCGGTGATTTCTTTCTGGCTATTGGCTACCAGAAAAGAACAAAACTGAGTACCGAGGAAACGCATCATATCGTCGTTTGAAAGATTGTGCTTTTCGGCAACGTCAGCCATCGCATTGCCTAAGTCTTCGTAGGCGTCAGCCATAAAAGGCGGGAGTTTAACAGGCTTATCAAGTGGCAGCATAGTAAGTTCCTTATACGGGGGATTAGATACGACAAAAGGCCGTCCTCTAAGAATACAGGAAAGCCTTTCGGTTTAACAGCGGTATTTTGGACACTTATTTGCAGAGATTAAGGCTTTACCGCCGATACAAATTCAGGCGGTACAAAGTCAGTCAGCCAGACGCCGTTAGTTGTTTTCTGCAACTTGTGTCCGGCGTCGTGCATTTCTTTGGCCTTCACATAAAGAACACGGCACATTGCTTTACGTCGCGCCCCGACATTTTCAGCAGTAACCCAATCGAACGTCAGATGAACTTTGGTGCGCTGCATTGGTTTGATGCCTTCATTCAAAATCGTGTTGACGTTCTGAATTGCTGTTCCGTGATAAAGAATTTCAGGCGGCACATGATCGCCATGATCAATTTTCACGCTTTCGAGTGAGTGACCTTGAATGCAACGAATCTTTTTCTTGTCCGGTGAAAATTCGAAGCGACCTTTTTCGTCATTGGTGACAACAGAAATAAGCTGATCCATATCCACCAGCTTATCGCATTTGTTCACCAAATCTTTTGCGTCAACCCAACCTTGATCATCCATAACCAAACCAATCTGGCCCGGATTATGTCGCAGGAAAAAAGTTAACGTTACGCCAATACTTCTGCCTCTCATTTTATTACCTTCTACTTTTACGTGGGAAAAGAGACATGAATGCAGGATTCGCTTTGCCTGATTTAATCTCTTCAATGTTTTTCATTGTATCTTGCATCAAATCTGCCATCGTTTGATTTGAGATACCAAGATCATTCGGTGTAAGAATACCGAAAGGCGTAGCGTCCAAAAGAAACTGCATTCCCATCAAACTGTCATGGATACGCGTTACTTCTTTTCCTTTCTCTACATCACCGTTAAATGCGAATCGAGAAAAGATATGGCGCATTTTGTACGTGTGTATTAGCTGAATATGTGCGCTGTCCATTCCGCGATTAGCCATATACGACATTTGATATTGCAGACGCAGACTATCAAGAGTGATCTCAAGTTTGCGTAAACGCTGGCGGTATTCATCCAGCTTTGCCACTTCATCAGGCAGATTGGCTTCGCAAAAATCAAAGGCCACCATTTCCTTGTCGCCGCTTCCATAGCGACGGCTGGCGCGAACCTGTTTGAACGTGTGCGTGATAAAATAAATTTTGCGGCGCAGAGCGTGACACAAAGCATTTGTCGCCACACCGTGAAGCTGCAAACGTTCGCATGTTTCACCGTGGAATAAATCGTCAGTGTCTGCGCTTCGTGATTTGCGCTGGTAATGAGCGTTGGTGAAAAATCGAGACATTAACTTTTCCTCGTCTTGAGTTTACGATAGACAGGTAGGATAGCATTCGCAATTTCATCCAGCGCAGGAATGTATCCGTCTGATTTTTCTTTACAGAATGCTTCAAACATTTTGTTTGCATCAGAATCGCTAGGAATCTTTGCACGAAAAGTCAGATCCCATGCCTCACTAAATTCGTTGCGGATTCGATTCTTGAAATCAGAGCTACCCGAAAAGATTTCTGGATTTAAAAAATACTCCGGAAAATCTCTTCTCAGAATATCCAGACTCTCGCGAACGAAATCAACCAGACCCATTATTGCCACACGCGTTTCAGGCGAACCGGGAATAATGTGAATGCGCGTTGCACCGTGACAGCTTTGAATGTGCAGATAGCCTTCTTTGTTTTCCGGATTGTATTCGGCATAAAGCGCAGACGTGTATTCCATTTCGTTAACGTCCAGCAATCTGCGTCGAGCAAAAGCTGTCTCACTGCGCAGCGCATCTTGAAAATCGCGAAGGAACAGCAACAGGTTTTGCAGCTTTTCTTCAAAGCTATTTAACACAATGCCTGGCTTGTTGTGCAGGCTGATAGCTTTGTTGCCGTGGTGAATGAGAAGTTCCGTCTGAACCGTAGGCGGGAGAGTTTCATTTTCCGGATTAAGAACTTCTTTCGCGTAAAAGCCGATAGCGCTAACAGAGCTAGATTCGGACGGATAGAGCCAGCGACGAAAGCTAACTGATTTGAAATCTTTTTTATCAGACATTGTTATTTTTCTCACTATCCCGTTTGAAGTTGTGGCGAATCTTCTTAACCTGCACAACAATCAAAAACAAAAAGCCTGTCCAGATTGCTATATAACGCATCGTGAATGCAGGCGGGTTATCGTCCAGTACGTCAAAAAAGAAATAGGCTGTGATAGCAAGGCAGATAGACCACAGCACTGCGATGATAAAATATTTGTTGTGCATATTTATCTCCGTTTTGATTTTCGAGATCTACGTTCCAGAACTAAATTTCCTTAACGGCGTTTGGGTGGATTGCGCAGACGACGGCGAAGTTTCTCAAGCGGTGTCTTCGCCTTCGCAATTTTCTCGCGGCGCTTCTGGCGCATTTCAGAGATCTTCAAAATGTTTTTGAGGAACCCCGCCAGATGCGCCAAAATGCCAAACGAGGCGATAACATAAAACACTGTCTCACTCGTTTGGTGTATGTTCATTTAGATTTTACCTTCCTGATAAAGTTTAAACAGCTTTAACATTCCCACAGGCACGGTTTCCGATTCTGTGTTCAGCATTTCCATACAGGTTAAAGGCCAGATCTCCAGAGGGCGACCGTCAGTAAAAGGTAATGACAAGACGCCTTCTAAAATGCTTTTGCGAATCTCGTTCCACGACTTGCCTTCTTCGTTTGTGTTGATTGCTTCCCAACACTCAGGAGTAAGCTGATCAAGAAACGTAGAATGAATCCGCGTGTCTTCCAGCTTAGCGTTCGGTTGCTTTCTGTGTTGCAGTAAGCGCAGGTGTTCCGGATAGTCCGTCCATTCGATCTTTATCGGAAGAAGAAAACTTTCTTCCGGTTTAGCATCGCGCACATTTTCCAGCGTTGCCAGATACGCATTGGCTGTCCGGCCAGGCAGAAGGTTTTCAGGATCAAACTGGTTATGGTTAAAGCGAACATAGCCCAAGTTGGCAACAAACTGAAACTCTTCAAAGCGAGAACGAATCACAGGAAGAATATAACTGTGATTGATAAAGCGATAGCCTTTCACTTCCGGATCGATTTTTACTGGAAGACGAAAACCTTTTTTATCTTTGGTGTTCAGTTCCATCCAGTAGATATACTGACGATGAATGATGCCGTTAATTGAAAAGTGTGCCTCGCCAAACTGTTCAGTTTTGAAATGTTCAAGACGCATCAGTTTTCCTCCACGTCACAATCACAGGAACCGCGACCGCAATTTTCGCAGTCAGGTAAGCACTGGCAGGATTCAGAGTGGCAGTGAGAGCAAATATCTTCTTCGTCACAATCCTCTTCGCTTTCGCAGTCGCAGTCATCGCCAATCTGACCGCCGCAAGTGTCACACCACTGAGTTTCTTCTTCCTTGTACATATCTTCGTACGCGTGATCGGTGGCGTCGATGATTGCAGGACTCAGACCCGTAAAGCGCGACACACAATCACGCGCATAATCGAGCATCTGCTCTTTGGTGTACGCCGGATAACTATGATCCGCAAACGTCGCTTTGGGTTTAGGCAGCGACACGTAACCAGTTGGCAAAGTTTTCGCGGCTTGTTCGTCTTCCGGATCAAGGCGAACATCCAGACGGTACAAAGCAAAACTTAATGCACTACGCGCATCGCGAATAATGATTTCAGAATCGAAAAGATTTGTGCAAACGATCACAATGTCTTTGCCGTCATTCTCACTGCACAAAGTTACAGTGCCGTTGTCGTTGTCCAGCGTGATTTGCTGAGGCTCAACTTTAACGTTAAGAGAATCGCCGTGATAAAGAACATCGCGATATGCAGCAGAATGATCGCCAGTACCCATAACCAGAGAAAGAAGGCTTCCGAAATTTGTCATGATGAGTTTCCTTATTTGCTGATCCACGCACGAATGCGAGAAATTTTCGATGTGCTTTCGTACGCCATAACATGCAAGGCACGATCCAGAGAACCAAAGATGCCAGTTGTTTCATTCAACTTAGCTGGCAAGTCGCCTTCATATTTCAGCGCCACAGCAACAATAGCTTCCTGCTCCAGAGCCGCAAGATCTTTTATAATCTCTGAAAGCTCTTTGCTTGTGATACCAAATTCTTTGCGCAATAACGGACGCAGATAAATAGATTTTTTGTGTTGATGTACCCACGCATGGGCGCATTCAATCAAAGGACGATCAGTTGGCTCTTTGATTTCCGGCTCAGGAATATCAAATGACTTTTCACCCGGTGTAGGAACAGTATGTGCGCCCCAGCTTTCGTCTATTGCGTTGTTTGATTGCGTGTCCTCAATGTCACGGTTGTTTGCGCAGTCCAAAACAAAATGCAGCGCGTGAGTAGCTTCGGCAAAAACAACGTTGCGGTAAATTGGATCTTCGCATTCGTGCGCAACGGCGCGAACCATAATGTTTTTACCGTGGGAGAAAATAGAAAACGTCAGGTTCACGTCTTCGGAGAAATCAAGCACGGTAATGTTGATTGAGTTTTTATTGATTGTGGCTGAAAAACCTTCGTCAGCCAGCATTGCGCGAATGGTAACAGCGGCGATGTTGTTCGTTGATTGGCGACCAAACGCTTCAACAAAAATTGCAGCAATCAAAGTCAATTTATCGTTCATTACTTGATCCATCCTGTCATGCGTTTGATAAGAGATCTTTTGTTTCGTGCGGCTAAGCGGTACGCCTGAACTTCACCAAGCAGCAGCGTTAAGACGGCAAACATATCATAGGTATCGTCTTCGATTTCGTCGCGATCCGTATACGCCATATATGCTTCTTCAACTTCTTCTGTTTCAAGATTGCCAATATCTCCAACAACCAAAGAGAACGGACGGTTTTTTGTTTCGACACAGAGCATACTCAATGTCTCTTCAAAAAATTCATTATCCTTGTTTTGGCAATACCAAATCACCGCTTGCGCTTTGAGGCGAATGCGCATTTCGTGAGATTCGTTTTCAAACTCGCGTGAATTTATCGCAATGTGGTCAAGAGACGAGAAAGGTTCAGCCATATAAAATTCGGCGTGTTGAACCAGATCCTGAACTTCTTTAGACAGAGGTTTTGACGAGTCACCTTCAAGAAATTCTTTTAATTCGCCAACACTGAGTTTGCGTGAAGTGTCTTCTTCATCGAAATCTTCGTTGCCATCCCACTCTTCGCTGTCATCTGACTCTTCGTAGGTTGGGTTTTCGAAACGATACCAGAGCGGTTTTAATTCACCTGTTGGTTCGATAACTTTTTCTTCCACAGCGCAAAGGACAATCCACTTAACAGCCTGCTCGATGGTTTCAAAACGAGCGGTTGCTTTGTGGTAATGATCATTGAACTCATCGGTCAAAATAACTTTCAGGTTATTTGAATGAGGGAAAATTTCAGCTTCAATGTCGTGGTTGGAAAAGCCGCGAGTAAGTTTCGCAGAGAGTTTGCCTTGATCCGATTTGGTATAAACTTGAGCGCGAGTAAGTTTGCTGAACTCGCGAAGTGTAAGAACGATTCCGCTATCGGTGTCACGTCCAGAATGCGCTTCGACGATTTGAGAGAAGAGTTGGTTAAGTTTGCTGTTCATAGCAATTCCTTAGTAAGAGAGGTTTTATTACAGACGGTTTTGATGTGCGAACACACCGTTTTCTTCGTACTTGATTAAAGAGAAATGGTTATCCCAAACAGGTGAAGCGAGATCGTAAACTTCGGTAACGTCAGGAGAACCGCCAACAGCTTTTAAAAATTGTTGCGCATCAGTTTCACAGTCAAAGAAAGCAAAAACACTACGCGCCATATCCAAACGATCAGGAAGAGGAACAAACCAGAACCGACAACAGTGAGTGCTTGTTTCTTTGCGAGTCAAAGAACCGTTATGCTTTTCGAGTGCCAGAATAGCTTGAGTCATTTTGTTTTCCCTAGTGCAAAGAAGCCGCTCATTTTGGGCGGCAGAAAGTTTTAGCCTCTAGCGGGCTGGCCTGTATGACGTACGATGATTTCCGGATATTCGAAATCGCCGTTACGACGAGTTACGCGCTGATAGTATTGCTCACGCGGATAACCTTTCGGCGCTGCGAAGATTGCAGGCTCATCCCCAAAGTTCAGATAGGGATCGATGTATTCCTCCATATCGAGAAATTCCGACATTGGCGCACTGCCAACATAATCGAAAAGAGGAATCCACTCAGACGTGGTGCGAATGTAACGCCACTTTGTTTCGCCAAAGCCGGGAACCTTTATGAGATCCTCCAGCAGCATGTGCGAAGTCTGAACAACCGACTCAACTTTAACGCCGTTGATGTTTGGCGCAATGAAACTCAAACTAGGTGAGTCTTTCAGATCCAGTTCATTTACGATCTGATTCAGCGTGTACACGTTACGGCTAACAGGAAAACGTTTTTTCATTTTTACTTTCTCCAAATGCCCGGACAAATTCCGGTGCGTAGTAGGAACATTTCAAAGGACACTCTTTCGAATGCCCTTCACAATGTTTAAATCAGATCCAGCAAATCAAGAATCGGTTTTCCAACCGGAACCGGAACGATGTAGAAATCGAAACGCGGCTGAGTTTCTTCGTCGGCGTTGTAAACAACATCGTAAACGCCGTGAACATTTATGATGCGATTGTCTGCCAGCACAACGCGCATTTGTTCGATCATGTTCGCGCTGTCGCTTTCGGCTAACTTGCCTTGCGATGCAGGAAGACGATTTGAAAGCGCTTTCGGGTTTGTGGTTCCCAAAACGTTGAAACCGATGTTTACGCCAGTTGTTTTCTGTTTGATGATCGCCGCTTCCAGCAAGCGAAGCATTGCTTCATAACGTACGTGGCTGGCTGAGTTACCGAACATCTGAATAGAAGGCGCTTTAGTCTGTTGCATGGTTTGTCTCTTTGTTGTGGTAAGCTAGGATTGGCCTACGCTTATATTTTGCCGGAAAAAGCCGTCCAAATCGAGCGGTATTTTGGACACAGATTTGTAGGGTTAGCTTATTTCCATTTGTCGAAGCCGTTCTCATCTTGCAGAATCAAAAGAGCGGTCGATGTGTGACGATGCCCTACTAACGAATCGTGCAAATCTTCATTTGGAACTTCTTTTAAATGTTCACACGATGCGTAAAAGATTTGGGCCGAAATGTTATCATTGAAACACCAGCGGTAAGTAAAACTTTGAATACGTCCGATGCCAACACAAACCGACATTGAAAATGCAAGACGCAATAAACCGATCCAGCTTCCATCAGGAAGTTTACGAGTCTGAATAAAACCTTGACTCAAAATAAACTGTTCAATCTCTGCATCTGTCATGCCTTCGAAACCGTCGCGCATAAAATTCCTCCTTAAACGTAAGAAGGGATGAACCGCGAAGCCCATCCCTGTTTTTGATTATTGCTTTTTCATCTGCTCAACTACATCGCCCAAACCCATCGCTTGAAGCAGCGTTGCAGGATCATGTTGAGCAACATCCCAGCCGACACCCAAACGAATTTCTCCGCTTTCTACACGGTCAACTGTTTGCATAAAATCGGCAAACGCATTGCGATAATCAGTTTCAGATTCGTTTTCGTTTGGCATACGAAAGCCGCGTTGTTGTGCGCGACGTTTCAGGCTGTCCATATCAGGGAATGACATTGGCATTATTTTTTATCCTTGTGTTCAAGAGCGATGCGATAAGATGTGCCGTGGAAGCCAGCAGAATAAAACGTGCCGCGTTCGATAGACGCAGTTTTCCAGCCGTGCGTTAACACCAAACGCTTTTCGACTTCACGCATATCTTCATGCGTAACCTTGCTCAGAATTTTGAAGTCCGGAACAAGGATCTGCATACCGCGTTTACCATCAGGCAGAGTTTCGTGCGTTACGCCTGCGACAACCGGGAACCCGACGCCTGCAAGCACCGCAAACTGAACAACGCAATAAAGCGTGTCTGCTTCGCTCAGTTCAGATCTGAAATCGTGCTGCTTTAAAACAAGCTCACGAAAAACACCGCTATCAATCTGCATATTCACCCTGCAAGCTGTTTGGAACCTGAACCGGCACACTACCCAAAGAAGTAGCGATGAAAGTTTTCAGAACCGCATGAGAGATAGTTTCAGCCGAGTAGCTGAATACGCCATCCGAAGAAACAACATGCCACTTTTCATTTTTATGCTCCAGTGAAAAGTGTTTGTCTTCGATCAGATTAATAATGGAATCTGCCGAGTCTTCGCGGAAAGTAACGTAATGTACTACGCCTGTAATGATACCCTCATTAGATTCTTTGTAGCGACTTGAAATACGCGGAACGTTGTTGCGTAGGATTACCTGCGCAAGCCAGTTTGCCGACTCAACAGTAAGTTGATCAATCGACACGGTTACTGTACTTATTTTTGTCATGTGCGCCTCATACTATATAAATGCAATGGTTGTCGTTTGTCCAAATCCACGGACGAGTCGCGTTATCGCGAACATCAACAACCTGTTTGATAAATTTTTCATCAGCAATCTGGCTGAGAGACACGCTAACAATATCCAGTTCAGTATCGTTAGTGTGAGAGTTTTCGAATTTCAGAAAGTCTTTGAACTTCTGATAATTCTCTTTTGTTTCGAGATACACAAAACCATCAGGACGCTTTGCAAGGCCGCGTTGCTTTTCCTGCATCTGACAGACGATAAACACGTTAGGAATTCCATTTGCCTCACGTAACTCTTTCCCGGTATTCGGGCAGAAGTGCTGAGTCATGATAATCTCCCATGCGGTATACGCATAAAAATTTAGTATCGCCGGTACACCCGTGGAAACGCTGCACGGGCCATGCTGTGCAACGCTGCGCTGTACGCGATGATAACAATGTTGCGAACCAAGTCGCTGAATGCTTCTTTATAAATTCCGTAGTAACAGAATATTCCATAAAGCACGTTTAGGATTAAAAACGAGTAACGTGATCTCTTTACAGTTCCGAACATGAAATGCTTTATCTTGTTCATTGCTTTTTCCTGCGACGAATTTTTACAGCAGCCATGATCGCAAACAAAATGCTGTATGCGACCACGACACTTATTTTTCCAGTAGTGGAATAGTCAAACATGAAAGTTGAAATTCCGAACAGGACGAAACTTATTACCGATACGGTTTCAATAAAAGCAAAGAACTCCGGACATAGATAAAACTTTTCGTCCATGTGCTTTCCTAGCGTGGGTTAAGAAGGTCTGAGACAAACGAGTAAAACGATTCTTTATCGAAAGCGATAATCTTGTTGCTGATCATTGCTTCGTGCTTTTTCAAAAGCTCCTGCACAAGTTTGTCTTCGTGCTTGAGAAGTTTCGGCAAGCGATCTGCAATCGGGCCATCACCACTCAGAATGAAATTGGCTTTGTCTGCCAGTTCCTTCGGATCATTTGTGGCCTGCGAGAAAATCAGTTCGCCGTCGATATACAAAATAATCGTTACCAGCGAACTTTCTTTTTTCAGAAAGTGTAATTCGGTGCGCTCTTTGTTTTGCAGTACACGAATGATAATCCGGTCAACGCAGTTAACAACGCGGAACTTGTCAGGATCATCCTGCATCAAAGCAAATGCACTAGCAGCAGCAAAGATTGCAGACGGCGTTTGATCCCGCGTTGCCAGATAACGATAGATTGCATCCAGTGCCTGCTCCAGAGTTGTAGCGCAAGTGCTGTCTGCAAAATCGCCCTGCTTAACCAGAATGGAAACGTAGTGCATTTCGCTACGCATCACAGTGATTTCGCGAAAGTCCTGCGTTTCTTTTTCTTCATCCCATTTCATAGGACGAACGATAAGAACAAATTGAAGTGGCGTTACTTGTTTGATTGAAGCAATGCGCTGAATGTCCTGAACCTGCACACAAGGATTCGGATTAAAGAACATTTCGCGAAGATGTTCGAACAGGTTTGTTTTGATTTTGTTTTTCATTTTAGTAGCATTCCTCGTCGTCTTCATCGTCTTCAACATCTTCTTCGTTGTCACACTCAGATTCTTGTTCATCATCGGATTCTTGCGCGTCAGCAATAGAACCTTCGTAGCCGGGATTGCGATCCTGAAAGTCGCGAAGTTGTTCCTGCGCCGCTTCGTCAGCTTCGCTATCCATATCTTCTTGCGCCGCTTGTGCAATGTCATCGATCATTTGATTGCGGTCAGGAAGGTCTGCGTCATCCGAAAGGTGATCATAGAGGCCGTATTTGTCAGCCAGTTCTTGAAGACGAACATCGTCGAGGCAAGCCAGTTGGCCTTTATCAGTATTCCAGTAGCTCATAAAATCATTCCTTGTTTAGTTGTTGCTGTTAACGAAACTTTTGGATACGTGCAACGTCCAGTGCGAATTGATCGCGGTTGCATGTATTGAAACTTGTCTGCCAGAAACCGTTGATGTAACTCATACGGCGATCAGCAAACTCCCGAACTTCTTCGCCGCCTAAAAAGCGGAACGTTAAGCGATAACCACGCAGCCGCGCAAAACAGTAACCGATATACTTGATCACGAATTCAATATCGTGCATCGGAAACTTTTCAAACGTCAGAATAATGGTTCCGCGTTCTACTTGTGCGCTTACCGTTGCATCTTCCAGTTCAAGCGGCAGTTGGTTAAAGATGCGATGCGGTGCCTTTCCCATTTCCCGCACAACCATTCGCGCCGTTCCTGCGGCAACATAAAACTGAGTGTCAGGCACTAAGGCTTTTCTTTCCATAGTCATTTGAATTTATCCGGATCAATGTTGAAGAAAGGATATTGTGACACCAGCTTGTCAGCAGGCAGCAACTTGTAGTAAGTACCAATGTTAAGCGGCGTATCGCCAAACGCTTCAAATCCAAGATTGGTGAGATACTTCCGGAATTTTTCTTCCAACGGATTTTCTACACCAAGAATAATGTTGCGCTGTTCGCATTCGTACATCAGAGAAAACAGCAGAGCACTAAACAATCCCTTGCCTTGTTCTTTGTGCGCCACGTTCACGTTAGAGATACAAATATAACTGTGACCAAACCGACCGTAGCGATTTGCGCCATAGCGAACATAAATGTCGAACGGTTTGATTTTTGGATGAACATACTCAGAAGATGTAGGCAGAGTCTTCTGTGAAATATTCTCCAGACGATTCAGAATGTGATCCACCAGCGAACTAATTACTTCGCCGTGCGTTTCCAGCACACGCTCAAAACGGTTTTGATATTGAGCGGGAACACTTGCTAAAAGTTTGTCAGTCATTACTGCATCCTCATATAAAGTTGATAGAGTTTTTCGGATTCTTGTTTTGATACCTGCTCCATGTAGGAAACGCGATCATCGACTCCGAGATTTTCATCAAGGAAAATTGCAATACATTCGCTTTCCGTTACGTCCGGATCTTTTACAAGAGGACGGCCCGAACTTTCAACAACGATTTCGTGCTCAAGGGAAGAAAGATTGCCGACCATGCGAGTGACTTCGCGCAACAGATCGCCGCGTGTCAGTTTTAACGTGCTTCGCTGGTTAAGCAAAACTTGCTGCATCAAATCTGTTTCTAAGTTTCGAGTCAGCAAATCCTTTAAGCTATCGTAAGAATGAACGTTAATAGAAGAAACGTTGCAGCCGTCGCAGGTAACAGTGTAGCGATAATCATCGTAGACCATGAATACCGCAAAGCTGTCAGAGTCTCCAATTCTTTGGAACGATAACTCTGTCAGCAACTGCGGTTCAGGAATGCGACGGGCAATCACTAAGGCGATTGTCTGGAACATGCGGAGATCATAAGGCATAAGCAAATTTCCTTTCTGCATCGAGGCCAAAGAACAGGCCAATCAGTTCGCGCATTTCTTGACGACTTTTCTTGTCACTCAAAATGTATTCCAACACAGCAGCGCGAAGTTCACCGCTTTCGCCTTCGTCCGGTTCGCCTACGCCGATCAGAAATTCCTGAATGTCATTCAGCGTTGCCTCAAGAACCATAGGGCGAACAACTTTCGCCAAATCTTCCTGCGTTGTTTCCAGTGTGTTGCGTTCGCCGCGAATCATTTCCTGCATCTTTCGCGCTTCGAAGCAACTGCACAACATGCCGCCTTCAACTTTCTCAACCATCAGATGCTCAGACACGCGATAACGATTGCCGTCGCTGTAATTGAAGTACGCGTAAAAGTTTCCGTGACGCTCAACCAGATCAAGATTCGTTACATCCGATGGATCGATAAGGTTAGTCATCATGGATTGAATAATGTGAGATAACTTTTTCATGGCTCATTTCCTTGTGCAGATTTTTGTGTGTTTAAACAAGAAGCGCCCAACCAATGTTGAGCGCGATAGAATTTTTACCAGTGAGAATGTTTTGCTGATTTCTCTTCCATCGTTTTCATTACTTCATGATAACGACCAACGCGCAGATGTTCTTTCGAAAAACTTTCAATCGCGTTCCATTCACCAACCAGATCGTAGGAAGTTTCTTTCCCTTCCTGAACCGAAACCTGAACAACAACGTCGTTCTCTTCCAGTTCCGTATCGGTAACGTCTGCCATATCACGCTCAGTTAACGCGATACGATATTCAGGTTCAGCAGAGATAGCGCCGAACATTACCTTTACAGGCTCCTGCGGATGTGAGGCGGCAAGCAGTGCAACGATAGCTAAGATGTTCATGCAAATTTCCTTTTCGGAAGGTTGAGGCCGGTAGTGGCCCTGAGTCCTAATTGTACCTGAGAGTTTTGGCTAAAACGAGCGGGATTTTGGACACTTATTTGCTGAGTTGGCCAGGCAGAGGGATAGGAGATTTTCAGGCAGTCCGTTGCCTGTAATTAGTGCGAAGGCTGATAGTGCTTTTTGAAACTTTTGGCTATGCGACGTTTAGCCAGATCGTAATGTTCGTGACCTATGCCAATCAAATGACGATTTAGTTTGGCGCACACAATGCCGATTCGACCTTTGCCTATGTTTGGAGAAAATACAGTCTGCCCTTCTGTTGTGTTCGACAGAATAAGCTCAGTTAATTCTTCGACTGAAAGTTTTCTATCCAAGACAAAAGCAGAACCGCTATCAGATTTGATACGCGAGATTTCTGATAAGGGAAGATCGTATTTTTCCACCAGCACCAAATCGGCACTTCCTTTTTTGACGCGACGAATCTTTTTAGCAGAATCGAAAAGCACCAGAGGATTCTTTTTCTTTTCTGCGTACCGGGCAATAATTCCTGCGACACGTTCCGGCATAAGTTTGGCGTAGTCAGGATTCAATTCACAAAGAATTGCGTTGCGGTTTAAATATTTTGCAACGCCTGCGGTTGTTCCGCTTCCACCAAACGGATCGATAACCGTATCACCTTCACGCGATCCGGAAAGTATGCAGGGCAAAATCAAGTCAGGTGGATATGCAGCAAAGTGACCGCCTTTGAATGGCTGGCTTGCCAATGTCCAAACGCTGCGCTTGTTTGCTTTAGCATATTTTTCTTTGTCGCTCTTAACCGGAGTTTTAATTGACTCGTTATCAAAATAATACTTCGGCTTTTTGCTCAACAGAAAAACATATTCGTGCGAACGTGTGCAGCGATCACGAACACTTTCAGGCATAGGCGATGTTTTCTGCCAGATAATATCTTGCCGCAAATGCCAGCCGTCATCGCGTAATGCCATTGCTAACATCCACGGAATGCCGATCATATCTTTTTCTTTCAGACCTTCCAGCTTTTGCCCGCGCTTAGATTGGCGCGTGTCCTTTGGCAAGCCTCGCTGCTTTGTTCCGGTACGCTCACCGCCGAAACTGTGTGCCGGATTATCCTGCTTGCATCCGGGCCGATAGTTGTAATAACTGTCAGCAATGTTAAGCCACAAAACGCCATCAGGTTTTAATGTGCGTTTCACTTCCCGGAAAACTTCTACCAGCGCATTGATATATTCAGCAGGCGTTTTCTCCAAACCGATCTGCTCGTTGTTTCCATAATCGCGCAGACCGTAATAAGGAGGACTCGTTACACACATTTGAACACTGGCATCCGGTATCTTTTTTAATGTTGTGCGCGAGTCTCCTATCAGTACGCGAATAGTCATGATTGAAGTCTATCCTTGCGCACCAACTCTAAAAGTTTTTCGTCTGAGATTCCCCAGCCATGCCAATAGTGCTCAGTGGCAAGTGCAATCTGACCGCGATAAAGCAACGTGCTTATCGCTCTCGCTAATAAAGTTTTATTCATTTGCTTTCCTTTCTTTCGCAAACCGTTTGTACGCTTCGACAATATAGCTTTTGCAGATAGCGTAATAAAGATCCTGTTCCTCGATCCCTATGTATTTCAAATTCATCTGCGCACAAAGATAACCGCTGTGACCGCGCAGCATGTAAGGATCAAGAACAACAGAATTTGCATTCGTGTTTTCTTCAATTATCGTTCGCATAGTCTGAGGCGAGAACCTGTGACCAAACGTTGAAACGATGATTCCTTTTTCAGTGCGCACACGTTGAAACTCTGCAAACAAATCAGCCATAGAAGTTGGATCGTTCCAGCGCTTGTTAACGCTACTGAAAATAACCAAGTCCACGCTGTTATCCGGAATCGTGCGTAACTTTTCCAGAGTGTTACCGTGCATGAGTTTGATTTGCTGTTTCATTCTGTTCGGTTCCTGAGTGAAGTCGGCTAAAACATCCTCGCAAATAATCGAAGTGTTTTTCCAATCTTCTTTGTATTCAGCAGTGTCAACGCCAATGCCCGGCGTCAACTCAATACCAGTATCTTTATGAAAGTTGATATACTTTTTGCATTCAACTTCCTGATAGTGTCTTGTTTGGGAATACTTAAACGGCGAACTTTGCTGCGGGATAATAAACGATCCGTAACGGGCAACCTGTGACGCACGTTCAATGATTCTAAACTCAAAATCTTTACCGCGATATTTTCCCATGTGATCGGATGTTTTCAAATATCCAAACGGAGGATTACTGATCGCGTTATCAAACTTCATGTTCGGATCAAGGTACTGCAAAACATCGTGTGTCAGTGCATCATCGTTTACCCATATTGCTTCGGGCAAAAGGCGTTTACCTATATCACAATATTCTTTGTTGAGTTCCACGCAAACAATAATCGGCTTCACGTTGGGATGATAGTATTTCATCCGGTGCATGTAGCAGAAACTCAAAATGCCCGTGCCTGCACACAGGTCAACGAGCGATCCATATCCTTGAATGTCTAATTCAAAATCCCACGCGTACGAAAGAGGTGTATGAAAACTGCCAAGCAAACGCACGTCACTTGTTGCGCTTTCAAAATAGTTTTCATATACGAAAATCTTTTGATCAAACGTCAGCGGTTTATCGCTGTTGATCAGCTCCATCGCTTTTTGGTGACGCGCACTGTCAGCCTTTGTTAGTTTCCCCATTTGACGCGTCCATAATAATCGTAAAGTCAGTGCCGGGAATAGCGAAAGTATAACGCCACAGGTTTTCACCGATGCGCTCAAACTGTTTCAGTTTCCAGCTAAAGCGAATCTGTTTTAAAACCTTTGAGATTGGAAAGATTGCATAAGGTGCGCCTGCAATAAATCCGGGAATGTGCTGCACAACATGTTTTGCTTTAACGAAAAATTCTTTCTTTTCGTGATCGGCAGAAATAGATTTTATGTAGTGCATCCCGCCGCGACCGCCGCCTTTATAAAGCAGCGCCAGATACGGCCTGTCATTTGTCATCTAAAATTTCCTTTCGCTGCTCGTCATTCATTGAAAGCAGACTTGCAAGTTGATGCGGCTGGATCAGGATAGGACAATTCAAACTTCCCAAACCGTTTGCAGCATGATCGTCTTCCCAAATCCAGTAGTCCTTTTTAAGAACGGCACGATGTGAAGCAAGCTCACTCTCAATATTGCGAATCGACATATCTTTAATATCAAGATGCGCAGTGTAATCGCGCACACGTTCCAGAATGCGATCACCAAAGCGAATGCCGGAGCGCAGAGAACGGGAATCAGCAGCAAGTTTAGTTGTGTGTTCCTGAACATACGCTGCATAGCCTTGATTCATTGCTTCACGTAAAAGATCGGCATCAAACATTCCCGTTCCCGGAAACGTGGCAACAACATTCGTACGAGGCTCAAAGCGCAGATAAAAATCGTGCCCGTTATAATCAAGCTGCGCAACGTTGACGATATGAAGCGAAAACTTTTCAGTATCCCATTCGTGCGGAGTAATGATCACCAGCGCCTGAAAATCTTCTGTTTTGAGTTTGTCGGCAAGCACAACAGGAATGCGAACCGTGTTCAAACCAAACTCAACTTTTGAAGCGAATACGATCAGAGTGCGTTGACGATAGCGAGTATTGCGTGACATAAATTTTTCCTAAGTTAGATAACCCATTGTTCGTACCAAGAGGGCGTGTTTTGTAGCATCAACGCCATTCCGATACAGAAGCCATGCCCGAATTTTTTATCAGGATTGTTTAACGCTTGAAGAAAAGGATGACGCTCACCCGCTTTGTATTTGTAGGCTTTGAATGCGTCGTAAGTATCGTAATCACGAATCACAATGTTCGCGCCGCTGTTGAATTGTTTTTTCAGCTTGCGGAACTTTGGAGTCTGCAACATCAGCTTTGAATATTCCGGAACGTAGATCTGCTTTCGTGCTGCAACATAACTCAAGCGAAGATTTCCCCACTTAGAAAAATCTGCTTTCCTGCCTTTACCCATCGGATAGCGAAAGCCACGTTTGGTTCGTGCTCCGCTCAGGTGCCACATAAACCATTCGCTATTTATTTCTCCGCACAGCAAATCAGAATCAAACTGCATGTGCTCACGATAAACTTTGCTGTACTGCCAAAGGTTTTCGAAGTTGAGAAACATAACGCCGTCCGGAGTTCGACACGGCCCCAAATGAAACGGGCTAAGCTGGCTCCATTCGTCGTCGGTTGAAACAGGCGTAATGTCGAGATCAACATTTTTAGGTGCCTTGTCTTTTAAGCTCAGCACCGTAACTGTTCCCATCTTTTTCATAGACGATTTCCGTTTAAGCGTAATGCCAGAACACCACGTAAAGGAGATACGAAACAGCGGCAATAGTTGCTATTACGTTTGTGCTTTGATTCATTGCCTCAGCAACTTTTTTACCAAAGACAACTTCCAGACTAATACCGAATCTTCTGAGACGCGTATGCAACACAAGTGCAATCGCGCCTTGCAGAAACATCAAACAGAAAATTGCATAAAAGAAACATGCAAGAAAAGCACACATAATTAGCTCTCAGTGTTTTCGCTTTTCAAACTCACCTGCACATCATAGCCGCGACGAACCAGTTCTTTCGTGATCTCGTTTACGGTTGCATTGCGCAAAAATGGATTTGTCACGCGAGGAAATTTTGCTACACCGCTTTTGGGTTTAGCGGATTCCGGATCGGTATAGAAGCGTTGGCAGTGCGGCATCTGCACACTGAAATGAGAATCAAGAGAAGCAAAGCCGTAGCCTGCATCCAGACCTGAATCAGAATTCAGATACTCAGTGATTTCATTGCGTACGGTTCCGGGCATTTGTGCAAAGGTCAACGCTTCCGGTTTCTCGCTCCACTGAATCGTATAAGGACGATCAGTTTTGCCGTTGTTTGGAATGTTGCGAAAATAATAAACATCACGCAGCAAAAAGAATTCGTAGGTGCCCGCGTCCTCAACTGCCAAAACAATTGCGCTTGCTTTTACCATACGCGCCTTGATGCGCAGATAACTGAAAATACGATTTTGCTCAAGCTGGAGTTTGGAACATTTGATAACCAGCGCTTTAATATCCCATGACATTTGAAATTTACTCCTGAAAATGAAAAAGGGAATGAGCATAAGCCCACTCCCTATTATTTACAGTTTCCGGATGATGTTAGCGCCCATCAAGATTTGATCGCGTACGTCCTCACTATTGCAGGTAATGCGATAGTTGTTTGGTGCCGCACGGTTGATGATCGCAGTGCCGTTAGAATCTAACAGCGGTTGTTTGAAACTTCCCTGATACAGCATATCTACCGCCGCCGGGTTCCCGGTAAGGAAGATTCCAGTTTTGGTACAGCGAATATCAACGTTGTTTGTTTTGGCGTGAAGCGTACCAGTTCCCGGAGTAAACGGACGACCGTCTGCCAGTGAATACTTTTTGCTACTCGCTTTCACAACTGCGTCGATTGTGGATTTGAGTGCGCGAACAAACTTGCTAATGTTTTTAGCAACGCTTGAATCAACCGTTGTGTAATTGGCTTCGTTCAGATTAAAACTATAGCCTTTGTTTCGGTTGTATCGAATCAGAACAGGCAGAGAGATTCCAGTTTCAGGCATCCGGTAAGACATATTCCAAACCAGATTATCGTCGTTGGTTTCTTTCGCGTTGTGAACTTCATCAAACAGTTTCAGGCCGCTGCTTGCCAGTGCGCTTAGCATATCCTGTTTGTATTTCAGCATCAGGTTATCTGTCACGCCGTGAGTTTTCTCTTTACGTGCAGCGCGTTTGCGATCCGCTTCAAACATATCTTTCAAAGTTTGAATCACGTAACCCGCATCGTAGTTCTGTCCAATATCAACGGTTTTGTGAACGCGTTTGTATGGAGTGAGTAACCAACGAGCATCGCCAAATTTCAGCGTACCAAATTCTTCCTGACCCATGATCAATTCCAAACCGCGTGGAAGCAGTTTAGTTTTCAGTCCGGTAATGTTGCGCTTGAGGTTATCGCCAATCGCTTTAACGTGATCAACATACTTCTCAAACTTTTTATCCAGAGTCTGAGGCAGCACATCAGAGATTTCATCCACCAGCACGGTTTCAGATTTATGATCGTCTTTCGCTTTGCCTTTTCCGAACGCCGGAATAAATGCGTTTGCGTTGGTTGGGTTTTCTGTTTCGATAAAGTGAATCAGACGCGACACAGCTTTGCGCAGATTGGTTTCACTGCCGTACGTTTTGCCTTTGGAATCTTTCGAATAAACGCCGTAGCTGAAAGTTCCGTCTTTGTGAACCATTACAGCATACGCCAGATCTTCGCGAGGGTTGTTTGTGACTTTCGGATACACACGAACCTGATAGCCGCCTACAACTTTGTTTTGCAGAACATCATGATCCTGCAACGGATAACCCGCGTTGCCAAACGTGGCGATAACGTCATTAACCACTTTGCCGAACTTTGTATCATCGTTCGCTTTGTTTTGATGATCAGGAATCTGCGGAGTACCAGCAGGCGTATTGGATTTAACTTCTTCGCCAACTTTCAGAACAGGTTTTTCCGCTGGCGCAGGTTTAGCTTTGCGCTCTTTGGTTTTCGGAACAGGCTTCGCAACTTTTGCGCTGTCGGTTTTAGCGCCTGCGGTATGCCACTTGCTAGACACTTTGATCATCTTGAATGCTTTCAGACTTGCATCAAGAGTTTTGGCTTTTGCCAGATCCTGAACCGCTTTGATTGTGGCTTTGCCTGAAACGGTTGAACGGAAACGAATGATCTCATCGTCTTCTGCATCACGCAGCATCAGCATCAGGCCGCGTAAATGCGGAGACAGCACAAGTTTAGATTTAGCGAGAGTTTCAATGTTCGCCAGAATCTTTTCTGAGTTTTTACCGAAGAGATAGTTTGCTGCTTCTTTCTGCGCTTTGGTTGCAGAAACTGAAACAACATTTTGATCCAAATTCGGTAAGGATACGGTTGTCATAAAATCCTCACAGGAAATAAAAAAGGCCACCTTCTCTTTCGAAAAAGCAGCCTTGTGTTTACATCAGAAGTTGAAACAGAGTTTCGTCTTCCACCCACATCGCACGACCAATAAACTCTTTCTCACGATAGTAAGAAATTACGGTGTTATCTGCGGAACGGAAAGATTCACACTCTTTTGTGCGTTGGACAAACATATCTAAATCGACGTGCTCAAGTTTCTGAATGAGAAAAGGCTCATTCGAAAACCATTGCAAACGACGGTCATTATATGCAAGCCTGATAGTGCCACGATTTGCCATGACTCGTCCTCTTTCTTTTTGTAATAGCAATTCTATGCTACACAATTAAATTAGGGACGAACTTGATTAATCAATGGTTGCACGGAAAATAATAGAAACAAGTTCTGGCGTCATCAGAATACGAACTTTTCTTTGTTTTGATTGGGCGTAGTCGATGGCGTATTGTTTTAGTTCCAGAACAAAGTTGGGTTCCATCAACGCAAGTGAATCACCGAAAGAAATGTCGATGGTTTCTGCGTCGATAAGTTTTTCGATATTCGTTTTAATATGCTGTTTCCAACTTTCAGGATCAGCGGTCATTTCCGGATGTTGAGTAAACGGAAAGTTTGAAATAAGATTTTTGAACGGAAGCGAAGTGCCGAGACTAGGAGCGCAAGTATAAATGCTCTCCGACATTTGCCAGCGATGCAGATATGATTCTTTCAGTCCTTCATACAGATAACGATTGCCAACAAAGTTAACTCTCATAACGTGAGGGCTAAGAATCTCAGTCAGTTCGCCAAAGAATTCATTGCGAAGTTTTGCATCCATGTACTCAATTGAATCAGTTGCGTACACAATCAGGTCTTCATTCAGATTTGAAGAGTGTTTAGCAACATAGTTAAGGGACGCGCGATCTGTTACGCCTACCAGATGAATTCGATCTACAGCAGCGCCACGTATGCCGAGCACAGAATAAAAATGCCCTTCAACAGCGTCTTTGGTTATGCCGATCATCAGCATGTCAATCCGGCCTGCGTTTTTGAAATCAGAATTTTCGCGACGGACGCCATGCACCAAAGATTTTGCTAAATCTGGAGTAACATCAATATGACTAAATTTCATTGCTTATTTCCTCATTGGAGGTTTTATTAAAAAGCCGTCACCCCATTGATGTACGGCTTTCAGGTTTAACTTACAGGCGCATTAAATCCTGTAAGGTTTTGATATGCGAACGAACAATCTTCTTCACGGCGTCTTTCATTTCGTCGTAAGGAGGAATTGATTCATCGCTTGCACGAATCAAATCAACAACAGCACGTTCGTGAGAATCCAGAATCAAACTTTCTGCTTCCAGTTCCTGCTCTGCCTTCACGCGCTTTTTCAGTTCGGCTTCTTCTGCTTTTTCTTCGGCAGAAAGTTCACCTTCCTGTTTCGCCAGCACTTCAAGGCGAACCGAAACAACATCGGTATATGCAGAAGTGGGAGAGTTTCTATAGCGCGACAAATCAAGCACACGCAGAATGTGAAAACCATGCGGGAACTTTTCTTTCAGTTCAACATGATTATCGACCACCGCCGGACGATCTGAAAATTCTTCACGCGGTAGCAAAAATTTCACGCCAGTGATATAGCCTTCTTCCGGATTGCTGTAGTCCGGTGTGCCGCCCAGCGGTATCAGCACCTGAGAGATCAAATCCTCAACAAGATTTTTGTCAGACTGTGTGGCATTGAGATTGTTCATCTTTGGCTCCAAAGAAATCATTGATTGCGTAATCGAGTGCGCCAGTTCCGAGATCTTTGTGCTCTCCGTAAGTTGGCGCGTCGAACAGAACGTGAATCGTTTTGTCTTTTGGACAAACAGTGTATTCGTACAAACCATCTTTCACAGTAAAGTGAGAGTAGTCTTTGCTGAGTGTGAAGCCACAGTTTTGACCGCGACCGCTCAGACGATACTGGAAAACATTTTGTTCAATTGATTCGCGAACAAAGTTTTCATAACGCGCATCCTGCATCAGTTCCAAATCAACCTGACTTAAAACTTCTGAATACGCATACATGACCAGTTGCATTACCGAAAGCGGAAGAGTTACAAAACCTTCCTGCATCGCCACAACGTAACACGGATTGAAAATAAAACCGCTTGCGTGTGGAGTACATACAGAAAACTTGTTACGTGCAATCACAACCTGATCTTCAAGTTGCATTTGCTCAAGAATCGCCGCGCTCTCACCGATGTTGTCGCCGGGAAAAGTGTGCCAGTGACGTTCGATCTTTTCTTCCATTTCGCGGCTGTCGCAGAACACAGTTAAGCCGATACGGAAATCATCAGGTTCATGAACGTTAACCAGATTGATTTTGTTTGGAAGCAGTGCCGGATCAATTTTATCTGGATGGCGGGGCGTAACACCAATTTCTGCTTTGCGTTGAATGCTGCTCAAAATTTTTGGCTTACGTGCAAGATCGTGCAGTGACTTTTTCATGCGATAGCTCCTGACGAGCGGTAGAATTTTGAAAGCACATAGGCAGAGTAACGCGGCTTAGAAAGGTAAAGCGTTGCGTCACTCACACGCATAAAGTTTTCCAGACGACTAATCATGCGATCCGAAAACGCATTTTCCCATGCAGGATCGATCGAGAAAGAATCATACTCAATCTTCTTAGGTGCGTCGGTAAACATTTCCATCAAGGATTCCGGGGAAAGCTCACGCGGAACAATGTTGTTGTCTCCGAGAATCCCGATGCCGCCAGACTGAGGACGAGAAAGAGACTCTTCCACAATCCAAGATTTCATACTCGCTTCGAATTTTTCGCTGAACTCGACCGGAACATAAACACGCGTCGGATGCTCAGCAGTAGAAGCAGTGCGAATTGAGCGGAACATTTCCGCAAGGGATCTTGAAAGTTCGGTTGCGTTGATAACCTGCAAACTTTCAGACATAACAATGTTGATGCCGTTAAACGTATTGCCGCGCAGATGCGCAGATGCACTGTGAATGCCTACGGCTTTGATGCCGATAGGATCGCGGCGCAGTTTTGCAAACAGTGCAGACTCTGCCGCTTTTTCAGTTACGTCCACATAAACGAACGGACGCGTTTGCAAAAGGCTTTTGAACTCATTAAACGTTTCAGTATGATTCAGCTTTCGGGCTTCGCGCATTTTGTCAGTCGCTTCTTTATTGCGATGATGCGCACCGTGAATCAAACCATCAATAACGAAACCATCACGAACAACGATCACTTCGATTAACTTTGACATACATATCTCCTGCCGCATTGGGCTATTAGAGAAAAAATAAGGGAACTAAAAAGTTCCCTTTGCTCAACATGAGCGATAAGACTACACACAGCAATGTGTTCTTTACTTGTCTACCGTTTACAGTTTTGGTGTGAAATCTTTTCCACACTGGTAGACAGGGCGATACATAGATCCGAGCCATTGGAATACCACAGCACAGACCGCAAATTCATTCAGGGAAGGCCAACGAATAACAGAACTTCCAAAGATTACGCCAACAAGATTTTCGTTTCCGGGAATTTGAATATCATCCAGATACTGACTGAAAGTTTCAGCAACCATTCCAGTGCTGTAATCTTTGATCGCATCAGCAACAGAGTTGCCAACACAAAAAGCAATAAAGCAGGCGCTGGACGGTTTATACATTTCTGCATCACATTTAATCGGAAGCAAAGCAATCGGAGTAAATGGAATGTTCGCTTTTTCTTCTGGTGAAGCAAGATGAGAACCGGAATAAATTTGAGTAGGGAGAATATAATCTCGCATCATTACCTACAAAGGCGGGTTTCCCCGCCGTGTAAATTAATCGTCGTCGTTATCATCGTTATCGGTAGACTTACCTTTAGCGATAATACTGGCACGAAGAAGATCGCGACCTTTAGGCGATTGCAGGAACTTGAAACACCAAGCGCGTAAGCTGTTAGGTTTGACACCCATCTTTTTACAAACTTTGGTGATCTGTTCTTTGTTGCCGTTGATCAGTGTGCGGAACTCCTGCCAATCAATTGCGTTTTTGCTTGCAAGAGGACAAGGATCATTGAACTTGATACGGTTACGCGTACCAGAGATCAGGCCGATAGTTTTCATATAGTGCCATGTATCGAACACTGGATCAAAACCACGCGCTTCACCTTTGCCGTCAGATTCCCACAAACGAACCCACGTTGTTTGGTTTGGAATACCACCCATTTTATTTTTAACCGTACGAATCGCGATAAAGCGATAACGGTCAATGCCGCCCGGAACGGTAACGCTGTCTTCACCAACGATCCCCGGCGCATCTTTCAGAACAGTCCAACCTTGCGGAACTGCACGGCTTGCCATACGCAGACGAACGTCACTATAGAATTTCAGTGCATCGCCGCACGGTTCATATTCAGGACTACCAAACATTGTCGCAGGTTTCTGACGCAACTGGTTGATACCAATAATCGTCATCATCTTACGACGCATACCGCCACGGAAACGTTTGATACCGTCCGAGAACATACGCGCTTGAAGCGCCATTGCTTTTGAACCTTCGTCATCGTCAACTTGATCCGGCATCATTGCAGGATAAGAGTCAACGAGCGTAAGGCTTTGCATGTGCGCATCAGGTGCCGGAACTTTGAATTGGTTATGACTGCTAAACCATTTCTTGTCGTAGTGATTGCCGACGAACTTTTTATTCTCTTTGGTATTCTCGAAAATAAAGAATGCGCGACCGTCTTTTTCAACAACCTTATCAGGAAGACGGCGACGAACACTCGACATATAATCGAAGAACTTCTCGCCGTTGTCTGGTGCGTAGTAACGAATACGTGGGCGAACTAACCACTCATCGGTTTCCGTATCTTTAACACCAAAGATTTCTTTCGGATCGATTTTAACGCCAAGCGTCTTCAACTGGTTAGCGGCGTATTGTTCATCTGCCGAACCTTCGTAGTCAAAGTAACTTGTGGTGCCACGGAAGTTTTGTTTGATCAGCGCAGCAGCGATACACATCGCGAGAGTTGATTTACAACTTTGTTCACCGCCTGCAAACGTATACCAGCCGCCCGGAACGATACCGCCATCCAGATACATATCCAGCGCCAGAATCCCGGTACTGATACGCTCCGCATAACGCATCATGTTTTGCGAACTGATTTTCGTTTTCTTCTCAACCGCGTCGATTACGCCGTCAAGGTAAGCGTTCATGTCAATGCCAAATGCTTTCGGTTCGATTGCATCGATCACTGACTTCGCCGCTTTCTTCACAACTAAATCAGATCCCTCAACCGCTTTGGTTTTGGAAACTTTTTTAGCTGGTTTTTCTTTCTCTTTGGTTTTGGTTTTAGCCATTACTATAGGATTCCTGAGAAAAGAAAAGGCGACCGAAGCCGCCTCTTGAGATTACCTACTTACTTCTTTTTCTTTTTGGATTTCTTGTCATCAGAAGATGATTTCTTTTTCTTCTTAGACTTTTTGGAATCCTCTTCATCCTCATCGTCGTCATCCGACTTTTTGGATTTCTTTTTCTTCGAAGACTTGTCAGAAGACTTCGACGACTTAGAAGATTTGGAAGAAGATTTCTTTTTCTTCTTCTTGCTGTCTTCTTCGTCTTCGTCATCCTCATCGTCCTCATCGTCGTCTAACAGCTTACGCGATTTGGATTTTTTGGATTTCTTCTTAGACTTTGAATCGTCTTCATCTTCATCGTCTTCGTCGTCATCCTCATCCTCATCCTCGTCGTCATCCAGCTTGCGACGTTTCTTGTCGGACTTTTTATCCTTGCCTTTCTTTTTCTTGCCGAGCGACATTGAATCATCATCGTCGTCTTCGTCATCATCGCCATCAGCAACTTCGCTACCGCCGATAATGTCCATGCGTTTGAATTCAGTCAGCGCGTCTTTCTCGCTCAGACGGCCCAACGCGTCATAAATCTTTTCCCAATCTTCAAAGTTCCAAGTCAGATATTCTGACTCTTCCTCAGTGATCGGACGATGCTTGCCGCGCTCAACAGTGTATTTGTTCGCAGCCGCTGCTTTGGCGTCGTATTTGATCTCAACGTCACAGCCATATTTCGGATGGTTGATCGGGAATGCCTGTTCGACTTTCTTCCCGGTTTTCTTATCCTTCACTTTATGGAAGTTACGTTCGCCAAGCTGTTTGATTTTGTTCGCAAGGCTGTTAGTGATTGGAACCACAACAACCGGAGTCCACGAATCAGAATCTTTATCTTTCTTACCAGTTTTTTCTTCCTGCTTTGAATGCTTAGGAAGTTTGCGCGGTTTCGATTCTTGCTCGTCGCGAGAAATCGCCTGAACGAACCATTTGAAATCGAACTGCGCTGGCGCACCAGATTTATCATCACCATGCTCAAGCGCACAGAAAGGACATTTCATTCCACGCAGAGGATCGCGGCTATCCGGATCGAAACTCACACACATCATCGGGATCTTGAACAGCTTGTCCTTTTCTTTCCCGCCCATGATGCGCACCCAATGCTTTTTGATTGGTAAGAAATCGAGTGCGAGAATACGAATAGTTGTCCACTGTCCTGCCGCTTTTTTCGCAAGCGGGAAGATTTCCCACAAATCAGTTTCGCGAAGATTGTCGCGACTGGAATTGTCAGAAACGGCATCAAAACCACGGGCCATGTTAAGTCCTCAAAATTTGGAGTGAATCGGTATACACAGTATGTTTACAGATTCTGTTTTTAATTACGACAAGTCCTGTCGGCGCATGTACGATCTCATGAAGTCTAATTCTTCTTTTTCGAATGCTTCCCTTATATCCATCGTAAGTCGAGCAATACCGAACGGATCAACACGTTTTACCAACAGTCCTAATTTTTCTGCCTGTCTGGTTCCATTCACAGAGTCTTCAAGGTTATCCCCACCGACTCTGAAATGCAGAGAGGAATCCGCGCCTTCTGATCCTTCGTCAGAATCATTCGGGTTTGTATCCAGACTCACAGAAAAGTTAACGGATGAAGTGTCCTCTTTTGTTGCGAGGCGTTTTTTCTGAGTCTGCGGAATAATGTAGGCAATCCCATATTCGTGATCGCTGCTACTACAAGTCTGCGCATTCAGAATCCACCACTTCACGTACGAAACAATAGCGCCCTTCGCACTATCATATTTGTTTATTGCGATTAGAACATTGCGCAAGAAGTTTTGATTAACGTCCTTGCTGTCATACTGTTTGCCTTTGTTCGTGTCGATATAAAACTTCGCATGTTTCTGGCACAGGCGATAAAAATCAGCAACGACAGAATGAAAGTAATCCTTAAACAAAGGCAGCATGTCATTCAAACGTACCAGCGCTACAAAAAGTTTTGAACGCGAACTCGCACCAGTAGCAGTAACAATCGCATCCAAACGTTTTGCATATATCTTTCGCTTATCGCTATCCGTTGTTGAAATGAACAAACGATACAAATCAACATAGGTGCGATAATATTTGTTTAGAACGTTTTCCAAGAAGATATAGATAAAGTTCCGTTCCATCTTCACTTCGACCAGATACTGCATTCGCATGTCACGCGGCGTAGTCAAAGTTTTGATAACCAGACTGATCGCACGTTCACGCGTTTCTGCATTATAAGGCTTACGCTTTTTATTCGAAGTGACCAGACTCAGGAGATAAATCAACTGCACATCAAACAAGTCTGTGTTTTCCACAATCTCGCGCAATGAATCATAAAGCAGCGTATCTAAAACATCCTCAGTCTGACCGCCCGTAAGATTGGACTTGTCTGACATTTATCGCACCCACAGAATAGTTGACCCTACCTTACCTTTACAGTTTTCGCGTAGTTTCACGATCAACATACTCTAATTGTTGTTCCAAAGTTTCAAACTTTTCAGGCTTGAACTTTCCGAGATCAGACGGCGCAGGAGGATTGTCTTGTGCAGCTTTTTCTTTCTGCAATTTTTCATCCTCTTCTTCCTTTTTGCGAATTTCTTCCGGCGAGGTTTCGTCGTTGTATTCGCGGAAACGTTCACGTTCCTTTTTGTGGTCTTCTGCGCGTTGTGCGTTGTCTGAAAGTTGTGGGCCGTCTTGTGCAAGATCGATTTCTACTTTCATTTCGCCTTTTCCCTTGTTTGGTTGCCAAGCGTAATGCGGAGCAAAGGAATGTGAGGTGACATAATGATGTTGTGCAAACATTCCAATTCAGCCTCAGAACTATTTTTCGTAATAGTGATATGAGGGCGATAAGGAATGTGATCAAAGTTCACGTTAGGGTTTGCGTGGATTCGCGCATGTTCCGCTTGAAGATCTTCCGATTCCAAAGTCAGAACCAGAATGTTATCGTCTGGCCCGAACAATTCAACGCCTGCAATAACGGCTTCGAAAGTTCCGGTGCTTAGAGGAATGTCGTTGTCCGGATTGCGATTATCAAATGCAATCGTAACGTGCAGGTTATCCAAATCTTCCGGAGCGGCGACTGCGCTGCAAATCGCTTTGATCATTTGAGACGATTTTTCGTCAGGATGTAATTTCCACAAGCCGGGAGTCACAGGGTTTAATCTCCAGTGGATGAAACTCACCAAACGTCACAGCGGTTTTGCAGATCGGACAAGGCGAACGGCCTTCCGCGTGAGTAATGTATTCCGGATGAATCGTACAGGGGAAATCACTGTTGTAGAAAACACGGAACACATAACCGCGAACAGTTTTGTCATCCATAAAACGAAACGGACGAACATGAAAACCATTCGGCATCAAATGAGTTTTGATGTAATCAAAGATAAGGCGATACTCATATTCAATATCGCCGCCAAAGTTTTCAGGCAGTCTAGTAAAAATAACATCCACAACTGGCTTGATAAACTTTTGATCGGTATTTTTGAACGGATGCAGATAACGGCAAACTTTGTTGTCTTTCAACAACTCAACCGGATAGCAAAAAGAGTCTCTGAAAAGAACATTGTGCCAGCGGTCTTTTTGAGCCGCCAGCTTTTTAATGAAATCTACAAAAGCCTGTTCATGCTGTTTTCTGTTTTGCATAAATTTATTCCGTTGTGTATTCGCAATTACATGGTTGTTCTACTGTATCCGCGAAGCCAGAAGGTTCAGAAACTTTTCCGCATTTGGTGCAAGTCCGTACCCAACCGTGCGGAGACAAACGCGCTGCGCTCATCGTGTTGCTGATTGGTGTGGGATCAGGCATCGCTAAAGTTTTCCCTAGTGTTAATCTGCGCCGCCTGTTACCACAAGTAGCGCATCCCATTTAAAACTCCAGTTCGATATGAATTTTGTTTTCAACCGTCGCGGTTGAAACTGTTTTGGCAGTACGCCCAATCAAACCGTCAATTTGTTCCTGCGTCATTTTACGCAACAGATGAGGACGCAAAAACTCTACGATCTCAGTGCTGAGTAAAACATCGTGGCGCACAAAGTTTGAAGGCGATTCTTTTGCCTTAGTCTTTGCAGCAGACCAGCATTGTTCTGAATGCTTTTCGATCTCACGCATGATAATGCCGCGAGTGAATCCGTCAATGACAGAACCGTTTTGCATTGGAAGAACAAAGCGAGAACAAGTGATCATACGAAATTTTCCTTGTGTGATTCAAAAGATGGATTGCGTGGTAACGCGCTGAACACGAAACTCACGTCAGGTTGTTTGCCGCACGACATTCCTAACTTTAGTCCAGAAATGTACATCCCTTTATATTTTTCGATTGTGCTACAAAATGGAGACAGCAGATCAATCGTTTCCTTGTCCACGAAAATATCGGCCATAAGATCTTTGTTTTTATTTTCCAGCTTGCTCCAAATATCAAGCAGACCAGAAACGGGATGTACAGAGGTACTGGACATTGCGCTCACCTTTAGAAAAGAGTAACCACTTTTTGCCGTCTTGAATCGGTGCGGCGCATTTCGCGAGTGCGACCGCGTGGTTTAGATTGGAAAACTTCACGAACAACTTCTTTCAGTTGTTTTTCTTCTTCCTTGCCAAGATCAAATCCTGAATATGCGAAACGCATTTTAATCACCGTTAGTTTTAATTCGTTTGGCTAGAGCCATTGCATGTTTACACAGTGCCGGAACATGCGCGGGGTTTGTGTAATCAGGCGGCTCCCCGTTGCCATAAATAATTCGACCTGCGCCGTGTTCAGCATTCGCGTACTCCCACATAAACACGTAGTTAGCACACGGACAACTTACCATGACACGTTTTTGTTTTGAGATAGGTTTGTTTGGATCGTCCAGACCAACAAACATAACTTCATATTCACGAACTTCTTTCGAAGGACGCAAAGGATCTTTATGGCGAACTTTTGCCATAACAACAGGAAGTGCTTTTCCTGTTTTGGTTTTCTTATAACCGCGCACATAACACTCATCGCCATTTTCACGCATCAAGCGCGGAGTGTTTTTGATCAGCAATGTAAGGCTTACGCCTTTATCCATCTTTGCAGTGCGTGGCGGTTGCGGAACTTGCTTAGGTGTAAAAGGAGTGGCGGTTGCAATACGCTTTTCACCACTTGTCATACGTCGCGACTTATCGCTAGACGCACTTAAAGTTTTTACACCCTTCGCATACTTCCCGCTGGAAACTTGCTTCAAAGCCTTCTGTCGCTGCTCCGCTTGTTTGGCAGCAGGACTTTTCTTTGTGGGCTTTGCGAGTGACTTGTATTTAGCCATTCGAAAATGATCTCCTTTGGTACAAAGAAATGTTGATCGGACGTAGTGCGAATGTGGCTCAACTTTTCTATCGTGTCATCCATGTGATTTGGAATACGCGTATAGCGAAAGTGAGTCGCACCACGATCAAGATTTCTGTTTGAGCAAATGCCGATCAATTCTGAACAAAATCCTTTATCCAAAATAACAGGAATCAGATCATGCGCAATTGCGACAGATTCAACAGTTCGCATAAGCCACGAAAGATTTTGAACAGCGCCTTCGGAAGAACGCAAACGTATTTGATCGGCGGGCTTGCCATTAAACCAAATACTTTCGATAACAAGAAAGTTATTTTTTCTGGTCAGTTTGAAACTACAACGAGGAGTTACAGGACTCGTTTTCATAAGTGTGTCGATTGCGATCAAACAATCAACCAGCGATTGACTATCGCCCATGCCTTCATGAAAACATGCAAGTTCTGTTTTATTCTTCGTCGTCTCCAAAGTCATCGTCAGAGTCTCCAGACTCATCACCCGCGTCTTCGGATTCTTCATCCTCTTCTTTTCCACCAGATTTTTTGTTCTTTCCTTTACCTGCGCCGCCTGCATTATCGGAGTCGTCGTCGGAAGCATCATCGTCAGATCCAAAGTCATTTGAGTCATCATCACCGAAACCCTCGTCATCATCTTTCGAATCATCCGTGGCTGCGGCACCCTTCTTATCTTTTACAGATTTCTTAGGTGCTGCTTTTTCTGCAACTTTCTCCTTTGCTTTCTCTTCTTCATGCTGGCGTAAACGCTTCTCCAGCGCTGAAAATTCTGAAAGATCCGTACGCGTTGTTGAAGACTCAGGAGAATCCAAAGTGCTTCGCCCTTTGTCGCTAGTGTTTGCACTCAGCGAGATTAAAACTTTCATAGTGACCTCAAAGTTCAAATTGTTTTACGATACGCTTTTCCGGTTTGCCTTTCTTTTTCGGCATCAAACCGCCTTGATCTTTCTTTACGGCAGAAGGATTTGATTTCACAACCTCAGCGTAAGAAAGAGTAGGATCAGCCATAATACGTTTTTCCATTTGCTCAAGAAAGTCTACGATGCGCGAAGTGATAAAACAGTGATCAACAAACGGGCAAGTTTCGTAACCATGAAATTCATCCCAATAGTATTCAGGAGACTTGCAAGGTTTCTTCTTGATAGCAGCGGTAGGATCTTTTTCACGAACAGAAGCGATAACGGAATCCCATGCGCGAATCTGCTTCATCATAAACTTGTAAGCGATCTGCGATTCTTCTTCGTCGAACTTAAAACTTTTCTCAACGAACTTTTTGGGATTGTCGCGAGGCACATACACCAACGTGTAATCAACGATGTTGTATCCGTAACGCTTTTTCAGAATGTAGGCGTAGGTTGCGATTTGATAGCGATGGTACTTAACAAAGAAAGTTCCATCTGACGCTTTAGTGATCGTGGTACTTTTCAAGTCGATCAAACTATACGTGCCGTCAAGGTTATCAATCAAACCATCAACAAAGCCTTTCAAACTTTTGTACAGCACACGCAGTTCGCAATAGTCCATTGCCTTTTTGCACTTCGGGCAAATGTTGTCGCACGAATGTTTGCGCGTGTACTTTCCTTTTTTAATACGCTTGCCATTTTCATACACGCTTTTTGTTTTCGCGTACTCAGGGCAATCTGTGTTTGTGCATTTCCAGTGACCAACCATCTGACCACTGTAGCCCAAAGCGTTCTGCAAACTTTCGTGCATCCCCGTACCGGCTTTTGCAAAAATGTTTAGCATCGTTCCGTTTTCGCCGCTCAGAAATTTGTTATGCTTTTCGTAAATACGTTTGGCATATTCCTGAATGCTGCAAATTGGAAACATACTCGGACTAACACGCTTTTTGGGCCAACGCTTTTCCGGAACAGTTACATCAAGTGCGGAGTCAATCAAACGACCAACGCGAGAGAGCGTTCTCGTTTCATATAAGTTTCGGATTTGTCGCACTGTTCACCTCAATAGAAATGTTCTTTTCGAACAAATATACATCGTAGAAATAAGATCCATTTTTCACTACTAAATGTTCTACGGGATCGGTTTCACGACTCACAATCTGCATAAACTTGAAACGGTCTTCAAGTTCCGCACGAAATTCAGGAGTGTATTCAGAAACAGGAATAGACAAGCCTCGCATGTTGCTGTCTTTGAATACGGCGTATGTTCTTGCGTCTAACTCTGTAGATTTACAGAATCGCATCCAATGTGCGGGATATAAACGATGAACAATGTTTGATGCGTATGATGTAGTATTCATGGCATTAAAATCTGTAAATTCGAGTTAATAGGTACAGAAAAATTAGTATTTCAAACAGGTGTTATTCTATGAGTGACGTTCATCAGGTAGTTATGGAAGAGATCGGGAAACTTCCCGGCGATAAAAAGTTTGCAGCAGAATCCATTATTGTTTGCTGTCCGTTCCACGACGACAGATCACCAAGTTGCGGAATCTACACAGCAGTAGGAATGGAAATTCCATTAGGTTACTTTCACTGTTTCGGTTGCGGTGAAAAAGGAAGTTGGAATGATCTTGCGCGTAAGGCAGGATTGCAGGAAATAAAAGAATGGCGCATGAAAGACGCAGGCGAAAACTCGCTTAGCGCATTGCTCCAGACTTACGACAAGATGGATAAGAAAGTTGGCACGTATGCAACTGTTGCGCTTTTGATGAAAGCGTTAAAGCGCGATAGTTATATGGAATGGCCGGAAGATGTGGAGTGGCGAACTTATCCGGGATCGTTAGTTCGTGCGGCAGGTGGATTGTTGAATGCGCAGCGTACCGGAACAAACATTTGTTTCTTTCCGTGCAAGGTAGGATCAAAATACATTGGCGGCGTTGCGGCGTATCTTACCAAACAATTAACCGGAACAAGTTACGTTAACTCTAATGGTGATTGGGCCAAAACAAAAGGTCTGTTTCCGACTCAACTTGTGCGCGACTGTTTGAAAAAATACAAACTGAAATATGTTGTGTTGGTTGAAGGGCCACGCGATGCGCTTGCGCTTCTCAGTTATGGAATCCCGGCGCTGGCGGTATTAGGTGCGCAGCAGTTTGGATCTGAGAAAAGAAGGCTGGTTGAAATGTTAGGTGTGACTACGGTCTACACAATGACAGATAACGATGACGGCGGGAAACTTTTGAGGGATAAGATTTTCAAGGAGTTCTCAACCAATTCGCTTATGCGTGTTAAGCATTTCAAATTGCCGCGTGAGAAGGACGAGAAAGGAAAGCTGATTAAACTTGATCCGGACAATGCGCCAATCAAGATCATCAAAGAAGTGAAGGCACTGTTGAAAGACGTGCAAGGCGAGAAGTGTTTTATCCCAGCAAAGAAGTTAGGCTGGAAACGCGAGAAGAAAAAATAACTGCACCAAAACAAAAGGGGAAGCCGCAATGGTTTCCCCTTTTTCATTTCACCAACGAATTTTTATTCGTCGTCTTCCTCTTCTTCTTCATCGTTCATGCGATCTTGAATCGCTTCCAGAATCAGCTCAGTCAGAGGGCCGCTCTTGATTGATTTGCGCAGACGTTCCAGATCGTCAAACGTCAGGCTGTGGGCGCGAGTCATGAATTCACGTTGCAGAGACTCATCATCTTCGTCTTCTTCTGCGCGGTCGATCATGGCTTCGATGAAATCGTTGTTCGGAGAATTTTTCTGCTTCTTAGCGATCTTACGTGCCTTAGCAGAAGTTTCGCCAGAATCCAGATCGATCTCTTCGTGGTCTTCGCTATCGTCGGTAATGGTATCAACGATTTTGTTGATGCGCTGATATTCAGATTTTGCGCGAGGTGTAGAAAGATATTTTTCTGCATCTTCGGCGCGAACGATAACGAGTTGCTTTTTGGTAAGAATCTGACGCAGCGTTGAACTGCGCAGCAGATTTTCCAGCGGTGCCATCGTGGTAAGATCAATCGGGATAAAGGTCGCCGGGATCAGTACCGGAATAGTGACGTTAAGTTCGTTGATACAGTTGAAAGCGATGTTCCCGTTTGGGTTCGAACGGTTCAACACGTACAAGGACGCGACAGGATCGTTGCCGAATTCTTTGTTAAACTGCGTCAGAGAGATGGGGGTGATTTTCATTTAAATGTTACTCCAAGATTTAGCGAATTTGTTTTCAGTACCCGCACGTCCATGTGCAGAAAGATTTGAGCTAGTTAAACATTACCAAGTTCAGATCTATTACATGAAAAAGTTACTCAGCAGCTTTGGCGGCAACGGTATAAGTGAAACTGGAGTTTGCGAAACCACGTTTTGCGAAACCAATTTCAATTTCCTGTGCGGCAGCGGCGGCGGATTTGAGATTCAGAGTAAAGCTACCTGCGTCGTCAGCTTCAACAGAAGCAGAAGCATCAGCACAAGTTACCAGAGCGTGAGGCTCCGTGGTTGCCGTTACGGTGGTGTCACCTTCTGTAATGGTCAACGCTGGTTCAACGAAATTACTAAGCGCGGTAGGAGTTACCGTTAAAGTTTTATCTGCGTAATGCAGTTTCTTAAACGTTAAAGTTTCTGCGCTGTTCATCGCCGGGCCAGACAGTTCGAAATTACCATCGGACTCAACAGTGCCAACTTTATTACCTTCGATGAAAATTTCTGCATCAGGTTCTGCGGTGCCGTTGATTTCAGTTTCACCAACATAAATAGTTTGATAAGTTGGTGCAGCCTGAACACTCAGCGCTTTGACTGCAAGCACTAAAGTTTTATCAGCGTAGTTTGTTTTCTGGAACAGAACGTTGGTGTTGCCTGCGCTCAGTGCATCAACGGTCAGACTAAATGATCCATCAGCAGAAGCGACAACAGATTTATCCGCAACAGAAACTTTCGTTCCTTCCAGAGTTGTACCAGTGATAACAGTGTCACCTGCGTACGCATCGTTAAGCGTTGGTGCTGGCAGATCTTTTCCGAGAATATCTACTTCGGCTGCTTTCGAGTTGTAGTATTCGCTGGTGAAAGTAATGATCGCTTCGCCTGCATCCAATGCGTCAGTTGCAAAACTAAATGCGCCGTCGTTACCAACAGCAACGTCGTAAGTTTTCGCGTCCGTTACCAGTTCAGCTTTAACATCGGTTGAACCAGCTTTCAGAACAACTTTACCTTTCACAACTTTTTCTTCCGCGTGAACGGCGTCAACAGTTACTGCGCCAAACTCGTTTTTCTCAGGAGTGCGAGAGAACGTAGTTTCTTTGTAGCCAGTAGATTTGACAGTTGCTTTAACGTCGCCCTGAATAGGATTGCAGTTAGCGTTGTATTCAGTTTCGTTTGCCGGAACAGTGACGTTAATCAGTGCCTGGCCAGCGATCTCAATTTCAACGCCAAACGGCAACGGCTGTGCCGGATTGATGTTTAACAGAACAGCGTCATCCAGATATTTCGGAGTGATCATTGTTACGTTAACTTCGCGCTGTTGTGCAGCAGGCGTCACAGTCAGATCGGTGTAGCCTTCATGCGAGAAAAGAATTTCCAGAGTGCCGTGAGGATACGGAACGTCCAGAGCAAATTTTCCATCGCTACCAGCAGTCGCAACGTCAGCGCTATTGCCGTCATTCAGAAGAATAACAGTTGCGCCTTCGAGTGTGGTGCCGGTGATCTGCGAGTCAAAGTTGGTGAAGGTGTTCACAGTTGGCTGCGGATAAACCTGCTTCGGTTTTTCCTGAACAGTCACAGCGACGTTTTTAGTTTCAAATTTTTCTTTCATGAAACTAACGTTAAACTGTTGACCAGCAACAAGCAAATCAATCACAGGCAGAGAAAAGTTTTTACCTTCTCCGACGATTGTTGCAGAAACTTTACCGCCAATCACAGATTGAACTTGAGTTCCTTCCGGTGCGCTTCCGGAAATCGCGGTGTCGCCTTCGGTAACAGGAACATCAACCAGCGTGTAAGCCGGGAACTTTTGATCATTTGGCTCAGGCATATCCTGCGGGTTAACCAAGCGCAGTTGCTTTGAAGCAAACACTTGACGCAGTTCGGCACTTGCCAAAAGGTTTTGTAGCGGCGCATATTCGGTAAGGTCAACGGCGCTTCCCGTGATCGGAATGATAATGTCGCGCATACGAAAATCGCTACCAAGCACACTGAAAGAAATCTGACCGCGAGGGAAACTTGCGTTGCGAACCCACATCTTTGGATCAGTAAGAACATTCGTTTTCAGAATTTGTTCAAACTGTTCAAGAGTAATCGTACTCATTTAATTTTCTCCAGAAGAGAGTTTAAGGCGAAACAGAAGATCTGATACTTTTTCGGAGTCAGGCCAAGCGCGGTGCCTAGCGCAAACTCCGTGTTAGTAAGAGTTGAAGTTACTTCTGCAAAACGCGCTTCGTCGCCCATGTACTGCAACATCCAGATTTGATATTCCGGAAAAGTTTCTTGCAGGAATCCATGAACGCCGTCAACAGATGGAACGGTTCCAACGTTGTATGAGAAATTTCTTTCCGTTGCAGTGAGATCAAGTTTGTGAATAAAAGTGCTCAGACAAATTGCAAGACGCGCACGGTTCTGTGAGCGACGAACAGTTGCCTCAAGTTGCTTTTGATCAAACTCACCAAGTTCGGGGAACAATCCCTTTTTGTAGTAAGCGATTTCTTTACTGCTAATCGGACGGTCAGAACTTTCTTTTCTGTCCAGCGCAAGACAGCCAGTTTCAGTTGCGGTTGTGCAATACTGGCAGCGCGACATTGGACACATGCCACGAAAGCGAAAAGGATGGTTCGACTCTTCCAATTCAGGACAAAGATTGATCGGACGCGTATCAACTTTAATCGGAATGTTTTTCTGTTTGCGTTTTGCTCTTACTGCGGTTGCCATCTTTTGAATTCCTGTATACAGATTTTATTTTCTATTACAGTACATTTACAGCTTTTGTTTCAAAAGTTTGGAAATTCCACACAATATTCCAAAACAGTCAAGCTGGAATTTGGTGCTGTATCCAGATGATCTGCGCATGACAAAATTAAAATTCGTGGACGCTGCTTAAACGGCAACGTGTGTTTCGAAACCATTTTGGTAACGTTGTCTACAAGCTCGTTTAAGTTTTTCCAGTTGAATGATGCACGGGCAAGATCTTCAACTTGATGCTTGTTGAAAAGCTCAAGGTATTTTTCGTGCGTGATCATTTCAGTGCCAACGCCTACAGTTTCAAACATGCTGCGAATCACATCACACGTTCGGAACATAGGAAGCGAAACAGGCGCAAGCGGATCGATAGGTTGGTCAACATTGAATCCACGAGGACAAACAGAGAAAACAAACGTGGTAAAGTTTTTGCCTTCGGTCTGGATCGTTTCAATTTCGCGATAATAAATATCGCAGCCGAGATCCGGATCAACCGTTGGGAAAACTTTACTGCCAACAAAATGCTGAATATCTTTTATCAGCTTGTTGTAAGTGATCCAAGTAGATTTAAATTCAAACTGCTCAAGCAGATTGCCTTTGGTATCCCGCGCCGCCTGCCCCGGAAGAAGAATGTGAAGGTCTGCTTCGAACAGCGCTTCCATTAAAGACTGAATCAGCACGTCAGTTTGAAAATTGTTGGTTTGCATATTAACGGTCATGTTTTAAATTCCAAAAGTTTGGGCGAATTGAGGAAGCGATCAATTAGTTTGTAGATCGTCTTCTGAATTCCCGCAAAGGGTTTGAGATTGTTCATTTTATAGAACGTATAAACTCCAATCAACATGGAGTCGAATTCGTGAATTGCTTTCTTACTCTTTTTCGAAGTAAGTTTAAACTCATCGTAAAGATCTTTGAGTTTTGGTTCGCACTCACGGTTGAAAGCATTCTTCCATTGCGAAGCAGTGATCGCAAAGAAGGGAATTTTTTTCTTATGGCAGTAAAAAGCCATAACGCCAATCATGATACTGATTGCTTCGATGGTGTTTCCACCTAACCCGCGTGACTGAAAGCGTTCAAAACACATTGCGTCAAACGGGCCATACTTTTTGTCGATTGCAGTGATCTCGTCAAGAAACTTTTTCGTTACTGCGCCAAGATCACCAGTAAGATCTTGAATCGGACTGCCAAACATTCGCGTTCCGATAATGTCCAACTTCTTTTTCTCAAAGTTGATAACGGTAAGCGCAAAGTTCACTTTTCCGGGATCACCAGATAAAATGCGCATAGAAAGCTCCTTTTATTTGTCTATATAAATAATCATTCGTGCGCCTCAAGGTAGAATAAAATTTTATCAGTAATTTTTCTAAGTAAAGGATTGCTGTGAGAAGGTGTACCATAACGGGCTATTAGAGGCGACACTATGAGTTGGATCAATTCTGGAAAAAGCCGCACCACTTACAAACGACACAAAACTTATGAAGGTGAAAGAGTCCAAAAAAGATTGGACAGCATCATCGAAGTTGTGCAGTCGAAAGTTGAGCAAGCTCTTGCTGTTGATAGCACAAAAGTTATCATCTTTAAAAAAGCAAAGTTTGGTTTGGTGTGCAGTTGTAACCGCGTCGAAAATGATTTCGAAGATCTTTTAGAAGGCGGGATGAAAAGCGTTGTGCGCGAAAATGATGGCGAGTCGCGAGGCGCAGGAGTTTCAATTAAAAGTTCCGGCTCCACGATGTTTGGTGGAAAAGGAAAAGGCGCAATTGCGTTAGATGATATGATCAGTTCCAGTGCGCAGGCCACGCTTGACGCTGCGGATATGATGAGTGACGGCGGCGAAGAAGATATTCGCTATGACGGAGGCAACAACGTTAACTGCGGTATCTGTTATCGTCAGGGTGTGCAGCCGGGCTATCAGTCAACAGGTTATATCTATAACGTAATGACGCATCACCACACGCAAAAACTTTCCGGATACAATGAGGATCAGTCAACAGCGCCAACAACTTTCAAAGCAGTTAAGAAAGGGGCGTACGTTGATTTTGAAACCTTAGTACCGAAATATTTTAAGTCGGCAAAATACAGCATTCGCATAAACGAGATTGTGTTGCCGCCTAGCGTGAAAATGTTTGCTGTGATCAACGGCAAAGAAACCGCGCTCACTCTTGATCTTCTGAACAAAAAGAAAGGTCAGAATATTATTGTGCGCGTCAAAGATGTTGAGGTGTTCACTCACGCCATTTTGATTTTTGATTTGGGTGTGGCTGACGTTAACTGCAATATCAGCGAAGAACAAAACACGTTGAACTACGATCAAGAACTCACAGTTGGTAATATCACTGTAGTGCTTCCTGCTCGTGTTGGAATGATTGAGCCGGAAGATATTCTTGTTCTGCCGTTCAAACGTTATGTTCTGAAAGTTACTGAGGCACCAAAGAAACGCACTGCAAAAAATCAGTCGTGGGAATGGGTTGTCACAACACGTCCAGTACAGCGAAAGGAATTGCAGTACAACATCAACAAAGGTTTTGACTTGAGGTAATCATGCAGACAGAAATTATTCTAGGTCGCAATCCCGATCAGGTTGCAGATATTCCACAAAGCGGAGACGCGCAAAACACGATCACTGGCGAGAAGCTAACAGAGGATGCGCCGCGCACTGATTCAACGATCACGATGCGCGACAACGCACCAGTTGTTAAGCAGGCCGAAGCTGTTGACGTTCGTCCGACGAGCATCAAAGCGGTGGCGTGTGACGATCCCGGCTACGAAGATTATCTTAAACGTTTGTACAACGTTCCGGAAGGCGGCGAAGTGTCAGGCATTCAAAGAATCTTTGCAGGTCTGGCGCAAGAACTTCACGACATTACTCAGGGATCAATTGATCGCAAATACAATGTTGTTGGCGGTGTGAGTGAGTCGCGATCTAAATCGGCAAATGCGCGAAGCAAAATGCTGAAAATGATCATGCCGGAATTGAGTCGTGACATGGGCGATAAACTGTCGAAAGCCGTTGGAGACAACGATGGAGACGCTGTTGCTATGCTTATGGCGCAGATCGGCAGGAAGTTGCAGAAAAAGCTCAACATGAAAAATCGAAAGTGAGTAGAATCGCATTCTAAGGGCTTAAAACGCAAATCTACGCGATATTGAAATTTGCGTTTTTTATTAAATCCCTTTTTACTCTTACATATCAATGACTTACAGAATGAGCCAAATATTTTACACGTATTTCGGAAATGAAACTTTCGCTATCCTTTGAGTATTTGCCTATATCCATTGAGTATAGGTAGGGCTAGGTAGGGTATAGCTAGATCGTATGGTGATACCTATAGCGGAGCGCAATGCCGAACGGACGCAGCCCAGGCCCAGGCCGCCCCAGGCGTAAACCAGCGTAGCGTATGCGTGTATAGCTTTTTAAAATAGATAAGGTCACAAAGAATTTTATCTTGAAGACAAGAGCTAAAAATAAAAGGGATCTTTGGGCAGGTGGATCGGAAAAATTCTGTAAAGATCAAATGTGTTTCGATAAATCATGTTTAGGTATGTTATGGATACTTTTATCATTAAGAATCCTGCGTATCAAGAGCATTTCACAGTCGAATGGGTTCGAAAGAATGTTATCTTTGCGTGTCCGTACGATGGCCCGGAAGATCGCGAGTGGGAATTTAGAGAACAAGTTTCCACCTTCTTCTGGCACATTGTGCATTGCACACTTTATAACAGCAAGTTTAAAAACGTTAAGCGTCTTCCGTCTATTCCTTTCGCTTGGGTCTTTGGTATTCAAAAACTGCCTATGGTTTTTGGATCGGCAGGTAGCCACGGATCAAGTTCAAGATACTCGGAAAAATCGAGAACGAAGTTTTCACGCGCACTAGAATGGCTAAAAGAAAATGTTCTGGATGTGTCAGGCTATAAATATGGCGCAGCGGGATCGGCGTGTCGTGAGTTCAGGATCAAACGTGCGGTATTTGATGGCATGTATCCGTACTCTCCGAAAACGCCGGAAGAAATCTTTGGGAAAGTAAGATATTGCAGTCCAAACTTTTTGCGAAATACTCCAGTGGGAAAAACCTTAGCTGATATTCTTGAAAGGAAATCGGTTGAGGCGTTGGGTAAACCTTCGCATGATTTTGATTCTCTTGATCGCAATCGTGATCGCGAAGTCAGAAAACTTTACAAGGAAGTTTTAGATAAACAAGATCCTCTTTCGATTACACTGCTTCCTGTTGTGGAAGAGTTGAGTCGATTGAGTAAGTTCACCAGCGCTCAAGCAAAGGCCCGTCATCGTTTGGTGTTTTCAAACACAATGGGAATCTTAGCAGGCAACTTTTCTTGCCATAGCGTTGAGGAAATGAAAATTTCTTATCTGCCAACTTATCGTGTTAGTCCGGTAGGCGGTCGTCTTTATGAATGTGGCGGCGGTTTTCAAAACTTCCCTCGCAGTCTAAAAGAGCGTTGCCATATTCGCGGGTACAACCACGACATGCGAAGCAGTCAGCTAAACATTTTGAAGATGGAATTTGATCGCAACAATATTCGTTGCAGTTCAATCCAAAACTACAAAAGCGTTGCAGACTTTGGTGAACCTTATGGCTTGTCGAAAGACGATACAAAGGTTTGCTTTTATGCGACGGTGTTTAGTATAGGTCAGGCACTGAATGCAAAATCTTGTTGGCACTCTGAACCTCTGCGCGTTATTGCGAAATCAAAACGCACTGAGTGTATTCACCGCGCCGCAAAACAGTTGGGTAAAAAGTATCGTGACTCTTCAATGATTCCGCCTGTGATAAAGCTGGCGAGAAAGTTGATGGTGAAGGAAACCAATCGCATTCGCGACATTTGGAACAAAGAGAACGAAACTTTAACACTGGCGCTTGAAGAACTTTGCGAAATTTATATTTCCAAAGCTCGTAAGGCGAAGGAAAAAAGTGTGCTCACAAATGCAGTAGGCGTACGATTTGCCTGGCCGACAGAAGAGATAGATTACAAAATCCGAAAACAGATTTTGAGTCACATGATCACGGGAATCGAAACGAAACTTTTGTTCGATATGATTTTGTCGAATGATGTTCGTGTTTATTCTTTTGAGCACGACGGCGCACTGATTAGCAGAGCGAAGGTATCGTCAGAGGAAATCGAATTTGTTCGAAAACCTTTCGATGAAACTTCCTATCAGTATTTCAAAAATCTGTAAATAGTTATCAGTAAACCGAAGTGTTGGAGATTCTATCGTGCCGAAGAAAAACGCACGGACGGAAAAGTTGCCAGCGGGGTTGGGTGAGTTGTTTGAAGCGGATCGTCCGGAAGAATCCAAAGTGAAACTTCCGAAAAAGATCAACGGCATTCGACTCAAACCCAAACCGAAGCCTAAAGCAAAAAAGAAGTCCGGGAATGAAGTGCCAATTGAGATCTACGAACTTGCTGCGTTGTACGAATGCTATCACCACAACACAGTAACCGATAGTTATCGCACTTGGCCCGATATGACAATTGCAGAAGCATACAAAATCGTTTCTCAGATGAATCCGTCTGAACTCGAAAGCGTAAAACAATATGCAGCGTTATATCGAAATGACAGCGGCCTTAAATTTGAAGAGTTGCGTGAATTCCGAAACGCACTCATCGAGAAAGAAATTTCGATTGGGATTAGCATTCCCCTGTTTATCGAACATTTCAAGATTGAACCGAACGATCCTATCATTGCCTCGTTGCTTTATACGTGGGCGTCTTATGTTAGGACGATGGTTGAACGACGCAAAAAATTAATCCCCACAAAAACTCGTCATGCTGCTACTGTGCAGGAAGGCGATTTTTGCGTTGAGATAGAGTGTAACGCGGAACAGGCCAAAGTGCTTGATCGCTATTGCTCAGTGTGGCACGGAACTTTGCTGGCGTGTCGCGACTATCTCAAATCTCTTGGCAATCGTGCGCCAAAGCGTATTGACAAAATCAGTAGCAAGCTGGCTACTCAGATTCGCAAGGAACATAACTTTGAAGATGTTCCGCGCAGTCTTGTTGTTTGTGCGTTGAATGGGTACACGCAAAAACTAAAGTTCGATAACAACAAAGATTTTAAACGCGATCTGGATCGTTTCTACGTGAAGGACAACTTTAAACTTTTTGAAAATTCATTGACTGTCGGTAAAGCCAAAGAGATTGCTATCACAAAAATTGTTGGTGGTGAGCGTCTTGATCTAACTGTTCGTGGAATTTCTTTTGCCCGTACTTCTCCGTTGGTTTACACCGTGACGATTCAGTACGATAAAATGGAATTGCTTGAGCAACAGTACGGTACGGATTAAGCCTCTTCGGAGGCTTTTTCTTCAATCACTTTCGGGAACAATAATTATGTTGAGTAATGAGCGTCTTGCTGTAGAAATTCAAAACAGACTCGACATTGTTAATCAATCAATGTGGAACATTTTCGATGCGTTCGAAAAAAGTATCTCCGTTCCTAACACTCCTTTCTTCGTTAGCGCTGAGTGGCTGTATGATCACCGCACTCTGTCTTTACGCATGGGAAAAGGAACGGGTCACAGTACGTTTGCAAAGCAACTGGCAGAGAAACACAACGCCTTTCTTTTAACTATGGATCATGAAGCGCAAGAAGGAGAATTTAATTTCTCACACAATCGCCTTCGTGAATTGTACCACAAATTCGGAACTCCAAACATTCCTACTCTGTTTGTTATCGACGACGCTTATCAGTTTGGCGGTCGTTTTGAATCTCTCCGCTTACGTCTGGAAAGGTTCCGCGATACACTCGGTGAGGATTATCTTCGCAGCGTTCGTTTTGTGCTTTTGAATTAAGGAAACATGTATGTCTGATTTTAACGAAAGCAATCTGAACAAGATTCAGAAAACTTTACTGCAACTGGTAAACGATGGGATCGATTATTCGAAAAACGTTTGCAGTATTGTGGCACCTGCTGGATTTGCTGATCCAAAAGGCATCCGTGATTATTGCCGCATCGCAGTGACTATGCCGCAACGCGCTGGCTCAAGTATGTTCGCTCAGTTTCTTGCTGAATACCTCAGTCAGAAATATCCAGACGCGAACATTATTCGTTTAGCCGGAGAAGAACTTTGCTATGGCGAATCAATCGATCCACGTATTGATTTTATCACCGTGAAAACTCCAGCCGATTACGGTCGCGCTCGTCGCCAGATCCGTGACAGCGAAAAGAAATACAATTTCGTGATCGTCGATTCGTACGAATGGGTTTGCGGATTGGATAACCGTCTGGAAAAACTGTCAGTAGACATGTACCGCACAGGTAACGCTGATCAGTACATCATCGGCCTGTAAGGAAATCTATGAAACATCGTGAAGGTGAATATCTGATTGTGCGTAGCGGGAACAAAAATGTTCTCGTACTTGCAACCGGAAAACAAGTTGGCTATCTGGTCAACACACTGGCGTCAAGCGATCCTACCACGATCAAGTTTAGCGCTAAGTACGACATACTCGCGATTCTCGGCAAAGATCCGGAACCGGGCCAAAAAGTTTTCGGAGTTTCGATTACTCCGCATGTAGGTTTGAAACAAGTTGTCGGAATGCCTGCGATGAATCTTTACGGACGTGAAGAACAAGTCGGCAAAGCAATCCGTATTGCCTGCAAAAAGTTTCCTGCTGTTATCGAAAAGTATGGCGTAGGCGAAGCGATGCGCCGCTGCAAAGAAATCAATTTCAATCAGGTTTCTGGCGGTAGTAAAACGCACGACTTCAAAACTAAGTTCGCGAAAGAAGAATGGCACGATGCCTTTAATATCTGCGTGAACAAAGATAGCCTGTCGCAAGATGTAACCAACAATATGCTGCTGGCACTTGGGGAAAGTGTGTATCAACATTTGATTCCTACTAAGCGTAAGATCAAATGGATTCTTCTGCTGAACAAACTGCGCAACGTTCAAAAGTTGGATCAAGATACGTTGGTCGGTTTTCTGGATGACTTCCTGAAAGCTGGTGATGCTAAAGACGTGAAAAATTTGGTGTCGGAAGATCTGCTTCCATTCACCGATATTATTTTGCGTAGCGTTGCACGTCAGCGTGTGATGAGCGTTAAGGAACTGGAGTTGCTCGCACAGAACGACAGTGAAGCGATCACAAAATTCTGGCCTGCTGAACTTGAAGTGAGTGATGCGCGTCCTGACATTGATAAGTCAGCAATGAAAAGTGCCCGTGCATTATTCTCCTATAGTTTCAGCCGATTTGTTCAGGGCGTTGATTTGGGTAAAACTCTGAACAAAGCCGTACGCCTCTCTGTTAAGGAGATTCGCGGGGATGCTGATTGATCAACTGAACCAAAAAGGAGAAGACGTATTTTCTCCTTTTCCTTTTGACGTAAATCTGCCGTTTGCTCGTTGCATGATCGCTGGGATAATTTATATCGGAACTGTGTGCAATATTGACGACGATGTTTTTCTGTTGAATGCACATAGCTACGATTCTGTTCTTAATCGTTACACCGAAATTGGCGAAGCGATTTTGCTCGATCCCTCTGATCAGATTTTGAAAGTGATAAATACGGATCAAGTGACTTTGCTTTATCCGAACCAAACTTTCACAGCCGCAATGATAAACGGCTTACCTGTTTTCTTTTCTACAAGGATACATTAAGTGTTAGTTATTTTCGATGCAGACGATACAGGACTGATTACACATCCTGTCATTCTCAACATTTTGAAACAACGTCACGGTCAAGATCTTCCTGTTGACCAGTATCTGACAAAGGACAATGCAGGCGAAGGTTTTATTGGCCTGATGGAAGATGGCGAGTTTCTCCCGCTGTGTAATATTCGCGAAGGTTTCATTGAGTGCGTTGATGCAGTGATTGCTGCCGGGCATGAAGTTGGAATCGGAACACATCGCGGCTATCATCGAATGGGTATGATTCATACTCGCTCTATCTTTGGTGCGCACTGGAAAAAATTCACACGTAACTTTTTCATTGATCCCTACGTGCATCCGTGCAAGATGAGTTTCATTGAAGAAAGCATTGATGAAGATTTTATCATTGTCGATGATCGGCCCAACTTTAACTCTGAGTACGATCAGGATGATCCTCGCATTATTCTTTTTGATCAGCCGTGGAACAAAAATCTGCCGTTTGTGCGCGTGGATAAGTTCGATGAAAACTTTCTTAAAATTCTTTTTGAAAGAATCGAATTTATCTCTAATTTATAAACTCAAGCCGCAAGGACTTTTGAGAAGAGTTCGTTGTGGCAGAACGAGCCTGCGTTGGTTTCAAGCATGTAACCAAATGACAGTAAGACTCGTTCGGTGTGTATCCCACTATCGCACCTTAAATCGTGGGGGAGTTTTTCCAATAGGGATACCCGACAGCCTTGCGGGGAAACTCCAAAGCGATTTGAAAAGATTGTTTTGGAGTTTCAAATATCCTGATAACTATAAACTGCAACAACATTACCCTGATGGGAACAGACTTCGCAATCTGTTCCCTTTTTTTGTCCAAAATCTGTAAATAGTCGGTATACGCTTTCTATCTCTACTGGAAAATATATCATGGCTAAAGTTTCAAAACGCACCATTGGCGACGACGATACCAAAAAGAAAAAGAAAAAGAAGGTTGAAGGAAAGAGCCTGAAAAAGAAAGGTTCGTCTCGCGTGTTTGAACTGGAGACAAGCAACTTCGCAAACAAGTATCGTCCGAAAAGCATTGAAGACTTTATCGGGCAAGAGCACATTCTCAAACAATACTCAGGTTGGTTGAAGACTAAAAACTTCCCCAGCGTTATTCTGATCAGCGGTCATTTGGGATCAGGCAAAACAACGTTTGCGGGAATCATCGGTAAGACGGTGAACTGCGAAACGTTAAACGCGTGTGGTGAGTGTGGTTCGTGTAAAGCGTTTGATGGTGGAATGCACCCGGACATTCTGACTTACGATATGGGTAACGACAGCGGTAAAGTTGACGGCGCTCAAAAGATTATTGAAAGCAGTACGCTGTCACCGCTTTATAATCGTCGCGTTTATATTCTGGATGAAGCGCACCTGATGACAACTCAAGCGGAATCTAAATTCCTTATCCCGCTTGAGAATCCGGCACCGCACACTATCTGGATTCTGGTATCAACCGATCCGCAGAAAATCAAAAGCACGATTCTTTCACGCTGCGTTAAGCTGCCAATCAATCCGATTGATCCGGAAGTGATTGCAGGCCGCATTCGTTCTATCGCGAAAGCAGAAAAGATTCTGCCGAAAGATAAAAAGGAACTGAAAGCCGCAGACGAAGCGATCAACACAATCGCAGAATACAGTGGCGGTCAGTTGCGTGGTGCAATCGGTTTATTCCAAACTGTTTACAGCGCGGTCAAAGGCGGCGAAACGTTTAACAATGATCTTGTGCTGGATATGGCGGCATCCGATCCGGACGTTAACTTAGGCGACATGGCTGTAGGCTTCACGCAAAGTTATTTGCAGATGGACTTGATTGAAACCGTACGTTTCATTCGTCAGGCGCAAGACATTCGCGGCCTGCTGCATAAAACTCGTTGGCTGCTGCATTACCTGATGGGTAACATCGCAAAAACAAATAAGTTCCAAACTGCTGAACTTCGCAAGTTCTTAGACGAATCCAAAAAGTCTAAACTTAAAGTGAATCCGGTATCGGTGATTTATTTGCAGAAGGCGTTGTGTGATATTGAACTGGCTATCAACTCAAGCAGCATTCCAGTTGATGTTATGTTTGAAAGCACTGTCACTGCGCTGATGGCAGATATTTTTTCTGGTAAACTTTCGGTAGATTTGAAATAATTCTAATGGGTGGCCTTGTGCTGCCCATTTTGCGTTTTGACGCTAATTTCTTACTACAAGTTTTCATTACTGGAATCCCTGCAAATGCAAATCGTATTTTCCCTTTCAAAGATTTCGGAGGATCTGTACTGGACGCGCTATAGCGGCAGTCTGAACCCTCTTGAAATGAGCAAGATGTGTCGCAAACTTTTTGGCGATGATGTTAACCTTAAAGCCTCGCCTATCGGCACAATCAAAACTCGTACAAGCGAAATGACGTTTGTTCCGTCTGGCGAAGAAGGCGTAATTGCTCTTTATCGCGACGAGGTTGTTAAGTCAGCCAAAGATTTCCAAAACATCATGAAACCAATGCCTGTTAAAACTCCTTTCGGTGCTGGTGATTTTTATCTGGCTATCGAAGGCAAAGGCCGCAGCATTGCGTACCTTGTCTGGCACAAGGAAAAAGATCAGTTGGTTTATTTCCCTGATGTTGATGCGCTGCAAGATTTTTACGAAGCTCTCGGTGTTTCACCGGGCGTCGAAAGAATGAAGTCGTACCCAAGCCGTAGGGTTTACGGTGGATAAGGAGGTGATCCTATCTCTTCTTTACCGCCAAGAAGTAAAACTTAGGCGGTAGGTACGCTGTACCGAAAAATCTATTTTAAAGGCGGGAGCAATCCCGCTTTTCTTTTGAGGTTCCTTATGAAAATTCTAGTCAGCTTGTCGAAAGCGGTTTCGGCTTTCACTCCAAAAGATCAAGCAGCCTTCGACAAGTGGTTTGGAAAATCAGTTGTCAAAGATCCGCAGGGAAATCCTCTCACTGTATTTCACGGTACTCCGGGAGATTTCAACACGTTTGATCGTAAGCGCTTAGGCTTAGGCAACGACGAATATGGCATTGGATTTTATTTCACTGACAGCGCAGAGTTTGCCCGTGCTTATATGGGCGACAGCGGAAGCACAATGCCTGTGTATCTTAAAATTCAAAAGCCGATTATTTTTGAGAAGCAGCCACGCCTTACATACACGCAGGCTTTCAAAATTGCGAATGGTTTAACGCGCCCTCACTTTAATCGCTTTCTTGCTGAAAACTATGATTTGGATTATCAAGGTCTGGCAAGTGCGAAGCGTGAGTATCTGGAAAACTTTGTTGGCATGGATGTTATCGACGCAGGTAACAATCTGTTCCAAGATCTTTATAAAGACGAACCCGAAGCATATCGCTTCCCGGAAGTCTTTGCAGCCGCAACAGGAAGAGACGGCATAATTGCAAAACGTGGTCAACACTTTTTCTACATCGTGTTTAGTCCGACGCAAATCAAATCTGCAATCGGAAACAAGGGAACGTTTAAACCACGTACCGAAAACATTCTGGAGTAACTATGCAAGTTCTCATTAGTCTTAGCAAAATGAAAAGTCCACTTGAAGATCAAAAAGTGATTCTTGAAAATGCAAAGGACAACGTGACGAAGGCGCAGCGTAGTGAAAAGTTGGCGCGTAAAAAATTGCAGGACGCCACTGAGGAACAACGCAACGTTGATGGTGCTCGAAAGGAAGTAAACATTCGCAGTGCCATTCGCCGCCGCGCCAGTGACGTTGAACGCGCCCAACAACAAAAGGTCGGAAGGGCCGGAGTAGTTGATCGTTTGATCGCAGAGTTGGAACGTCTGGACAAGTCAAAAGATACTGACCAGAACAGAAAAGCCAACGAAGAACGACGCACAAGTTTGAGAAAACAAATTTCAGACGCACGAACAGCGATGAAGAAAATCAAACTTCCTAAGTCTACTGTTAAACGCAAGAAACGCCGCCGCTAGGGAAACTTATGAAAAGGTTTGTTTCGCTTTCAAATTCAATGTATCACAATCACGATTACATTGAACTGGTTCAGCTTGATAATCAAATCAAGGAAGAAGAACGAAGCCAAACAGAATGGACGCCGGGAATGATTTTCGCATCGGAAGACGCTCTGAAATATCCTCGACGTTTGCGCGATCTGTTAAAGCGTCATTTGGGTCTGGAGAATGTGACCGGGCCGTTTTTCAGCGACTGCTACTTTGACAACAAAGTTAAAATCACGGAACTTCCGAAATAAATAAGGGCGGCGCTTGCTGCCCTTTTTCACGTCTAAATCTGTAAAATGCTGATATAGGTTTAATATTTAACGTTGGAATTTGTTATGCTGAATCCATGCCCGTGCTTCAAAATTTATCGCTATGTTCAAGACATGAATCCGTACACGCATGAGCCGGAACTTGAGCGCGAAATTGTGAAGGAAGTTTTTGCCGAACCAGAAAAAGAAATCAAAAAGCTGGAAGCAAAATACCCTAACGACGAACTTTGGTTTGAACCTGATCAGGTCTGGATGTAACTATGCCCGGTATTTCGTTAAAGTCTATCTCGTTAAAAAATGTCGTGGTGTATAAAGAGTTAGAACTGAACGATCTGGATAAGCAAGGTTTTGTAACCGTGTCCGGATATAACCACGACAGCCCAAACGTTCGCAACAATAAAAACGGTGTGGGTAAAAGTTTGATGTTTGGCACACTGCCTAATCTTTTCTACGAAGCCGATCCGCTGGCACTGACCAAACGCAGCAAAACAAACATGCTGAAAAAGGAAAGTTCGATTGTGCTGGAGTGGCAGTCGCCTCTCGGTGCGTTGATTCGTATTGAACAGACAGCCAGTAAATATAAAGTTTTCATGAATGGCGAAGACCAGAAGGTTGAGCGTCAGGACGTTGCAAAGACGTGGATCAAAAAACACTTTCCACTTTCGCAGGATGAATTTTATAGCTACTGCTACATTCAAACTCAGATTCCTCATCCGTTCCAGCGCAGCAAACCTTCTGAGCGTTTGAAATATCTGACCGATTTGTTTGGCCTTGACGTTTATGATCGCATTCGTGCAGCAACCAAAATCAAACTGGATGCAGCCAAAGACGCAGAGAAAGAAAGCAAAGGCATTGCCGACATTTACGATGTTACTTCGCGCAAGCAGGACAGTTTAAAAGTCACTGACAAGACGCGCAAGAAAGCACGTAAGCTCGAAAAGAAAAGTGACGCGCTCAAAGAAGAACGCAACGAACTTTATGATCGCTTTGCACAGCTCACTGCTGAACGCAAAGACGTTAAGCGTTACTATGAAATCATGGAAAAGATTTCGGCACTGAAAACGGTAAGCGATAACCCTAAAAAGGAAGTAAAGAAACTTCGCAAGCTGTTGCGCGATCTGGAAGATTTCGAAGAGTACGAAGACGAACTTTCCAAGTACAAGAAACGCCGTGCAGATCTTAAAGAGAAGATCGCAGAGTTGCCTGAGTCAGAAGCCGATCCAAAAGCACTTTCCAAAAAGCACTCCAAGCTGGTAGGGCGCGAGGAAGAAATTGAGGATCTGCTTGAATCGCTGGACGAAGAACTGGAAGCGTACGCAGATTGGAAAGCTGCTGTTAAGAAACTCACCAAAGAGTTGAGCAAACTCAAGAAGCCTAAGAAAACTTCTGACGAACTGGAAGAGGAACTTAACGAAGCAACTAGCGTCGTTCGTGCTTACGAAAAACTTTCTCACAAAGTTGACGGCAAAACTTGTCCTACGTGTGGACAGGATGTTGACCTGAAAAGTTTGAAACGCGCAGCAACCAAAGCACAGGACGAGATCGATTCTATCCGTGCGCAGCAAAAGTATTTCCGCGTTAAGAAAGATTTGAAAGAACTGGAAGGTGACGCACCGAAGAAACCAAAGCACGATAAAGAATCTCTGCAAAAGGAACTGAGTAAAATCAGTAACCAGATTGAATCACTCGAAGATGAGTTTGAGACAATCAAAAAGCGTGACTCTCTCGTTGCCAAACTTGATGCGTTAGAAAAGCCTGAACAGGTTCATCGTCCTAAGATGCCGACTAAAGATATGGACGGCAGAATTGAGAAACTGGAAAAGCTGAATGACTATAACCAAAGTCTGAAAGCATTCACTGCGCCAAGCAAATCGGCAAAAGAAATTGATGAAGAGTATTTCTCGGTCGATAAAAAGATCAAAGCACTCACATCTGAGATTGCCGATATTGAACGTGAAGCGCAGGCTGCTATTTCCAAAGTTCAGGAGTACGATCACTACGAAGGAACGTTAGTTGATCTGCGTACCAAACTTTCTAAGCTGCAACCGCTGATTGATAAGCGTGTGCTTTACGAAACTCTTTATAAAGCGTACAGCGGCACTGAATTAAAACTTCGTGCGATGGAAGGTCGTTTGCAATTGATTCAAGACAAGCTGAATGAGAACAGCCATTTGGTTTATCCGGAACAAATGCACTTCAAACTTTTCACTTGTCCTCAAGGCGTTGGTGCGACGGTAACGCGAGTATCAAGCGATACCACAACCGACATAAGTATTATGAGCGGCGCAGAAACTAACTGCTTCCGTTTGTTGTGGGCGATCAGTATTCTTCCGTTCGTACCAGAATCACGGCGCACAGACTTTATCGTTCTGGATGAGCCTGAATCAAACTGTAGTGATGCGGTGCGCGATCATTTGATCGAACACTTCCTGCCAATTTTGAAAAAGGTTGTGCCAAACGTTTATTGGGTTACTCCGTTGAGTGTCGAAAGTTTTAGTGACAAACAATGGACAGTAGAGAAAACCAAAGGCGTTTCAGTATTGACCAGAAAGGAAATGTAATGGGTAATCTTCGAGTTCATAACGTAATCGACAGCCCGGAAATCTTTGTTGGTTATGAAGTTGTTCCAGATCCGACACTGACTGAAAGCCTGCATGAAACAATCACACGCAATTGGTTAGGCCGCATTGCTGATCGTCTTTTCGATCTACCTAAGCGCCGTATTCGTATTATTCCGTCTAAGGTGGTTTATCTGGCAGCCGGAAAAATCTTTGTGCATCCGGATTATGTAGCGGCTGTTAATTCGGCACTGCAAGATGAGCATATAAGAAGGCGCACAGACTATTCGCACCTTAAACCTCAAACACCAATTGATAGCGTAACTCGCGGGAGAAAATAAATGCCTGTAGTTGCCGTAACTCAACAAAGTCCTGAGCAGGTGATGGGCTGGCTCAAGCAGCAAGATCCAAATGTGCGTGTAACGTTTTGTCCTCAAGGCGTTGCACTTGATCCCGATAAGAAATATCGTGAACACATTTTTATTGTTGGCACCAAAGAGTTTGATCGCAATGCCGTAAGCATTCGTCAAATGCCGCAGCATATCTTTTTCGTGTTTGGTCACAGTACGCTGTTGGCTAAATACGGATTGGAAGTCGATGCAAAAGTTGCAGACATTGAACCTCAGCGATCAAAGCTGGTTCCGGTTGGTAGCTATCTGAAAGATTTAAAACAGAAAGCTATCGAAGGAAGTTTGTTCTACGATCTGATGACTTTCATTTATACGCTGCCAAGCAAAACTCACCAGAAGCCAATCACAGCCACAATTTGTAGATGGATTTATTTTGGATGCCAAACGGAAATCCGCGACGAACTGAAAGACCTCAGCTTAAAAATGAGTAGCAGTAATATGGCTAAGCTAATGTCGATTCTGGAAAAGCCTGTTACTTATCGTCTGCGTGATGCGTTTATCGATCTCAAAGATGGCACCTGCACAACGATGGGCCAGGCGGTGATCAAACATCGTGTTCAGGTTTTCGAACTCGGATACATCAAAGGTAACGTTGAGAAAGTTGCGAACGTTACCGATGAGTTAGTTTCAAATCAGGGGATCTGATGACTCTTGATTTAGAGTTTATTCTTTTGGTGTCTGTTCTATTCACTGTTGTTAGTTGTGAGATTTCAGATTATCGAAAGTGCCCAAGCCTTTCAGTTGCGCTGGTTCAAAGTTTCATTTTGTCTGCGATTTTAAATCTCGTGTTTGTTAGTGCAGATCAGCGTATTTGTTTTTATGTGTGTTCGGCAATAATCTATATTGGCATGGGTTATCTGTATGTGAACATTCAGGACGCTATGACGAAACTTTTTAAAAAGTTTTACGTGCTTGATATTGGTATTTTTCAGGCCGCTACTGCAATGGCAATCTACAAATACGTTTAATCAAAAGGGTGGCATTCGTGCTGCCCTTTTTCTATTCTGATGCTAATTTTCTTCTATCTCAACAAGGGGGATAGATTAAAATGGCAATGAAAGTAAACCTTGCTGAAAGAGCAATCGTAGAAGTTATGGAACGCGAAGGCGGTTCTAAATATACGAATCGTCCGACAGATCGCGGTGGCCCTACTCGTTGGGGAATCACTCAATCTGTTGCGCGTGACTTCGGCTACATGGGTGACATGCAAAACTTATCTCAAGAAACTGCGATTGAAATTTATCGCAAACGTTTCTGGGATTTCTGTAAGTGTGATGAACTGGCGAAATACAGCGAAGAACTTGCTGTGTGGGTTTTCGATTTTGCGGTGAACTCCGGGCCTGCTAACGCAATCGCTCCGCTGCAAGATCTTCTGAACGTGTTGAACAACCGCCAGAAACTTTATCCGGACTTTGCACCTGCACCAAACATCGGGCCAAAAACTCTGAATGCTCTGGCTGCTTATAGCAAAGTGCGTGACGTTAAAATTCTGGCGCGTGTGTACAACGGTCTGCGTCTTGCATTCCTAAAAGACATTGCGAAACGCGATGAGTCGCAAGAAGATAACGTTTATGGCTGGTTCACTCGCGTCGTAAATATTACGGCTCTTGTCGGAGTGAAGTAAATGAAAGTCGAGATCAGTATGCAGGAACAACGCTCTGTTTCCGCATCGAACAGCTACAAAGTAACGTCGCGTGGTATTCTGGTTAATCCGATTGCCGCAACGATGTTCAAACATTTCGCTGACGCTCTGCGCACTGCCGCTAAAGCGCAACGCAACTTCTCTCGCAAAGAAGAAACAGCGAAAAAGAAATTCCGCAGTGCTCGTCCTGAAACGCCAGAACAGAAAGCTGTTTTGAAGCGTAAGAAAGATGCGCTGCAAACAGAACGCGAGAAAGTTAAGCAACTCGGAAACGCTATGACCGATGCTAAACAATCCGCAGGTATTCGCTGGACTGTTGGTTTGTCTGGCAGTACCGTTGTTGCAAAAATCAAAGGGCGCTCTGTGCCTTTCCGTGTTGTATCTCAGAAAGTTTTCGACGCTGCAAAATAAAGGAAAAGTAAATGAAAGTAGAAATCAATCTGGCGGCGTCTGACGTTGTTTCAGAATCCGCAAAACTGCCTAACCACATTGTTCGTCGCGTTAAAGGCAAAGCCCCTCAAGTCTTTTTCCGCAAGAGCGAAAAAGAAGGTCTGACTGCTGCATTCAAAGCAGGCCGCACTGCGTACAAGGCTGCTGAGAAGCTGCATAAAGCCAACAAAAAACTGGACACCAATGTTGCTGCGCAGAAAACAAAACCTTCTGATGTGCGTAAAGCGAAAATCGCTTCTCTTCGCGCTGAGATCAAAACTCTGCGTAAGAGCGTAACTGATTCAATCAGTACCGCACGTAAACATCTGCGCAAGTTTGGCACCACTGTTAGCCTGCCGTTCACTAAAGAAGATCTGCTGAACGAAAGGAAGTTTAACAACACGCCGCCGATGCAGTCTGAACTGAAAGTTAAAGGCGTACGCGGTGACGTTAAGCCTGCACTGATTGCGGATGACAAGTGGGCTGAAACTGTTGGTAAAAAAGCTGCTGCTAAGCCTGCTGCTAAAACCGCTGCTAAAGTTGCGCCTGTTAAGAAAGGACAGAAGCCGGTTGTGAAGCTGCCAACTAAGCTGGATAAGAAACCTGCTAAGAAAAAGAAAGCGCAGACGATTGACGAAATCGAAGATGAAATGGCGCGTGAAGCCTACATCCGTGCAGGCAAAAAGATTCCTAAGCGTTTGCAGGAAGGCGCAGCGAAACCAAAAGGCAAACTGGTTCCGGCATTTGCACCAAAGCAAAAGGTCGCTGCTAAAAAGACTGCCAAAAAGAAATAAAACTTAGGGGCATACGATGAAGACATTTGTTTCAGTATCTGCTGCATTGTCTGATCGCGCCCTGCAAGAAGTTTTAATTCGTGGAAAAACTGATGTGCGTGTTGTGGCTAGTCGCAAGATGAATAACAACACGTATCTGTTTGC